TCTCGGTATGATTGTTTATCAATCATAGCACCATAATCTTTCTTTCTATCAGTACCATAACCCCACATCATAGGTTCGTATGCTGGTCTTGCTGCTGCAAACATTGTATCAATTGCACCGTTAGGAACTACAAAGCTTGCTTCCAAAAATGGATATTGCTTTTTCATTTTAGCAAACATTGCTTGTTGCATATCTTCATCAAATGGTCTTTTCTCTGGATCAGGCTTACTGCCTCTTACCATATAAACTACAACAGGTAAACCGTTTTCTTTATACATTTTTTCAAATACTTTAACATGTCCTAGTGTAAAAGGTTGAAATCTACCAACAAACATATTTACTGGTTTTTTACCCTTTTCTTCATGAGGTACTTTTAAAGCTTCATTAAGTACTGTGGTTTTATTCTTTACTCTTAATCCATAAGGAGAAAGCGAAAAAGTTTTAATTCCTGCTTGATCTTCACTAATATTAAATAAACCTTTATTTCTACTTAACCATCTCTTATGAGCTTTAAGTTCAGAAAGTATTCTCGTCATCTCATCTTCAGTAATATGACCATCGGCAATAGAATCTAAAATAGTACTTCTTACCCTCGCAGCCGTTGATACATTCTTAGCAGGATACGCTTCAGTGTACCTTCTCTTAACAGTTACTCTCTTTTCATTTAAGAAATTATTTAAATCATTTAAATTATCCATACCTTATATATTTACTTTAGTATTCTTATCCCCATATTAGCATTAAAAGGATTGGCTATACTTCCTTTTTGTTCAAATACAAATGTAGCTTTAGAAAATGGAACTGTTTTAAATTGAAACAATCCTTTCTTAACTAAAACATCTAAGTATAATTGTTTAACATCAGTTACTAATTGTGAATACTGTGTTAATTGCTTTGTGAATTTTTCATTAAGTATTTTAGTAGCTTCAACCATTAAAGGATAAAATACTACACCTATTCTATTTCTACCTAATGCAATGTAGCCATCATATGCTGCGTTTAATTTTTTATCGTTCCAAGCCATACCTGACTTTGTCCATAATGTATTTAAGAATTCTTTAAACTTATTTTCATCTAAATGTAATTCATCTAAGAAAGACACTACTGAATCTTGTGTTAATAAATTAGGCTGAAGTTTAGATTCGGCTATTAAATACCAATAACCTGAATTAGCTTTATCTGTAATGTTTACACTGCATAAATTCATTACAGTGTTATAAATACCACTTCTTGCTAGCTTTGTTGGATTAGTCCATACTTTTATTACATAATTATAAAAGTCTTGTTCTTGTATTGTACTAAAATCTAATTTATCGTCTAAGTACATTGAAGATATTCTTTGAATAATAGTATCACCACTAGGAGTACCGCCCCTACCTGCCTTTGATGATATTGCATAGTTATCAAAATAAAAATCTACTAGCTTTTCGTTGGAATTAATTGGATATCTTATACCTTTACCAGTATCTTGTAATAAATTAAATAACATAAAGCCACCTAATATTTCACCGTAATCATTTTGAAAGTTTTGAATTGATAATTGATCTATACCATCAAACAAAGATTCTGTAATTTTATAATTTAAGATTTGTGTTGGTGCATTTGCATATTTTTTAAAATCAGTAAACTTTCCACTATTGCTACTATCCATAACTTCGCGAGTTGATTGTAAAATAAACTCTTTATAATTATCAGGATATTTTAAAGCTTTAATTTTAGGCTCTACTTTAGCATATAGCGCAGCCGCATTATGATATTCAATACCGTTAGGTTTAGCTACACCTAGTCTATCTGGGGTTAAATCCTTTCTACCTATAACTGAAGCCTCTCCAGTCTTTTTAGAAATCTTATATCTATTTGTTATAATAAAGAAATCACTAATTCCATAATCTTGTCCTAACTTATTTTTAACACCTCTTTGTATTATTATTTTATAAGCAGCGTAGTCAGATGAAATAACACCTACTGGTAAACTTTCTATTTTATAAGTATTTGGTTTAATCCCAGCATGCTTAAGTAAAAAATCTTTTATAGATTTTTCTGCTGTTCCGTCGTTAGGTCCAAAGTTAGCTCTAAGTACTTCACCAGTATCTCCCTTTCTTGAAGATACCCCTGTCACATCAGTTGACTTAGAATATTTCTTGTATCCATTTTTCCAAAATTCCTCTATACTTTTTTTAGATATCTTCTTAGCTTCATTTAATATATCTACTTTAGCTAAGTTAATAAATTTATTATAGTTTAATACTTTTTCTTCAACAATCAATTCTTCTAAATCTTTATGATTTATTTCTTCAGTAAGCTTATTATCTAAATAGTCACCAAAAGTTTTAAATTCATTTGATGTTTCTTTATTAATAGTATCACTTACTTTAGAAACCATTTTATTAAAATCTTCTATTACTGATGCTGTCATTACTGCGCCTATTCGATTAGGGTTTCTTTTCTTTCTTAAAGAACCTAACATTATTTTATATAAGTTTTGTAACTTTGGAGATTTTTGTAATATTTCTCTTGTTCTATTATTTTTAATTAAATCTAAATTTAGATTAAATTCTGGCCCTTTTGCAAATTCAGCTTTTTCAATATCTATTTTTTGTAGATCAACTCCTCTTTTTGCAATATAGTCATTAAATAGATTTGACATTAATTCTAAATACCTTTCACTTGGTATTGAAGTTAATAGTTCGCCACCTCTTAATCCTCTTTCTTCTATAAAAGCTAAAATATCTAATAAAAGTATTTCATTAATATCAGCAGGAGCTCTTCTTAGATCTATAGGTTCTTTTTCTTTCATTAAAGCTTCAGTATAAGGATCAATCATTTTAGCAGCAAAGACTTGATTAGTTCCTTGTTTAAAAAACTTAAAGATAATAGAATCAATAGGTTTATTTAAATCATTCTGTAATGTTGTTTGCTTAATCGTTGGATTTAAAGAATCAATTAAATATTTAGCAAATGAACTTGTACCAAATACTTCTAACTGATCTTCTTTTGGAGTTGAAAGAAATTCTCTAATCTTTCTTTTTTGTTCTTCTTTTAAATATCCACTAAATATTGGAATGAGCGGAGTTACTTGAAACGCAGATGCCCAGTCTCTTAATACTCTAGGATCTTCTATAACTTTAGCAATTTTACCTTTTGCATTTCTAATTTGAATATGAGTAAGTATTAAACCATTCTTTGGCATATTATCATATTCAATTGCACCAGGTTGATTATTAACAAAGTATTGAAAACAAAATCTCCAATATTCTGGTAAGTCTTCTAAATTATCTACTGTTTGTGAAAGTATGTATTGAATTGCAGGTTCATAATACATCATTAGTGTTCTATCCACTAAATTAATAGGCTGCTTGTTGCTGCCTTTAAAAAATTTCAATTCATCACCATGTCTTTCAAATGAGAATGATGATCCTGATAATTTTTCAGTCACTAATAGGTAATCTTTAAATAGATCATCTACGAACTGTTGCCCTGCTTCTTTATATATGTTTGTTAACTCTTTCATTATTAGTTTTTAGTTATACCTTTTATATATTAGATTTAAAGAATGTTTAAAACAAAAAAGATGAGTCGTTTAACTCACCTCTAATACACTTATATTATTTTCCTATTATTATTACATATTAATTATGATACATCCATATAATCACCGTGGTCGCATACTATACTCTTTTTTGATACTTCTTTACATATCTTATCCAGATCTCTATCATCATATCTATTTGGTAGCTCTAACTTAACCCCTAATGACTTTAATAATTTATTAGTTTCATCTATAGATATCTTTGATGTCCATTGAACATTTGCAGTTTTTGCTACGTCATATAAATATGTTCCATAAAATCTACCGCCTTGCTCAGTATAAACAAAATTCATACCTTTTATTTTAAATGATTTACCATCTCTATCTTTATAGCTGATAGCTTCATTTACAAATTCATTAAAGTTTTTCATATTATGCTAATTTAGATTTACCATCCCATACCTTTACAATATAATCTTTACCATCTTTTTCTAAATATCTTGGATCTTGTTTAGTAGGCCTCATTAATAAACCATGAGAATTTGCATCTCTACCTAATTTAGTATCCTTTCCTTTTGATTGCCAAGAAGACCCACCAGAAAAATAAGATGAGAACTGCCCACGATTATCTCTATCATTTGGATCTAAGCCCTTAAGAGTTAAAATAAATTTCTGTAAGTCTCCCCATTTAGATTTGCCGTTCTTTTCAGCAAAATCCAAAACTTGTTTTTTAATAGTGTCTAATTTCTTAGATTCATTAAGGGATTCATAAGTGTGTAAGTGTTCCATATTGTTGTTATTTTATTATATATAAATATAATCAATTTTTCGCGATTGTGGCCATACTTCTCTAATTATTTTAAAAAAGTTATTAACAACTAGTTGCCGTATTTAATTATACCCATTAGCTGATTAATTGCAGCAAAGGTACCAGTTAGCTTATAGATCTTACCTTTATATTTAAATACAATACCTTCAGTTGGAAATATTGATTCTATACCACCAATACGACTTAATCTTGCAAGCTCAGCTTCAACCTTTTTAATTTGTTCTACACCACCTGTCTTTTTAATCTTACTTGCTTGAGTTTCAATTTCTTTTCTTAGTCTTTGTGCTTCACCTGATGGATTAGCAGCTAAGAAGTTAGAAGCATTTTTCATAATGATAGAACCTAGCTCTAAAAACAGATCTTCAAATGGTCTAATGTTTTCTTTATACTTTTTAGCAACATCCTCTTTATCAAACTTCTTAACCAGTGCAGCTTCTTTAGGACCAACTTGTTTAGCTAAAGATCTCATGTTTAAACTCTTCTTATCACCGTATGCCCATCTTCTAAGTAAACCTTCTTTAATATCTTGAGTTAATGTTGGAAATTCTTTATCTATTAATTCTCTCCACCACATTTCATGATATCTTGAAACTTCATCACCGTCATTTAATCCGTACCTTTTTTCTAAAGCATTAACTTGATTAATAAACTTTTTCTTATTTGCAGTAAAATCTAAATCTCTTTGTAATTGAATTACTTTAGGTGGTATAATTTTAAATGTTTTACCAATATCAGATTTTACCTTTTGGAGTATACTTGTTATTTCTTTTGCAGGTTTATTATTTGTACCTATGATATTACCTTTACCATCTGTTTCTTTTATTCCATGAAATTGTATAACATCGGTATCATAATGAATAACATTTGGATTCAATGAATAGATTAATTCCATATTCATAAAATCTTTTCCATTCTTAAAATACTTTTCTTGATCTGCTGGTGAAAGCTTTCTTAATAGCTTATCTAAATCTCTAGCAGCAAAAATATAAGTATCTTCTACTAACTTTGATGCATGACCAGTAAACATATCAATAATACCATTAAGATCTAATGGGTTTGCCATTTGACCTTTATTTCTAGCAAATTTTACTTTACCATCTTGAATAGTTACGAATAAGTTTTGCCCATCAGTTTTTTCTGTAGGATCTTCTTCAAAGTTTAATTGGCCTCTAAGTCCAGCATCAACCATTGCTTTGAAATCTCCAAAGGTTAAATCCTTATTATCAAATGGATGCTGCATATGACCAGCAGCACCACCTTCAAACAAAAATGGCTGACTTTTGTCAGTCAGCCATTGTTCAAACAATTTTACATGTTTCATTTAGTTTATGTTTTTGTTATGATCCCATAGTAGACTGTAAAGCTCCAACCATTGCACCGTAATCTCCATCATACTTAGAAATTAAACCATCAGCAGTTTCAGTAGCTTTAGCTTCATCAAAATCAGCACCGAATGCATCTTTTAACATTTTCATTGCATATTCTTTAAACTGATCATCAGAAGTAATATCTGCTTCATTTACTTTACCTAATTTATTGGTAGCAATTTTTCTGAATTTTTCTGCAATAGAATCATCAGCTAATACTTCTTCCTCTTCTTTAACTAGTGGAATTTCAATACCATCTTCAGATACATCGTTTGCAGAATCAGGAATTACTTCAGTAACCTTTTGATCTGGTGTAACTAATTTACCAGACAATGTAGATAAGTTTTTAACTTTACCTTTATCCATTATATCACCAGCAATCCCAGCAGCAGTTTCAGAACCATCACCTTTCATTGCAGGAATAGCTATACCGTCATCACCTGCTACTTCATCAGCAATTTCATCACCTTCAACTTTAGTTATTACTTGACCAACAGTTTCATCTACTGATTCATCTTTATCATCTTCATAATCTTCTTCACCTTTTTTGGTTTTAGACTTATCGCCTTTATTACCACCTAAAGTTACTACATCATATGCTTCATCCTTTTTATCTTCATCTTCGTAATCTTCTTCTCCTTCTTTAGTTTTAGACTTATCGCCTTTATTACCTCCAAGAACTACATCATCAAACTTTTCGTCAGTTTTATCTTCATCTTCAAAGTCTTCTTCATCTTCTTTAGTTTTAGACTTATCTCCTTTGTTTCCACCGAATACAACTTTGTCATAAGCTTCATTTACAAAACTTGCAAAATCCATTATAGTAGATTCATTCTTTTCAGCATCTTCCTCTTCTTCTTTATCAAACTTAGCATCTTTCTTTAAAGCATCAATTTGTTTATCATCAGATTTAACAGCTCCTTTATAATGGTCTGCTTTTTCTTTATCATCTTCAGAATCAACTTTCTTATCTCCTTTATCTTCTAACTCATCACCTTCTTTCTCATCTTCTTTACCTTTAGCTTCAGCACCTTCAGCAAGAGGATCAGCAGAGGCTGCTACAGGAACAGCATAATCTTCTGGCTCTTCATCATCATCATGATAAGAAATGTTTTTATTAATAGTTTCTTCTTTTTCTTTAATGAAATCTTCAAAAGCCATAATTCTTCTTGTAGCTTTAGGAGTTTCTTTTTCTTCAGAAGCAACATCCACGCCATCCTCATCTTTAACTTCATCAGCTTCAGCTGGAACTTCTTTAGTAATTTCTTGATCATCAGAAACTTCTTCACCTTCTTTATCTTCTAAAGATTTAGTAGCACCGATAGTATTAACCTCATCTTCTATTTCTTTAGCCTTTCCAGATAGTTCTTCTATTTCTTCAACATCAGCAACTACTTCTTCATCACTGCCTTTATCTTCGGAATCTTCTAAAGATTTAGCTTTGCCTTTGACTTTCATTTCATCTTCGATATCTTCAGCTCTATCTTCTTCGATTTCATCCTCAGATATATCATTACTTTTTGCAAATGTCTTAGACATTGCTTCGAGTTTTGCAAGAAGATCCTTCTCCTTTTTTAACTCTTCTATACTGTCAAAACCAATCTTTTTGATCAATTCATCAACAGCTTCTTTTGTTACTTTTGCTGACTCTGTGATCGGTTGATCTTTAGCAGACATCGCAGAAAACTTTTTGATTGACTTCATTTTAGTTATTTTATTTTTTTTATATATCCATGTCTTAATGAAAAGATATTCTATATTAGAATCTTATGTTCTGAACTTCGAATGGAAACTTTTCTTCTTTATATATTGTTCGCCGTGCAATACCGTGGCGGTAGATATAATTAACCCAATCATGGTCTTCGGTTTTATATCTAAAATCATCTATAAAATCATAGATTTTTACAACATCCTTTGATACATGCTTTCTTAATCCCCTACCAATACTTTGTCTGATAATTACTTCAGATTTAAAACTTTCGGTAAAAAAGATATTATGTATATTTTTAATTGAAATACCAGTTGAAAAAGTACCATAAGATGCTACAATAATAACATCATCATTCTTTTCCATTCGGCTTTTAAATTCTTCTCTTATATCTACATTAACTGAACCATCCACATAATATACCTTTTTATCTGTTATGTGTCTTAGTTTATTATAGATCTTTTCACCGTATGCTATTTTATGAAATAGTACTAATGAATTTGATGTAGACTTTTTAATTACTTGGCAAACAAAGTCTAATCTCTTTTCGCTTTGGTTTATAAAGTTTTGCTCTAATCCAAATAACCTTTGTCTATCTTGTGGGTTTTTGGATAAAAAAGAAAATGATTCTTTTTGAGCATCGGTTGCATAATCCATGTGGAGTTGCATAACCTTACAGCTAGCTATAAAACCTTCTTGTTGTAATTGACTAGCCTTTACTTGAGTAACCAAAGGTCCCATTGCAGACATTAAGCTTAATCTATTAACAGTTCCTTTTTTAGGAATAGTTCCACTTAAACCAAACCTAAAATCACAATGCCAACATTTATCCATAATTTTTTGTATTGAATTAGCTTTTGCTTTATGAGTTTCATCTACAAAAACAGCATCAAATTGACTGAAGTATTCTTCATCCTTTTTAACTAAGGATTGGTATGTACCTATAACTAAATTAGAACTCTTTCTTATTTTTACCCCTGCATATATTTGCTGAGTCTTTAATGGAACTCCACATTTATTATACTCATCAAAATCACCGGTTGCTTGTAAGACTAGATTTACATTAGGTACAATCATTAAGATTTTTTTCTTATTTAATTTATCCATAAGATAAGCAACCACCATAAATGATATTAAAGTTTTACCGGCTGATGTTGCTAATTCGGCTAAACATCTTCTATACTTTAATATTTTAAATGCTGCATCTATTTGATATTCCCTAGGTTTAAAATCTGGTTGTTTTTTAAAAATTTCAGTAACCCATTCTCTAAATTTATCTTCTTTAATTTCAGTATCAAATATATCAGTTATATTATTTAGAGTAACTGGGAAATCATAATCTTTACATATATCTAAAATTTCTTTCCATAGTCCTGCAGGGATTTTATTTCTTTTTACAAAAGATACATTACCATCCCATACTTTCTTTTTAACTAGTGGGTGAAATCTCCATCCTTCAATTTTTTTAGTCAAACTACTCTTTAGCTGCTCATACTCTAATTCAGTACATGCATCTATAACTAAAAACTTTTTATTTTCGGATAGTGATAATTCCATTAGTATTCTTTATCGTCTAGGTTAATCCTATTTCTTATTGCAAACGCTAAGTTATCACAAGTCTTAATGCATTCTTGATAATAATCCATATGAGATTGCAGCATTTCCATTTGTGCTCTTAAATGAGACAAGTCAGCTTTAATGAAAGCAACTTTTTCACCGCTTGTTAATTTAATATCATACTCTACAGAATACTCTCTATACTTAATTTTATAATACCTATCATATGCAGCTTGCCTTTTATGTTTTGTTGTTTTAAAATCAGTAATCTTATCTAATAAGATTTGTCTATATGATAGCATATTTACTTGACACTCCGATAAATTACGGACTTCTTTTAGTAAACTAATTAAATGACTTATCTTTACTTTCCAATCATTTCTATCTTTTGCTAATCTAACAGCTAATTCTTCATTAGCATCACCAGTAGCGGAATCGTTATACTCCATTAAAATATACCTTTATCATTATTAATCTTTTTAAAACCCTTTACTTTAGGCTGAAACCTCTTTTTTGGAGCTGGTATAGAAAAACTAGTCTTTACTTGGTTTAATTCAGATTTATTAAATGTAGCAAAAAACTTAAGTCTTTTTTTACTTGTTTCTAAATCATCATAAAAGTTATCTTCCTCTTCACTCACGAAATTGCTATAATTTTTAAAACTCATCATATAAAAATAATATCTAACGAGTTATTTGTAAAATATTTATCTAAGTCACTCAAACACCCAGATCGATTAGTATACTCCCATTTTACTAAATCATTTAAATCTTTTACTTTTCTTGATGGAATATCAAAGTCTTTTAAAAACTTATCCCACATAAATACAGTTTGGCCACCTTTTAATTTTTCAATCATTCTAGTTTTACCTTCCATATCATTATCAAAGAAATATCTTGCTGTAGGTATTTCATTAAATTCTATTATTTGTTTTTTAACACCAGTTAATCCTATTGTGTTATTCATAAACATAGCATCTATAGGACCTTCAAATATAGAAAAGTCTCTTGACATATCAACAGTTAAGATACCAAACAACATTGATATTTTGTTTAGGTTATCTAGCTCTTCTTCAGCAACCTTTATTGGTAATTTTAATCTATCATATATTCTTTCTATGTTCCATGTTTTATATTTAGGACCACCACTCCCACCTAAGTCTCTGGTTTGGAATCCTATTATTTTACCTTCGGGTGTTAAATTAAAAACATATAATTCTCTACGTCTTGGATCAAAACCAAATCGTTCAGTTTTATGATGTAATAATCTACTTTTTAAATATGGATATGCTTGATATGTTAAAGTATTAATTGGGTATACATTAAAGCCTAATGCTAATTCATCAAAAGTTAATGCTAGTTCTTTGGCTTTATCAAAAAGATAAAAATCTAAACTTTCACCTAATGAGAAATGTTTACGGTTTTCTTTAATATAATTAATTACATCAACTCTATCATCACCCTCAAAGTTTTGGTTATGCTCAGCCAAGAAAACATCTAATGATGCATGAGCTGAACAATTATAACAATGAAAATATAAATCATTCCAATATAAGTTACCTCTCTTCTTTCTAAGATTATCAGTTGAATCTCCACAATAAGGACACGCAAAGTTTAACCTACCCTTACTCTCCAGTATTCTTCTTTTCTCTGTATGAGTATGGTTAGTATGAAGAACTCGGACCACCTTATCAATGATCCGAGCTTTCATTTCAGAAGATATTATTACTTCCGTTGCCATACTTATTAAAGATCTAAACCATTAATGAAATCATCAAAGTCATCAGCCTTTTCTTCACCTTTTGCAGGTTCAGCCTTTGGAGTTGCCTTTGTTTCAGTTGTTACTTTAGTTGCAGCAGCTTCAGTAACTTGAGTATTTACTGGTGCTGGTTTTGATCTTGTGATATTTTGTATTGAATCGCCTGGAGAATGGAATTGAGATAATACATTCATTACCTTTCCTCTTACTACATCGTCCCATGCTTTATAACCCCATGTTGTTAAATCTGGAGCATCCTTTAGTAAATCCAATATTGATTTACGGCTTGCATCATCGTTAGATACTGCTTCACCATTAATTGTCATTGGAGATTTATTTCCGTGGAATTTACTTGAATCATAATTAGGAAAGCCACCTTTCTTTGAAATTACCAATTCAAAATTCTTTCCTTCAAATGGATCAAATACTTGAGTAGGTTCATCAAATTGAGGATTGAGTTCTTCATCAATTTTAGTTTTGATTTTATAACCAAACTTCATGATTTTAACTTGTCCTTCTAAATCCCTATTCTGAGGATCTTTCATGATTTGTACCAATGCATAAAATACTTCTCTACGCTTTAAACCTTCTGACATCTTTTTGTCTACAGCAGATTCAGAGTTTCTTAGTTTGAAAAACATATCCTGTATAGGATCTTTTTCTCCAACTGTTGATGGTGAATCAGCGAAAAAGCCGTTCCCTTCTCTGTCTTCTAACCAGTAGACATACTTTCTTTCAAATGGTTTTCTTGGGTTTTTAGCATTAGGTAGAAACCTAATTAAAGAACGGTAAGTTCCGTCCTGTCCTTGATCTGGTTTAGGTGAATAAAGATCACTACCTGCGGTAGATGGTCTTTCACCAGTGTCTAAATCTTTTACACTTACGTTAAAAATGTCGAATTCATTTGCCATGTTAATTGCCTTTTTTTGTTTTTGTTATTATTATTATTAATTTATGATAACAAGCCTTCGTGCCTAAACTTCTTTTTTATTGCCTATTTACTTCGCCTTGTTATCGCCTTTTAAAAAGTACCAATACTTTATTGATTCCTTTGTTTATTATATATTCACTAAGTCAGTTTGTTTCAGACTATTTTTATATTTTTATCTATTATTGCAGTTATATCATTTTCTCTTAGACTAAATATAGTTTCTCCATCATATTTAATTTCTGTACCAGCTAAATCATGAAAAAGAACCTTTTCTCCAATTATAAATTCTTTATCTTTAACACCACTACCAACACCGATGATTGTTCCGGAGTATGGAGGTGCATACATGCCATCTTGTTTTAATAAAATTATATTACCTTTTCTATCTGGTTGTACATCTTTTTTTAAAAATATTCTATTTCCTAAAGGTTTTATCATTTTATTTTAATTTTTTTTGAGTAAAGCTGAAACAAACTCCACATGTTGCAATATAATTTTTAACTATTCAGAGTAGGAAAAGTATCTAGTTGTTAGCCTTTAATGCTTTAAGTATAAAGTAGGCATCAACTATGTCATCAATAGGTTTAGGAATTTTAATGCTGAAGTCTTTTCCTTGGCACCATTTCCAAAGTTTAGTCATTCTTAAGTTCTTATCATTAAGGACATCATCTTGAAATGCTTTAGCCATATAATGTTTGTTTGCATTTCCTTTACCAGCTAATTTTTTAACATGAGATGGTTGAAAGACAGATAAATTTTCAATAGTGTACTTATCTATTAGTTCCTTTCTTAAAAATGTATTATACTGAATTATATCTATAAATGAATTACCTTTAGAGCCATATGAAAATCCTTCTAATGCAACAGAAACTTCATCTCCTTCAAATAGTGTAGAAAATATATTAACCATAAGAGAACTTATATTTCCAGCATCTTGTAGCTTTTGTCTCTCTCTAGGTAAAAATTCTTTACTAGTTACATCTCTATTGTAAGGAAATCCTAATAAAGCAGAGTCGTCCATTAATTCTTTATGCACACCAAATGATTTAGGTATTTTTCTACCTTCTTCATCCCATATACGATTTCCGTAATTAAAAAAAGTTATAAAGTGATATTTGCCATTGTCCGTTTCAACACAGGCACCAGGGCTATTTAATGAAAAGTCAATTCCTATATGAATCATTCTAATTATATTCTCTTGCCGATAACAGCACCTAGTGCAGCACCTACAAGACGTGAGGTTAATAAATCATAAAGAACACCTTTAGTAACACCTAATACTTTAGCAACAGCCTTACCTATAGTTTTTCCTAAAGCAAAACCAGTTAAACCACCAAAAATACTTCCTAGTAAACCTTCATTGATTATTTCTTCAACACAGTCTTCTAGATTTTTACCTTCTTTCTGAGCTTCAAGAATTCTTTCTACTGCAAAATCTATTGCAGCATCTTGTTCTTCTGTTAATTCATGAGATTCATTTAATATACTTTGTATATCAATTAATGAGGCATTATTTTCAGTAAGATAATCTTTAAAGGTTTTCATTTGAGTTCTTTATTTGTTTATATATTAGGCTATGTTAACCACAACATCTAAGACATTATAACTAAATTCAATATCAAAAGTTTGAAATTCAATAGTATTACTTGAAAAATTTAAATCTAATGCGCCTATATTAGAAATAAACATATCCTTTAACTGAACGGTAACAAATACAGTACCGTCAGCATCCAACATTTGCACACCAACACCCTCAGGCAAATAAGGATGCTTGCCACTTAGCTTATAATAATAATCAAACATTTCAATGGCCATCCAATAATTAACATAACCATCAAAGGCTTGCATAGTAACAGTCATTGATTTATCAAATAATTGCTGCTTTGGTATGCTTGATCTAAATGCACGAGTATTACCAGGATAGTCTGTCTGTGTTACAGGATCAAAAGAAGGCCCTGGTAAATTTAATGATTGTATTCCATAATTCCAATAATCAATAGGTTCTTTAATTAACCCACCAGGTATCCTGTTAAGAAATGGTTTATATTTCTCGATAATTGGCTTAGGAATAAAGTTCCTTGGAAAATCAAACTTGAATTGATTATTTCTTGCACTTAATATCATAGGTTATATTATTTTATCTTCTTCCACGTCTAATCCTTTTAAGTATGTCAAATCTATCTCGTAGACGCTCTACATTTTCTGTTACTTGGTTTCTCCCAACTGTATAATTTTGTAAATTCTTAGCTGCATTTTTATAAAAGGCAACTTTTTTACTTCTAGTTTTAGATTGTCTTGCGGCTGCAACAAGAGCTCTTGTTTGCTGTTTGTTTAATTTTTGTAATTCTGCATATTTTTGTGCTGCTTTAGCACGGCGATTTATTGATTCTATTTTTGAAGACTTTAAATCTCTAGATAACTCAGCCAATTCATTCGTTAATTCATCATTACTGTTTTGTAATCTTATAATAGTTGCATTATCTTCTGACTCTGATGTTATCAACTCTGCATTATCAACCTTAAGAGATTCATTCTCTGCTTTTAATCTAGCAAGTTCTATACTATATTCTATTCTAGTTTCTTCAATTTGAGAAGTTAGTGTTGCTCTATTTGCATCGTCTACAGCCAACCAAATTCCTTGGTATAATACCGATTCGTCTGAAGTAGAGCCATCAGCAGGATCAACCATTTTAGTAGAGACATAAAAATTATTATTATCCAACGCTAATATCTTTTTACTATCTGATCTTGTAATTCTAAATAACACTTGTCCTTGTGCCAAATCTACCTCGTCAACTTGTGTATGATTCAATATATCAATATCATCACTGCTGCCGATAAAGTTTAAATAAAGACTTCCTACATTACTTAAGTCAATTGGAGTATCTTCATTATCTACTTCATCATATAATGTAAAAAGATAATAATCATCAAACGGTGATATTCTAATCATACCATCACCTTGTGGTAGTGGTTGTTCATTAACAGAAAGATTAACAAATCTTTGGTAATATTCTTTTTCAGTTTTTGTTAAAGATATATTAGTCCTTACACCACCAACAACCTGAGGAGTACTTGCCTTTATTTGTATTTTTTCTGCTTCCGATAATTTATTTTTCGTTGCGGCCATTAGTTTCTGTTATTGTTTGTATTTTAGCTGGAGAAATTGCAGCTTTTACTTTTATTCTATCTCTAAATGTTGTTACATAACTAGTCTTAACAACTAATTTCTCTGTTATTTGTTCAGATGTATTATTAGTATTATCTTCACTAGATCCACCAGTCCCAACTACTATTTGTTTTCCTGTATCATTATTAATTTGATTATATACATTGGCAACAGTTGGTACTACACCTAAATTAATCTGAATCATTTGTCTTCCATATTTTTGAGCATCAAATGATGTTAGTTTAGCATTTTTAATAATCTGTGTAGCATCAGCTTTATTATATAATCTTAATACATAATTAATAGAAAAAGAAACTGCGCTATTACCATTTTTAATAATAGGCCTAAATAAAACTGGTTCGTCAAAGTCAGTGTCTTGTGTTATAACCTGAAAGCTTGTTTGTGTAAATACCTGCCCTATTTGTTCTGTAACACTAATTTCATGAAATACTACATACTGACCACCTGAAGAATTTAACTGAGCAATAAAATTACTAAAGCTAGATCCTGTTACTTGGCCAGACAATTCAAAATAATCACCATTATCTGATTGGATTACTTGTGCATATAAGTTGTCATAAATATCTCTATTTAAAATAGATACCGAATTAATTTCCTGCATCTCATAAAAACTATATGCATTTTCTACAATAGTTTGGAATATACCAGTAGCTCTTAGTGTAATAGGAGGTGTACTAAGAAACCCTTGGCTATCTGTTAACTTATAAGCTACTCCATTAGAATCAGAAGCAGTAAATAAATTATTCATATAATATAAAGATGGAACTCTCCATTCAATAAAAGTAGCATATAATCTATCTGCAATTAATAATGGGTCAGGATTAAATGTTGGCGTATCAGTTTTTAAGAAATTGATTGACGAAAGATTTAACATAACACTATCTCTTCTTGGTGCTAATGCTTCAAATACAATACCATCAAATCCTTCAAAATTAAAGCCTGCTATAAAATGCACTCTAATCTTATCATATGCAACATCAAGCTGTGGGCTAAATGTTTGTAAAAGATTAGCTGAATCTGTTAATGCTGGACTGTAATCATTATAAGGAACGCCTATATCTGTATCTAAAGAAACATACTGTGTTCTAAGAGCATTATTAGATACTGCAGAGATATCTCTATAATTACCCATAGTTGCAGAAACACTATCCGTATTAAAGAAATAAGTTCCTTTAGTATTAGTGTCTCGCATTAACTCTATAGGATAAGTAGCAGTATTAAACGTAGTCGGTGTTGACTGACTAGTGTACACATACTCTATAAGTATTTGCTCAGATATTGATATAAACCTTGATGATTCCATTCTATTCTATTTATTTACCATTGCAAAAGCTTTGGGTTCCAAGAAATTCCTAATCCGATATAAGGCCCAAAATTACCATCTCCAGTAATTCCCATTCCCATATTAATACCGAAACCAAAAGGTTTTCTATTTTTCATTTGTATACTTTTAAACGCAGGACTATTTTGATCAATCATAATGCCTTGTGTATTATTAAATGTTGTACCAGGATAATCCGAAGTTAATTTAATAAAAACTTCCTTTGTATTAAGATCTTGTGATAGTGTAGCATCTAACCATATATTTTGTTTTAATCCTATTATTGCTGAACCGAACATTAAACTATCTGTAAAGGTGTAAGGCAAAGATACATCAATTAATCTTGAGCTCTTTTCCCATTCACTCTTTGAATCAAAACTTAGTACTGAACTAAATTCAATACCATCTTGTTTAACTACAGTGTCTCTTGTTATAACTGGGACTTCAATTATTCTTTCTTCAATTATTGTTTTATATTTAACAATAGTTATAGGTGGTCTATCTTTTTCATATTCTAAACTATCTCTTAATTCTTCTAATGATAAATTTAAACCTTTAATTTCCCCAACTGATTCTCCATTCTCATTTACATAATTAAGAATAGTATCATTAGCTGCAGAAAGATTATTTTGAAATCTAGTAACCTCACCTTTAGCCTGTTCAGTTTCATTACATTGTCTAAGTAATAAAAAAAGCAATATTCCAATCCCCCCTAATAAAAACATTCTAGTGTTCTTTGGGTCTGTTAGAATACCAAGAATATTTTTAATAATTAAAATCATTTTATATACTTCATTAACTTATTAGGTGTTACTTCAGCAGCACCATATTTTTTTGCAATTTTATCTATAAACTTTTTTTCTTTTAGTTTCATACCATCAACTTCTTCAAAAAGACCATCTCTTTTCTTTGCTAAACTTTGAATACTTTTTTGCATTAAGTCTAAAGAAAGTTGAATTTCTCTATATCTACCTATGTATTCATTAAGTTCTTTTATTTCTTTTTTTGTCATTTATATTAAATTTAGTTCTTTATATTCTACATCAATTAAGTTATAGTTAACAGAATAATATCCGTTAGCCATTTCAGTTACTGCATCAGCCCTTCCTAATTTAATTAAGTCTTGCGCCATTGCCCCAACATATCTTTCAGGTTTACCAATATAACTATATTCATAAATTGGTATACCTGACGGTGATTTTCCAATTACATTATAATTTTCTTTTAATCTAATGTCAGATACTTTATTATGTACCAATGTTTCATTTACATAGAAGTTATTATTACCGCTTACATCAATTAAGTTGTAAACTGTATATAAACCATTTTCTTTTACTACAGATTCTATCTTAGCTTCTGTTTCTCCTATTGTTAATAATGCCATTCCTGGTCTTAAGTCACATGCATCAATAAGACCTATATTTTTACCATCTCTATGATAAAATGGGTGGTGTTCAGTAGTTTCAATTACAGTGCTATTATCAAGCGTTAGCCTAATAATCATACTTACATCTTCTGTAATATTTAATTTACCTACAGTACCAACTTCTGCTGTTTTGGTAGATTCATTCCATGTTATAACTTCTTCACCTGATAAAATATCTTCAATATTTTTTATATCTCCATTCGCTAAAGAAATTTCGGTCCCGGCTACAAAACAAGATGCATTATTATCATAACCACTAATTGCTACTGAATTATTTGCAGCAAGAAAAGCCCCTTCAGATGTAACTGCCCAACCATGTTGTGTTTTTGTGGTCATAGTATTTTGGCTTTGAACTTGTGCGTTAACAATTTGGCCTACTTGTGTTATAATCTGACCATCCCATATCATGTCTAATAGTTTAAATCGCCCAATACCGTCATCAGAATCATTTTGAGTGGTGGAGACCAGATAGGATGCATAACCATTATGTGTTTGACCATTTCCAGAACTACTATTTGTAGAACCCCACCAACTAGTATAACTGGCAGATGATGGTGATGCAATTCTAAATTGTGGTACTCTTAATAAAACTGAACCATAATTTCGTACTGTAATAGTACCACCTCCACCAGCCTTTGAGCCTTCTGCATACGTGAGTGGCTGTACATACACTTTTACCGTTATTCTTTGGCCAGGGTATGCACCAATAGGAAAATTAACTTTATAGTCGTAAGCTACATTGATTGTATTAAAAGTAGCACCTGCATCAGTATAACCTAAACCTACCCCATAGTTAAGAGATATAAATGGAACATTTAAATCTGCTGTTGTTGGCACCCCTAGAGAAGATACTCCGTTTGGTGAAGCTTGTTGTGGTGTTAGAACTTGTCTTGTATTCCAACCGTAATTTATAGGGGCAGAGGCTGTAGAGCTTATTGAACGATTTGCAGCTGGTGCAGAGTTAATAGAACTATTTAAATCATTTGCTCTTTTTAATACCCACGGTGCTGCAAATGAAATTTTATTTGCACTTGCATTAAAATAATCTTTTGTATTAGCTTGATCTCTTACTCCAAACCCTAGTGAATTATCAAATAGCTCATAGCCTGCAGTAACAGGGGATACTGGTCCTTCGCTCCCTAAGTTAATTGCTAGTAAACCAGCGTCAACACCTGAAGTTGATTGTGGTCCACCTGTCCATGCTTGTAAAAATATACCAGGTGCATAATCTGTAACACCTGCTGTTCCTGTCAATTCAAATATAGCATTAGCAGTATTTACTACTGTTTCAGGATTTTTATATATAAGTGTATTATGGCTTAATGAAGGATAAGTAATACCACTTAAACCCGTTGGTGAAATTGTTTGCTTTCCTACAAATCTAGTAAACGGTGTTGGTGTATCACTAGGTGGTGTAAGTCGTGTATAATCAATAACTATACTTGGTGCTTCTAATGAAGTTTGTATTGTCTTCTTTAATACTATTAAACTATTTCCTTGTATTCTAATATCTCCTCCCGCAGTAGCTGAGCCAGCAGTAGACGCATTTTCAATAAGAATGTCAGCTGTTGCTGTCCCGGCTGAACTATTCTGTTTAAGTTGTATTGTTCCATCATTAGTTTGTGCAGTTATTCCACCTGCACCTGATAGTAGATTAATTCTGCCTACTGGATTACTTCCATTTGTAGTTTCTAAATCTATTGTTCCTCCTGAGAATAGCTTAATATTATTGTTAGCCGATGATACTAGGCCTATGTTCCCTGTTTGTATTTGAAAATCGCCTACTCTAGCATTTTGGTTTGTTACTGTAGTAAAGCCTGTACCCATTTGCATAATTGCAGATGCAGCTGTACCTGAAGTTGTAACACTGAATTGATTTCCACCTGGGCTTGATCCTGTCCCAACACTAATATCAAAGTTTGAATTTTCACCTGATAAATCCAAGGTACTTCTATCTCCAGTTTGGAATGTGATTGCCTTTCCGGCAGTAAATAACTGAGATCTTTCTGGTATATCAAGCTCAAAACCAATCAAGTCATTTATTGAAGAAGGAGTGGTAGAAGCCTTAGGTACACTTAAAATTAATCTGTCATCTACGCCAATTTTAATATTTGATAACCCTCCTAGATCTGTTTGATAAAACTTATCACCTAAATTTGCATAACCGCCATGAAACACTATTGCCTTTGCAGTAGAATCTTTTTGATGTATTAATAGTGAAGCTGCGCTGGAAATTAATTGGGTAGCAACTGAATCAGGAATAACATAAGCATTAGTTAAAGGTATGCCTGTCAATTGAGTTGTTGTTGTTACTGCCCCACCAATCATAACAGAAGCAATACCTTCATTACCACCAGCACCAGTTGTAGCACCTGCTCCTAATCCAATAGTACCATTATAAATAGCAGTTTGTAAACCAATAGTTGGCGAACCAAAAGTATCTCCCATTCCACCACCTGGCCCCTGTGGACCCATAGGCCCTTGTAAATTTATTGTAGTAATTGACCATACTAATCCAGTATATTCCCATACTTGGCCATTAAATTGTAAATAGTAATCACCACTTAACGGTGTTAATGTTGGAAAATTAGCAGTAGGTGTAGTACCTGGTGCAGATGTAGCAGTATCTTCATACCATGTAGTTCCTTTTGGTCCTCTTCCACCTGCAGGACCAACAGGTCCTTGTATACCGGCAGGGCCAGTTGGACCTCCACCATTAAGTAACAATTGATCAAAATTAAAATTTGTTTTATCGACCAGTTGTGAAATAGTATCCGATGCTATTATTTCTTTTATAGTGATTGGCATTTCTTTTCTATTATTTTTTAACTATTGTAACACTGAAACCAAATGATTCAGAGAAACCTGTTCTTTTATTATATATTAGCCTTAAATCAAATGGGTTTGTATTTAAAGTTTTTGATGCTACATTATTATTAATAGTTAAACCATTATTAATTTTTTGTGCATCTGTTAATTCAGCTGTAGTATATGTAGATCCACCTTTTGTCCTGCTAGCTAATGTATATAATTCAACTTTTTCTACTTTATATAATTTTAATATATTTTCTCTTATGTATTGATTAACATCATCATCAAGAGTTTCTAAATTACCCCACCCATACAATTCATTAACATACTTTAAAAATTGTTCTTTAATTGGAGTGAATAGATGTTCCATTAATCTCTTTTGATTAAATAAGTAAAAATTAATTACAGGAGCAGAAGGTTTTTTCTTAATTGATCTAGTGCTTACTACGCCTTCTCGTTGAATTGTTTTTTTATTAATTGTTACAGAAGGTTGATCTAAGTACATAAATGTACCATCTATTAAACTGGGCTGTCTAATTGCGCCTTTAACAAATGGATCTGGTTTAAATGTTTCTAATATAATAGTTTCTGGAACTTTTAAATATTTAGATCCGAAAAATGACTTTCGCTCAAGCATTGATCTTGTTCCAATAATCTTTTGTATTTGAGACTTATCAATACTTTTAATAAAATACGACGGTTCCCAGTTTGATGAGAATGCATAAAAATCTTTATAGTCAATACCTATTTCATTAATTAGAGGATATAAACTAGGGAATGCACTTTCTCTTGATAATTCTAAAACTGTTGATGGATCTTGTTCATTTACTTTATGATAAAAGAAATTTTGTACTTGGCCAAATGTAGGATCTTTACTATAAAATTGTGCATTTTTATATTTACATAATTCCGCTACCTTTATTTTATAATCAGCATCTGGAATAAGTGAAGTACCTGTTCCACCAGTAACATCATTAAAATCTAAATTTTGATAAGGATCTCTAAATGAAAGCAGGGGTAACGCATACGGTGCATAATAACCAGCATGTCTTGCAATAGGTACTAACCTTGGTTTTTTCTGTAAAGATAAATCATACCCAACCACATCAGTTAAGTTAAATGCAGTTGGCTTTGCCGGATCAGGTAATACACCAACATATATAGCTTTAAGTATATCTGCCTGTGCTCTTAGTTCAATACTAAAAGTTTGTGCTAATGAACCGTCATTATTTCTAAGTTGGCTCCCATCAGTTGCAATCGTTTCATATATAACACTTGGGTTACCTTGATTAACCGCATCAAACATTTCTCCAAAGCTAGCTGAATTAAGTCTATCAGTATATTGTAAATAACCACCTTTATTAATTTGGTATGTTGCAGCTCTTAATTCAACATTATTTGGTGAAGATGATGGAATTGATTGCACATTACCATTTTTCGTAAAACCATTAGCCGCTACTCTTAGTGTATTAAAATTTTCAATATTAATAATCCCATTAATTACAAAGATATCAAAACCAATTGTAAATTTAATCTCACCATAAGTTCCATCTTCTAAAATTCTAATATCATTAATCAAGTCAGGTAAAACACCATCTTTATCTGGTTGCCATTTAACAATAATATCACCAGATGGTTCTAAATAAGATTGCGTTAATGCAATTGCACCACTCACTGTAGTATTAGTGTATGGGTTAGGAATGTTTTGTGGTGCACATGTAGCTGGATTGACGGCCCAATTACTATTTAAAGAATATAAACTAGTTCTATCTATAATAGATTTAGTATTATCATTTAAACACTTTACAGCATATTCAATTGAAATAAACATTACTATAGTTTTCCACTTTTCATTTTTTATAAACTTAATTTCAAATGGCGGGCTATCTGGTAAATTAGGAACCATGATAACAGAAAATCTATAATCATTAAAAGAACCATCTCTAACATATGATAATGATCTAGCATTAAAATCAGGTTTTTCTGTACCAATTGATTTAGGCTTTGCTATAATTCTAACACCTCGTAAAAATGCCTCAGCAAAATTATCTTCATTACCACCGCTAAATCTACCATATCTTAGTTGTCTATCTATCTCTACAATATTGCTATTACCAAAATCAAATTTTTGTACAATAAAATATTCATCAAAATAATTTATGTTAACATTTTGAAAAGTACCTGGCACAAATACTTGCCCAGTAAATAAATTAGCTTCTATATTATCGGTAGGTGCCTTAACGCAATAACTCCAAGAGCTTTCAATTGCGTCATTAGTAAAATATTCTGGAAATTCAGATAAGTAATACCACTCATGAGAATAACCACTAGCCTCTTGTATCTTATCCCATTTAGATGGTGCAAAGTTATTTAAACCAAAGGCTTCATTTACATCCAATCTATAAGGATGATTTCTTACATCTTTACCGTCGTTAACCCATCCCCATTTATTAATATAAGGTGCAATTCTAGACGCAGCGGCCTGTGAAGTTAAAAAGTTTTCTTCCAACCTAACATATTCACTTTTAATATATTCATCATTAGGGTTCTGGTCTTCTGCATCATTTAATAAACCGATAAGATTATAAAACCCACCATTATCATAAAAGTTTCTAATCTGTGGATTGCTACTTACTCCAGTATATTGAAGAGGTACTATACCTGGTGTAGTTTGGTTATATTCTTTAAACTCAAAATCTAATTCACCTTCTTCACTATACATAGTACTATAGAAATTAAAATCAAAATCTCTAACTTCAAAAAATGAAAATCTACCAAATGATGGCTTGTAATCTGAATAGAGTGCAACTTGATTAGACCTAGTAACTATTATCTCATCATCATTACATGTTATGATTGCATATTTATCTATATCAGTATATCCTATAATTTCATTAAAACCATTATAAATAGGTTCATCAGTGTATGGAACCCAATCACCAATAACAGCATAACCACCAGTTGTTTGTACAAACTCACCAGGTGTAAATCTATCTTGATCTCCTAATTCAACTTTTAGCAAACTATTCTTAACATCATTCCCACCAACAAAAGTATTAGATGGGCTAACTAGTGTGGTTAATGGGTATGTTTGCAATTGTGAAAACGCTTCTGGGAATTGTATATCCAACAGAAATCCCATTCTATTAAATCTATTACCACTAAATCTTGACTTAACATAAACAGTACTATCATTATAAGAGGCTACAAAAAATCTAACATTTTCATCTATACCATTATTAATAGCAGAAGTTATAGATTGTGCAACTTCTTGTATTGTACCGTTAGGATTAAAGAATCTTTCAAATGATTTCCCAGGTATTGGTGCCAGTGTACTATTAGCAAATATTTTACCTGTGACAGATGAGCCATCATAAAAAGTTATACTAAAGCCATCTTCAATATTATCTAATACCTTTATATACATCTGTGCAACACCTGCGCGATTTATAATACTAGCATTAGCAAAAGTATCAGGATCCTTATAACCTGTAAATAAAGAAACATCAACCTCAGTGTCAAATAATCTTATTTGATTTTTACCCCAAATTGCCCCTTTTTTAATTGTATGAAAATCATCTTCTTTATCCTTAACATAAAAAATAGATTCAACTTCATCTACTCTAGTAGGTGTTGGTAATCCTGTAATAGTTTCTGTTTTTAAAGGATCTAAAAATAATAATATACCTTGTTCATTAGTTATAGTAAAAGGGGTATTAAGATCTTGTGAAACTTCAGTTATTGTAGTTATTTTAGGTAACTGTGTTTTTTCTGTATTTTTATAAAATGCTTCTCCTGATATATCAAACCTACCTTCTTCAATATCATTAACATACATACCAAAATATCTATTAATTGAATAATCTTCAGCAGTAGGATCATCAAATAAGAATTCCATATTTAAAAGATTAGCCAAAAGAATTCCATTATTCTGAAACCCTTGTGTAAATAAATACTCATCTTGAATAATAGTAGAATCTTTACCGATTATATCATTATATGCAAAATTTCCTGTGCTAGTAAACCCTCCACTTTTATAAGATATACCATTCCACAAGATAGGCTCGTCTTTTCTCCATGAAACATTTAGTGGTACTTCTGGAAATGTTTCTTGATTTCTATAATTTCTAATATAAGATCCTAGTGGGGTACTTTCTGTTAAATCAAATGTTTTAATTGCAGTACAATTCTCCAAAACATTTTTGCTAAATTCAGCAGATGTTTGTGCATTTACAGTATTAGCATTCTCAGTTGCAGCTCTAAAATTATTTACTGCTGCTGGGTTATCTAATCTAAAAACTACAAAGTAATTAGGCATTTGATCATTTAACCAAAGAGGCGCTAATGTAGCTAAACTCTGTGAATATGCTTCCGACGCAACTGACCTAGTCCCTGCGCAATAAAACATTTCATATTGATTACCGTATTTAGATAGTACTGCATCATCTTCATATTCTTGGAAGATTTCGTACGCAGCTTCTTTAGGAAATTTTCCAAAATCAAAAAATCTAAAAACATCACGATCATAGGTACTAGAACCATCAACCTTAAATGCTTTAAATTTCTGAGATGCAAGTCTTGTATTAGCACTAAAGGATTCTAAGTAAATATCAGTACCATCCGATACTACTTTAACATTACCTGTTAATTTAGGATTAGTTCTAACTAAACTATACGACGCTTTATCTAGGAGTTTTTCAGCCATTTATCTTTCACTTTTTTTATATATTCACCAAAAGATATTGGTTAAATTATAATACGTTGCCAATGAAAGATTGTCCGCCTCCACTTCCACCTCCACTACTGCCACCATTATTGCTTACGGCAGTTTGTCTTATTGATGGTCTTAGCGCTGATACAACTTTTTCTAAATCATTTAAGCCTTTAGTTACTGTAGCTTTAGGGAATACATCTATACTTAATCTATCAGATCTATATTTAGCAGAAATTTCAATATCAAATTGTATTACCTCAGAGTTATTTGGTAATAAGTCAAATCCTATTCTTTTAGCATATGTTAAATTAACAGTTGATCCTGTACTATCTCCACCAATATTACCTAAACCAGTTCCTGATGTAGCCCCAAAATAATCAGTCATTCTATATTGAAAGACTAGTGGAACGCTAATGGCATTTTGCTGACCGAATGCTATAACTTCTCGAGATTGAATTGAATCTCCATCTACTTGAATATTTAAATGATTATCAGAAGAAACAAACAAATAAGATCCACATGATTGCTTTCCTAAAGTATATTGGTCAAATCCTTCAAATGAAGTTTTTCCATTCCTACTATAACCACCTGTAATATAACCTGCTGCAGATTCATCCCAAAGGTTAGCCAATGCAGGTGATGAGAGTGATGGGCTTGGTTGTAATGTTTGCCCAGTATCAAAATTTGGCTGCAATGCAACTATCGGTGGAACTGCGCCTGCATTTCCACTTGATAAGTCTAATAAATCAGTAACATTTTCATTTAAATATATTCCTTGCTGCTTGCCATACTTTGTATCTGCTGTAATTGGTGCAAATTTAGATTGTCTAAATATTACAGCACCTGTACCATTACCTGCACTAGAACAGTCTAGTGGAAATGTAGGTGTGGTTGATAAAGTATTAGTATCTCCAGTCAAAGAAATGTAAGCATTTCTATATGCAGTATAATTAGTTAAGAAAGGGTGAGCAATTGAAACTGATACTACATCATCATTAGTAGGGTAGCCACTAGTAGTTGTTGCTAAGCCTGCTGCATCAAAACCACCACCCCATATAAATTCGGTAGTTGGTGCTCCTATTGTAGTTGCTGAGTTTGCATTATAAAAATTCTCTAAAGTATCTAAATTAAATGTATATAAATTAGTTGGTGAATCTGGATTTAGATAACTATAAAAATTACCTTCTGCCGATACATCACTAAACCTACTATATATAAATTGATTTTTATTTTGTGTTGATCCAAATGGTGGTGTTGATACCATCTGACCATATTGTGTAGCAGTAGTAACATCAGGATTTGTTAGAATAATAGGAGTTAAATCATATTTCCTAACTGTGTTATAATCTGTATCATCTCCTCTGTATGTTTGTCTATTATCAGATTGATTACTAGCACTATTATCTAACCATGAATATGTTGCTGGTAATATTACAGATCCGTTATCCAAAGCACCAGTATTAGTTGGTGAATAATCACCAGGGTTTTCAGATTGTTTTACCATCCTACTACGACTACCTGTTATTCTTGCCAATAATTGTAATGCAGTTTGTGATGCATTTGCAATATTAATAAAATAAGTTTTGGAAACCACAGCTCCTCTAGGATCATCTAATCCATCAACCTCTTGTGAATAAAAACCAGCAAATACCTTTGTAACTGCATTTCTCCTTAAATTAAATGTATTACCAGTGTCATCAACTAATGTTGTTTGTAATTCACCTTGTGCAGAATTTAATATTTCAGAAAATAAATCTAATTGATTTTGCATTTCTGTCAATTTAGTAAAAAGATCAATAGGTGTTTGATTTTCTGATAAAAACCCTGATGCAATTACTGGTGATGAATGCGCATAATATGTTTCATTTGCAGTAAATGAACTACTTAAGTGAGTAGGTAACCCAATAGATTCTAAATTTTCATTTAATGCAACTGATGCTAAATCTTCTTTATTCTGTGCAAGTATAGATTCTAATGCATTATCAGAGCTTAAGTCTGCTGGAAACTCAACTCTTATAGCAGTACTGAATTCACTTTCTAATGGATTAGATGGCCAACCTGCTTCTGATATAGATTGAACCTCTATTTCTACCTGTTCCCCTTTTCTAATTGGAATATCTAATTGATTGATATTTACAGAATTTGCATTGTCATCATCAAGCGGAGCCCATTCATATAAACCTGTTATACTATTTTTAGTTCTAGGTCTTATTACACTATCTACAATTACATAGTTAGAAAACGCGCCTTGGCTTGTTCCACTACCATCAGTGTATGTAAACTGATCAACTGCATTAGCTGCACCATCAGCGGAAAGATATCTATAACGATATCTAAATTTAATTATATCTTGTACTCCAGTTTCTGGGGCTGATTTTTCCTCAGGCATTGCCCAAAATCCTCTAACCCTATATTTAGGTGTTATACTACTTACTGAGTTATCAGATGCAAATGCATCTATTTCAGTTACTACTGAAGAATACAGTTTTGCTTGTGAAGCTCTTTCGGTAATTAAACCCTGTAAAGCATTCTTATCAGCATCTCTTTCAACTTCTGTTGAATAATTAGTTGTTTGTATTCGTGCTCTACTTTGTGAAATGGCTACATCTAATTCAGATAATGTAGATTGTATAGTATTCTTTTGGTTATTTAAATCCTTAAGCTGTACAATTGAATCTGATTGACTAACTTGTCCATTTATTAATGATACTGTAAAATCATTTGGTGATAGTACTGGAGAATTAGGAATTAAACCTTCTCTACTTGTTGGAATCTTATCTTGTGCAAATGATAATAAATATCTACCAAAATCAACAGCATTCTGTTGATAATAGTCAGCAAGAGTTTGAGCAGTACCTGCAGAATTAATTGTTGTTAAATCATTTGTATAAAAACCACTACCTGGTGACCAATTCACTGCAGGTATTTTTGAATCTGGATCAATTGGTTTAATAAAAGTTACACACCTTTCATTAAAACCAACAGTTACATCTACCTCTAACGAATCACTTAACGCAGATCCTATCTTTAAAACATCTGCACCAATACTAATAGTTCTTGACCCTTCTTGTAATCTTACAATAACAGAATTAGTACTTGTATCAATTTGTGTTACTGTATATCTTGTATCAATAGGTGTAGATACTACTTCTAGGCTATCACCTACTTTAAGCTGCACAGTATCTGCAAAATCAGCTTCTGCATCAGAATAAAATATTTTATTTAATTTATATAATTTTTGTACAATAGTCTGCTCAACACCATTAACTGTTTGTGTTACACTTTCTTCTCCAATTCTTATTACACTAAATTTACCTGAAAATCTTTTATCTCTAGGTGGCAAATCAACAACAGCCTCATCTAATACATAAGAAATATTCTTTTCAACAATTGCTTGTAAAAATGTATTATAATCAATTACAGCATTGCCATTATAATTATTTTCAAAAAAGTTAATTTTGCTTTGGCTATTTGTATCTAAAATATATCTTTGAACAATAGCTCGCTCTGTATCAATAGGTGCTTGCCCTGTGATATTAAATGCTACATATAATAATGGATTAATTAATTCTTCAAAAAACCAATTAGGTTTAACATCGAATTCATTAATAGAATTAAGAGAAGTTAAATCTAAGGCTTCTGTTGGTAATTTAGCTAAAACTAATTTTCTAAATGTACCATCTGCTAATCTTATAGAACTATCACCATCATTAAAATTAGTAAGAGTATTAATGTTTGTATTTAATCTATCAACTGAATTTTTAAGAAATCCAAAACTCGGTATAGTAATCCTAGCATTTGTTCCATCATTATTCTGAATGTTAACAGTTACAGATTCTCTGCTTGATGTAATTGCTTGATTAACTTTCTCAAAGCTCTCCAGTGAATTGTTAAAAAGTCTTAACAGTTCCGGTAGCATTGTTTGTATTGAATTATTTTCAGCCATTATCTAGGTTTCAATTTTATTATTTATTTAACTATATCATATGCAAAAGTTAATACTCCTTGCTCTGTACAAATCAGATCAATAATTGGAATATTGCTTAGGTCAAGATTAGGTATAGTTGCAGCTAATTTACCAAACGAACCTGTATTAAGTCTACTTGGTGCATCAGTATATATTTTTATATCTCGTGATCCTATAAGAAGAACATTATTAAATGTTAACCTTACAGTTTGCCCAGTTCTCCACTGAGTATCAGTATCATCAATATAAATAACTAGGTCTCCTTTTGCAGTATTAATAGTATCTAATCTTAGCATATTTGTATAAGTTGATAAATCAACAAATACTCCTGGGTTTACTACATTTAAATTTAATGGATTTGCAATAGTAACTTGAACATTTCCAGCATCCATAGGTACCATGAAATTGTATGCTTGTACATTATTAGAAATTTGTATTTGATTAGGTGTATTTGTATTTACAGATATACCTGTACCTTGTCTTACAACATCTGTATTATATTGTAAAGTTTGCGAAACATTTCCATTAGCTATAGATTGAATTTCATCTGAGTTTTTAGCAATTAAATCAAGTAATGTAGTACTACTTGCGAATGCTAATGAAGCATTATCGAGTTGCGTTTGTAGACTATTAATCTGAGATTGTAAAAAAGCAGAAGTACTAACAGAATTAAGGGTATTTTCAACAGAAGCTAATCTCAATTCTATATCAGCAAGTTCTAATTGTTGTCTTTGGAATATTTGAGCTGATGCCTGTAATTGAGCTGATGCATCTGAAAATAATCCCATTGAGAATGTATTATAATCATTTACAATTGTATCAATACCTGCAGTACCTGGTGAAGCATCAAATCTTAAATTAATTTTAAATCCATAACTGTTACCGTTTTGTCCAGTTGTAAGATTAGGTTTGTATTTTGGATATCTTTGAATATAACCACCATCAGTTGTAGGTGTTATGTTATCTAAGATTAAAATACCATATAAGTTTGTTTTTGTTTTATTTGAATCACTTAAGTCTACCATATCATAATAAACCAATACAGCATTGAATTCAAATGATTCAGCTAAATCAGTTCCATTAAATTGTGGAATAGTACTTATAGTAGGATCTTGTGCAATTTGTTGATAATCATTAGGATTAAAATCTACTGAGATTCCATCCAATTCAGATCTTACATAAGCAGATCCAACATAACCAGTAGGATTGTTATAATCACCAGGGTATTTTATAATATTAGCGTTAAGAACACTTGTAAAAGATGTAGGCTCTGTAAAATAAGAATCTACTGAAGTAGGTGGTGTTGATTCATCCATCCAATTTGCAACAGGATCAGTATAACCAGCAGGACCTCCACCTTGTAATGGTTGATCATAATCATACCAAGCAAACATATCCAATCCTTGAGGATGAACTGATGATGAGTTCCTTCCCATTATATATTCACTACCAGGGCCTGTACGCGTAATCTTTAATGATGGTTGATAATTCGTATCAGAAATTGAATCAAAGAGGATAGTGGGAGTTCTACCTACTTCTGTTGGTACATTAATATACAATTCAGTATACGCTTCTCCGGCCTTATCTACATTATTTACAATATCAATTTCACCAATATATCTAACTACTCTTCTGTACTGTCGCGTACCTGCAGTTACTTCATCTTCCTCAACAAATCTAGGTGTTGTTATACCACTTGCTTTTTCTAAAACAGTAGCTTCTCTAAATCTCATTGCTCCAGTTTCCTTAAGCCATTTAAAAAATACTCTTTCAGATACAGTTAAATTTGTAGTATTATCATATGTTGCATCACTAATTATAAGTTCTTCTAAATTAAGCGCATAGTTTTGAAGACTTTCAGTAAAATTAACATTAGGATCACCTTTTAAGCCGCCGCTCCATATTGCACCATCAATAGTATCAAACTGCATATAGTTTTGGTATTGACTAAATGTATTTGGATCTAATCTATCCATATCTGGTAGATTAAGAAGCACAAACTTAGAAAAGACTAATTTAAGCTCATCATTATTGAGAGTTCTAGATAAGTCTTTAGCAGAAGAAGAGAACGTATAAAATGTTCCCCCATCTGCCTGCGGAGTTCTGATTAAGGGCGTTGTTGCCATGTATAGTTTTTTTCTTTAATTAATTATGATAATACATATCCTTGTCCACCAACAATATACCAAATAGGAATACCTGATCCATTGTCAATTGCTAAAAGATGTACACTTTCACCTACTGCATTTAAAGTAATAGTATTTGTCGTTCCTGTTGTTACAATATAGTTTAATCCCGCAGGAGAAGCTACATTAACAACACCACTACCTTCGGTACACATAAAGAATATCTCTTGTCCTATACTTCCTTGATACAATGATATATCTAGAGGGGCTGTAATATCTGTATTTCCACACCTATTAATTGTATAAGCAGGTATTGCAGTACTAGTACCGACATCCAATGTCATTGACGATCCTGCTGTAGTATCATTAAGAGGTGTTGGGTTTGTATCATTTCTAAATACTCCACCACCACTCATTGTTAAATTTCCCGTCATTTTGACATTGGTTAAAATATCAAAAGTACTAGCATTAATATCAAGTAGGATAGTGCTTAAACCTACCCTCAATGCCTCGGTTGAAAGGTTATTTAAATTAGTGATTGTACCAGCAGTAGGGGCAAAATATACCTCCATCGCATTAATTTCACTAGCAAGAACATTAAAGTTATCATTAATAACTAACCTCGATCCTGATAAAGAATCGGTTCCTAAAATTTCTGTTACGCTAATTGCCATTTTATTATTTGTTTTAAATTTGTTGAGATTCTTTAATCTCTTTTATATTCAAGATATTTCTACCTTTTTTATATTTATTCCCATTCGTATCAGTAAGTTCTAATGTTATCATATACTTTCCTGGGTCTTTAAAAAGATATGTTAGATACTTGCTTTCAAAATATATATCAGCCACGGATGAGTTAGTAGTATTAGAGATAGTCCACTTAGGAGCATCTTTACCAACAATCTTACATTTATCATAGACAAACATGGCCCATGACATTGGTGGTAATACTTTTCCATCATTAATAAATTTAGCAGTTCCCCATGTAGGATTACTTGTTATACTTTGGCTTGACTTGTAAATTCTACTTAAACAATCTACATTTCCACCAGAAGGATCTATTTCAAATGGTACATAACCAGATGGGGTAGCTGATGTTAAAAATATTGTATTTAATATAGTAGTACTAGGTGTTACTAATAGCTTACTTATATAATCTGTATATAGAGCATGACCTAATGGATTGGTCGATGCAACCAATGATGGTGTATCAGCAGTCCATTCTGGTGATAAAGTTCCACCGCTCACGTAAGTAGTAATAAAATTCCATTCTGCATATATTAATAAGTATAAATACTCTCTCATTAATAGAGCTCTAAATTCGTCTAAGGTTTCTCCAGGTTGTTGTGAATATCCTGATGTATCAAATACACCATTATTAATTGCTTCTGACATTGCAGCATAAGTTGGTCCTGATGGAGAAGTTTGATTAAACACCGTAGGATAAGCACCTGGTAAACCAAATGTAGTTATAGTATGTAGCACATGTTCTAATACTTCTGTAATTTGCGCTTGTGGTGATAGTGAGGTATTTTCCCAAACAAAATCAACATTTGAATTACTGTCCATAGTATTATCCCAACCTGCCATGTCTTCTAAACTTGGGGTATAAGATCCCATTCCAACATAACCTATTCTCTGAATAGTTTTTAATGATTGTAGTTTTTGCAATACGGCAGCTTGTTTATTGTAAATTATACTAGCACCATCAGGATTTAATATCATTTCCACACATCTTGCAACTTTTTCTACAAAATTATCTGTTACTGCAGGTGCACCGCCAATGGCCCCTACTGAAAGTAAGGTCATTCCATTTATTGGTAATGCTTTAGCAAAAGGTGGGTATAGTGTAGTTGCTGCTATCTCCCCTCCAAAATAATCTGTAACATTACCAGTTCCACTTGAACAAACTCTTAAGTTATTTATATCTACAATATCAACGGATTTAAAATCTCCATGTAATCCAAAGTATCTTGATACTGCCTGTACAAACATTGCACTGTTTGATGCATTTAAAACTAAGTTATAAACATATTTGTTAATAATGTTATTAGTGCTTACATTAAGCTCTGCAACTGCCTCAGCTAGAGTATCTGTTGCTGCATCAAAGAAATGAGTTCCTATATTACCTTTAAGATCAACAATCTTTAAATAAGTATCTGGCTTCATTTCACTAAATTGAAAAAATGCAGGAGTATCGCCAGTCGTTGCTGTCATGTCCCACCATAAGTGATAAGAGTTATTCCAAGTACAAAATCTTTTGTTTAAATTTTTCCATTGATATGGTCCACTAAAACTAGCTTTACCACTATCTTGATAATTTAATAGTTGAAAATCCGTAGAAGTTCCAATACCAAAAGTATTTAAGATTGCATTAACTCTATCGAGAGAATCATATAAGCTAGGAGTTTCTTCATCCCAAGTTACTGAAGGTTGTATAGGTAAATCCCATAAAGATCCATAATCCTTCCATGTATATTTACCTTCACTACTCCATGTATATACAAGTTTTCTTGATTGGTACCACCCTGAGTATTCTACTTGTCTTTCATCAACACAAATTGCATCATGCTTTACTGAAGATGATATATTATTATACATATCAAATAATTTCATTTCTACATTATAAGTACCAATATAAGGTAAGGTTATAGGTAAAGTTCCATATTGTCCAATTGTACCTCTTATTTGAAAAAAGTATGCAGGAGATACATCCGATGCATCTTTATATACAGTCCATTCTATTTCTGAAATATTCCCAGATTGTAAACCACTCCATGTAAATAAAGTTTCACCAGGTAATTGAATACCTGTAAATTGACCACCACTTGCAGCATTAGCTAAAGTAGCTGTTGCTCTAAATCTATTTACATCATTTCCGTAAGCTCTAATACATGGACCTATATCATTTGTAACCTGTGACCAATCAAACCATAACCAAGGATCAGTTTGTGCTGTCTTAAACGCTGCTACTTGATTAAAGATAGCTGTAGTAATTGATTGTATTGTATCACCAAAAACTACAGTATAAGTTGCAGAGGTTGCAGATGCAGGATCACTTATAGTGTAAACATCACCAACATTCGCGCCTTGTACATTAAAATCAAAAGTAAAGAAGTCATTTGCATTAGTTAGTTGATCCCATGTACTATTAATATTATCCCATGTTATATTACCAAAACTATCATTAGTTAAAGTAATTAAAGCACCAGTAGGTGTGTTAGGTTGGTCAGGTAAATATTCAGAAGAATAACCATCTTTATCATTAAGTCCTGGTACCTTATTTAAATTAGGCGCGTATCTAGAAAAATATGCAGCATACACTCCAGCTACATCTTTTATTTGCACATTACTACCATCTTGTAATGCACCAAGCACGCTGTTAGGATCTGGGCCAATTGGTGAAGGTGGTAATACTTGTCCTGGTACATAATCTATTATCATGTTTTGTGCAACTGCTGCTGCGCCGCCAGCTCCAGCTAATGGTGCAATATATGCATTACAGAAATTAACAATTGCTTGACCAACAATTCCTGCTTCCTCTAAACAAAAAGAATCAAATTTTCTAAGATCTTCTAAGTATGTACATGCACTAGGCGATATTTTAAAATCAGTATTTATACCAGCTCTAATTGTATTAGTATCATTTCTACTTATAGTATTAGTTACTTCTAATAAACCAAAGTAATCAGCCTCTGCTGTAATTCCTTGGATGCGAGCATTAAGTGGAAGATATTCATTTTCTAATTTTCTCTTTAAACCAAATAGCTTAATTAAAATTTCTTCAATAGTAAAATCTTGCAGCTCTTCTGTTACTGGTAAATCCTCATCAGTAAATTTTCCTGGGACTATTTTATTAATTCTATAAATAAGACTAAATAAACTAGTCTTTCTAAAGTTTTTATTTGGTAATGTTATTTTCTTGTCATCAAATTGAACTGTAGGTGAAAATAAATCTACAGTGCTACTTTGGATATACTTACCAAATTGTGGAGAATTGGCATTTACATTTTTCCAAAATTCTTTAAGCTTTAAATTATTATAACCAAAAAACTTTATAGCATTTATTAATCCTTTATATGAACCTATGTATGGGTATATGTTATGCCCATCCATCATTATTTCTTTTCTCTTAAGATTAACTTCTACATAATCAGGTAAAACTTCCTTAATATTTGTATCTCTAAAAACAGCACTATCAGATGCAATAACATTATAACCCATATTTTGAGTCATAACTCTTAATCTTTCATCTTCTTCTATACTCTCAGCATAAACAGTAAATTCTGCAATAATAGTATTAGTACACTCATCAGTTATAATTAACTTTCTTCTATATGTATTTTCTAACGGGGATGAGAACGCAATGTTTATTTGTAATGCTTCAGAATTAATTTTATTCGTAACAATATATCCTTCACTATTTATTGTTTGATTTGAATCATATTCTAATGGTGCATTTAATTTAGTAATTTTTTCTAACGGAGGTCCATCTTGTTCTTGGACTAATGCAGATTGTGTACCAGTGTTAAACTCTTTATTAAACTGAAAAAGAAATATTTCATTAGGCTGTGTAGTATCCCATGTAAAATCCCAATCACAATTATCACCAGTAACTAACTCATTATACGCATGAGGATACCCATACATAAAAGTATTGCTAGTAGCATTAACCATTTTTTGTAAGATAAATATCTGCCCTACTTCAAATAAGTCAATAGAAACCTGAGGCAAAAAGATATCACCAGACCACTTGTCAGTAGTACTGTCATATGCCATGTTGTAATTCTTCCCGTTCTTATCAAAGAAAAATAAATGTTTCCAATTAGCCACGCTTTATTAATTTATTTTTTGATACCACTTAGGTACTGCAAAGTTATAATAAATTCTTAAGTACTTTACTTTATTAATATAAAATAACATAATAGGACTAAGATAATCATCTAAGAATTCAGCTAAGTGTCTATTTCTAAACATTTGTTTTCCCATCATGTTTCTTAAAAACCCTTTAGAATAATCAAATCCTGTATTTTTTAGTTGCCATCCTTCTTCGTAGGTAGCTCTATACAAGCTAGGAAATCCTGTTCTATCATTTTTAACTGTTGCCATATTATTCTCCTTTTAATGCTTTAAGTGTAGGGCTATTTTGCAATCTACCGGTATTTAATCCAGCTGAATTAGCACCTGTTGCAATTGTAGTACCTCTGCTTCTTTGAACTTTATTATATTTTTCTTGTTGTATTTTATTATAAAGATTATTTGCAATACCTTCTTTATAGAATACATTAAGAGAACCAATTTTATTAGCTTCTGGTATAGGTTCATAGTATGTTCCATTTCTATCTTTCCATCCACCTCTAATAATTGCTATATCATTATTTTCAATAATTACATCTCCAAAACTATCCAAACCTATTTGAGGATCTTCGCCTTCTTTTAAAACTATTTTGGTGTTTTCTATTAATACGCGTTGATCTGTGACAGGATCTGTACCGTACACAGGTACAAAATAAAAACCATTTCTAATAGCTTGTTCGTTTGCTTCTGATATAAAGAATACATTTACAGAATCAATGCCGTCAACATTTTCAATTATTGAAATAATATCTGATCTTGGAATTCTATCTCTTCTATTTACATTTAAAAAATATTGATCTAAGTTTTTTCTTATTTCTATTCTTATAGCATCTTTATCATAATTATCAAACCATCTTATTACAACATTTAATGCATACCTTTTAATAGTAGGATCTACAATTCGAGTTTCAGCAGTAACAACTTGTCTTCCGCTTTTGTTTAATATTTCATAGGTCATCTCTTTTTCCTGTGTAGTCATTGTAAATTCAACCTCAGGTACACTAAAATAATCTAAGTCACTGGTTAATTTTTTCTTTACATCTGGTATTAAGAATAAGTAAATAATATTATCATCATCTAAGTATTCATCATTCTTTGTATTATAAGCATCTATAAAAGACCAAAAGTCATACTTACTTAAATAGTAAATATAATTATTAGGATTTGCTAAAACAAAAGAATTACTTTGGTATGGTGCAATTAATCTGGTAAATGTTGGATCTTCAGAATCAGAACCAAACATTGGATTTCTAGTAATGTTTATAGATAAGATTTCATTTAAATCAGCTTCCTCGCCAGACGAATCAGTTCCAGGAGTTGAAAATTTTATGTCTAATGCCTTACCACCAATATTTCCAGCAACACCTCTAGTCTTTACATAAGTAACTCTAATACGAGAACCTAAAGCAGGAGGTAATCCGAATTGATTATTACCAAAGAATATACTTAAACCACCGTTTACACTAGTTTTTACCATAACAGATTTTTCTCCGTTATTCATATCATATAATGAATCTTCTATTTTCCATAATTCACCATCAACATAAACTTCAACTAAATATTGATCAGTAGGTTCTTTAGTGCTTAAGTTAAAGCTTTGTAAAGGGTTACCTGAACCAGTAAATGACTGTTCATCCTTTTCACCTTGTATTACTTCAACATTAACAAATTGTTTATTAGTTTTATCTAATCTTATAAAATCACTATTAAATCTTAAGTAATAAGTTAATCCATTTTGTCCTACTTCAAAACTGGCACCATTCATAATCTGAACGTAATCACCATTAAGAAGGCTAGATGCACTTGTGTTTAATCGTAATCCAATAATACCTCTTGCAGATATACCTCGCGTAGGGTCATGACCAGTTAATCTAGATAATCCATATATAGACTCAATGTTTCTTGCTCGAGAAATATTCATTTCAGTAGCTACTGCCTCTATATAAAAGAAAATCATTTCACCTAAATTAGAAACTACAGTTAAGACTTGTCCAAACGGTGACGCGGGAGTAAATACCTCTACGGCTTGATCATAAGTACGCTGGAGATATTGAAATGAATCTTCAAATAACTCTGTAGCTTTTAATCTTGTTTTACTAAAAAATGACATTTACTTTATTATTTTAAAAAAGAGCGCCTATGACTCTTTGTTCATTTACAAAAATATCAACCAAACACCCGTCACGATCTTCTGTAGAAAAAAAGCTAACTTTTGTATCTACATCAAAACCTGCAAAGTTTGGTAAACAGTATGCAGTTATTTGACTATTAATATTATTCTGTATAGTATTCTCGTTTAAGACTAATGAAAATATTAATTCATCTAAATTAGCACCTAAACCAGGTGCTCCTAAAACATCGCCTTTGGTTGTAAATAGACAATTTTCTATCTTAATAATTAACTGAGATAATGAATCGCTAACCTCTAAAGTATTGTCGTTATACTTTGGTGCTAATGCATCTCTACTATAAATATCTCTGATCATTGAAGAACACTAATTTTTTATTATATATTCTCTTTTACTTTAATAGCTTTCAGATTATAATTATCCTGTGAAAAAGTAATCAACGCCTTCATCGTTTTTAATTTCTTCAACTACTCTGTCTACTTCTTCTCTACCTTCAGATGAAATCATATCATAGTTAATAGTAATATTACCTGGCAGATTGAATGAAAAGGTTCCTAATATTCTAGATAATTGTATTTTAGCCATTCCCATAACATATCGTTGAAAGGCCTCATCTTCAAATAACGCACAATCAGGAATAGTAGAAAATATTTCAAATATAACTGCATTTCTTGGTAACTGCCCTTGGAATCTAAACTTTTTAGTTAATCTATTAAAAGTATATGATATTTGTGGTAAAAGAACTTGTCTTGCATTATCCATAAATAATGAATTAACTACATAATACATTAAATTTTCACTCCCAATACCAGCACCATAAACATCATCATAAATAAATTTATCAATTGAAAAATCTACATCTCCTGCATTAAAACTAGTACTACCAAAACCACCATCTTCTCCACTAAATCCACCAATTTCAAATACATCATTTACTGAATAAACTCTGGAAGGCATTTGAACTATACCTCTTGGGTTAGCAAGATTTTTTTTATTAGTTATAGTTTCATTAGCTGCACCAGTACCATAAGGAACTCCTTGTTTAAAATCAGCTTTATTTACAGCACCTGCTGGTAAAGCAATATACATTTGCTCTACACTATCTTCGTATATCTTGTAAAAATATTGCTTTGCTCTTTGTATAATATTGTTTAATTCTTTCTTAGGAACAGTAAACGGTATTTGGCATGCAATAGTAAGATCATCATTAATTAATTTTATTAATGCATCTAAGCATGCAGCTTCATCAGGATCATTACAATAAGTATTCTTATTAGCCATCTTATTTTATATTTTTTCTATTTCAATTATTTCGGTATTTTCAAATCTCGCCATTTCTGTAGCTCTACCTTTTCTAAAAATGCCACCTTCCATTTCACCACTGAATATTCCTCTTACGCCAAATACATATGAATCTTTACACATTACATTTTTACTTACATAAGAATCCTCTATTTTAGAATCACTAACATCAGTTGCACCAAAAATATTACTTTCAAATAATGAAGAGTTAATTAATTCAGAACTAAATATATCACAGTTTAAAATGTTACCTTGTACTTTACTATCAACAATATCTATACCTTTTATTTCAAAACATTTCATTAACTCGGCATTCTTAAGTTGCATCCTGCCACTATCAGCATCATAATTAATTAAACCTTCTTTTAATCCAGCTTTAGTTAAAAGTTCAAATATCTTTTCTCTCATTTTAGGATAAAATGTTTCTACTATTTGATCGGCTGTTTTTAGATCTACCATTAAATGTATTTTAGGAAATTTCTTTTTAAATGTTTGATAGTCTTTATATGAGTCTACTACACCACTATGTTTTTCTAAAATAGTTTCTAATACTTTAAGATCTTTTTGGTTATATTTTGGATTTACTAAAGAATCATATAATGACAATACAAAATGTTCTGTCATATTCATAATTGTGTTATACTTCTTTTCATAATCCTTTCCACCTAAATATCTAAATTCTATATAATTTTTAGGTATCTTAGAAAAGTTTACACCATAATATTTTTCAGAAACAAACATATAATTTCTCCATGAAATAGTTGCTGGGGAAGGTTGAGTCATACCACTCAATGGTACAATAAATTTAATAGATTTAGCGTAAACAGAATCTTTTCTATTTGGAAATGCTTCATATACAGCATCTTCATTAAAGTTAAGTACAAATTTACCAATATCTAAAGAAGACACATTTGTAGGTGTACCAAGTTTCTTTCCATCAAATGCAACATTAATATGAATACTGCATCTCTCATTAGTAGATCCATTTTCACGAATCCATTTTAAAGTTTTAGCTATGATAAGTTTTGATTCAACAAATGGCATTGGTCCTGTAACTAATTCAATCATCCCAGTTCCACCAGAGTTGTCAGGCTCTAATTTAAATATTTCATCTGTAGGTGTAAATTCACTATGAGCCTTTTCTTCAATTTTAATTTGCTTATTTAATGCATTAGATAAGTTATATTTTACTTCGTCTAATGCTTCATTTGCAAAGAATTCAAATTCTAATCCAATCTTGGATGAGTATATGGCATTTAGCTGTTCGTTAGTATACATGTAGTTCCTGATTTGTTTATATATTCAAACCAGGAATATGTTATGCTATGTTCATTGTAATCTTACGATCACTAACATTTACACTACCGATTTTTATATTTATAGTATCTCCTTTAGTTAGATCTGCACCTTTTAATTTAGATTTATGTATTAACCCACTAATACCTTTTTCTAATTCAACAAATGCACCGTATGAAGTTATTTTTGTAACCTTACCTTCAGTGATCATCATAGGTTTATATTTTTCATCTACACCATCCCATAAATCAATTTTAGGACCTAGTTGGCTTAATATAATTTTTCTATCAGATATAACTTCCTTAGCCCAGAATTCAATTTCATCACCAGGTTTGATATCTCTATCATCTAATTTCTTTTGGAAATCTTCGCTTAATTCAGCTCTAGGAATTAGTCCAGTTAAACATTCGTCAAACTCAGCAAACACGCCAAATTTAGTAGTACCTGTTACAAAACCAATTCTAGGTTCTTTAATAGTTTCATTTAATTTATCAATAGTAATTGGAATCATTGTTCTTAAATATTCTCTATGAGATACTACAATTGTATCTTTTTCTCTAGAGAATGTAATTGGCATAACCACAATATCTTTACCAACGATAGCCTCAAAATTATGAAGCTTATTTAATCCTGCTAAAGAACCTGGCATAAAGCATTTAATACCTGCAACGTCTACCCAGTATCCACCGTGTATTAATTCTTTAACCTTAGCAGTAAATCCAACTGAAGAATTTCCTATAGCTTCTTTAATTTCTTTTAATTTAACTTCTCTTATTGCATCTGATATAGAAGCAATAACATCACCAGTTTTTTTGTTAGTTTTAATCTTAACATCAATTTCCATACCAACCTCTAATTGTTCTACAATATAATCAGGTTCTTTAGTAAGACTACAGTAAGCAGTGTATTTGGATTCAATATCAACAAGAGCCCTTTCGCCATCCTTAGATATAAAAGAAATATAACCTCTAGTTATATAACCAATATTATCTTCTATTAGTTGAGTTTTTGCAGCTTGTGAATCTGTAATTCCATATAATGATAATGCATCAGCAGCATATGCTTCATTACACATTAACTTTGTACCTTCTGGTACTTGGACTTTTACTTTCTTTGTATCAAATGGATCATCACTTAATTGAATGGTGATTTCTTGTTCGGTCATTTTTTTATTTTTAAGAGTGGTTATTATAGATTATATATTACACCTAGCATATTTAATTGTTATACACAGGCTTATGTAGATTGTTTAAGATTATGTAATAATAGCTGGTGGTGAAGGAGCAGTTGTTGCTCCAACTTGTGCTGATGGTGATCCTGCAGTAGCAACGGCCTGTCCTGGTGGTAAAATTATAAGTTGTGATCTTATGTAAGCATCTATAGCTGGCCCAGCAATACTTGCAAAGGTTGCGGATGCAGTTGAAATAGCCAAAGCCGATTTATCAACACCATCATTAGTACCAGGTTGTGCTGATACAGTAATAAAGTCATACATAGCAGCGGAGAACGCGCTAGTTAATGCAGTGTTTAAAATAGGTGGAATTAATGGCATCTTTTAAAATATTAATTTATAGTTTATATATTAGTCAGTTGTATTCTTTGCACTTAGTGAAGGTGCAGTAACAGACATAGGTGGACTAGTGGGAGCACCTAAATTACCAACATGAGTATGTGCATCAAATATTCCTGCAAAAGTATCTCCTTTAATAACAGCCTCAGCAGCAGCTTCTCCTAATTTGATTCTTGGCGAATTTATATGAGTTTCACCACTAGCTGTAATCGTTGCATTAACACAATTTATGTTAACATCTGCAGAATGAGTAAATGTTATATTTCCATCGTTAAGCATTACAACAGTATCCCCGTTTGCATTTATTATTTCAACTGAATTATCTGGTTTTATATTAACTGTAGTTGGACCTTCTGTTGTTGTATAATCCATCATTAAACCTTTTTCCTCAGTAAAGAAAACTTTAACATGTTCACCTTCTCTTTCATTTGTTACCTCAGAAACGCCATCCTGTAACTCACCAGTTAAACCGAATGCAGTATCATATATTAATACATGTGAATTTTGGTATGATGCTTCTATCTCTCCTTTTGTTTCATCTGAAGGATAAATGTTTTCATGATAAACTGGTTGGTATTGATTTCCATTATCAAATGTAACCCTAACAATAGATCCTAGTTTAGGGATTTCAAATTTGCCACTACCTGTTGCACTACCACCATACATTAATTGATGAGGCCTAGCCCATGGCAATGAAAGTGTAGGAATTACATACGCACTTTCAGGATCTTCAGGATCTACACGATCATTCATTTTTCCATATACTCTAATCTTACATCTCCCTTCAAAGATATCATCTACAGTATCTTCGACAATACCTACCCACTGAGTAGTTCTTAAATCATCTGCATTAAAATTTGTTGGATCTACCTTTGCCATTAATCAAATATGTTTTCAGAATTTAACGCAGAATTATTTGAAGGCCCTGATGGACCAAATACGTTTGACGCGCCTAAGCCACCGAGTGTATTTGTCGATGGATCAAACACTTGTTGATTTCCTGTTAATGAATTACCTGGAGCTACTGCTGGGTCAAATGCAGCATCACCTAAATTAGTTGATATAGATCCACCTGCACCACCTAGTCCTCCTTGTATAGCTGCGCCTAGTGCAGCATTAATTACACCTGGGTTAGTTAGTGCACCTAATATTTGATTTTGCAAACCAAAAACATTCCCTAATACTGCGCTATCAATTAAACCACCTATTCTTGCTTGTGCTGCATCCAAAACTCTACCTGGTGCTGCTTTAAGATTAGCTAATGCAGTATCACCTACAGCAGCAGCTTTATTTGCAACTTCATCTAATTTACTTTTAAGGAAACTTTTTTGCTTATTATCCATACCAGGAGAACTAGAAGTCTGCTGTTTATCTTCTTCCATTGCACTTGCAAATCCAGAATATTGAGATATTAATTCTAATGTACTATAACCAAACTTTAATTCAGTAGTAGCAATTTCACCACCACTGTTTGTAACACCATCAAAAACTTTACCACTAGCAGCAACATCAAACATACACTCAGTAAACTTAAATCTAATCTGAGAAGTATTTTCATTAGTAACTGAGGCAGTATCGGCTCCGGCAGAATTTGTATTACCTGCCTCTGGTACATTACCATAAGTTTTAGCATCTGCACCGCTTGCCGCTACTGTAGCTCTAAATTTTCTTATTTCATGTACATTAATATAAATATCAAACCTGCACAAATTCTTAGGTACAACAAATCTTTTGTATCTCATGTCATACACTGCCATTCTATACATATTAAATAAAGCAGTTATCTTTAAATCTAAAGCTTCTAAACAACCAACAGCAATACCATCTGCTCCGGTACTTCCAGTAAAAGGGTCTATTGCAAAATCAGTAGATTTTTGAAATGCTTCTACTAATCCAGAAATTGTTTGAAAATAATAAGGTCTTGTTCTTTGTATTTCTAACATCCCTTGGCAGAATGATTTTAAATATTGAACTCTGTTTGCTTGGCCAATCTTATTAAGATAACCTATAGCTGAAGGTGTTGATGGGTAATCACTACTGCTACCACCGTCATCTATACCAGGATCTCCTGAGCTTGTACCATTAAATAATGGTGATGATATATCAAACATTAATTCAAAACCTAAATAAGTAGGATCATCTATTGATGTAACTCCATTATTACCACTTCCATAAACACTTTTAGCATCTACAAATTTCTTAGCAAAACCATAAGCAGTTGGAAATGAACCACCACTTAAAGCAGACCCACCAATACCTGCAGCAGTAAAGGGATTCCCTAACTCATTAGCCTGATTATTATTTCCATTAGTTGCCATATTCTTTTGTTTTTATATTTATTTAGGTTGTTGGAGTAAACTCTCGGCGCTGTAATTTTAATTTCATTCTGACAGGTCCTGGTTTTGTTAATATCCATTCTACACCAGCAATAACATAAAACCCTGTTAAGTATTCATTTACAACACCATTTTCTGATGCCGGGTCATTTTCATCATCACCACCTGATCTAGTCTGTGGAGCCTCTTCTCCTTCAATTTGATCTTGCCCTGGAGCTAATAATACATTTTTAATAGGGCTACCATATTCTAATATTTGACAATAAATTCTACTGTATCTTACTAAAGCAGGATTAACTGTATCTAATTCTATAGTCATTCCCATTTTATTAATCTCAGTTATATTTTGATAATTTTGAACTGTTGCATGTGAATATTCCGCATGCACGTTATCTCCTTGTGTACCTAAATATTTATATTTAACTTGGTTATTTCTTGGGCCTTCTACTTCACCGTCTACTAATCTACCTTTAGTAGCAGGAAGCATTCCTGGTGTATCATTAGTTAGAGGATCTACAAATTCACTAACCCATTCTTTAGCCTCTAGGTCCCAATACTGAGTATATCTTTTATAGCCGTTTGCTTTAGTTATTTCTCCACTATTATTTACCATTTGGTGTTTAGAAATATATCTAGCCCCTCCTTGCATCTGAACTAAATTACTTAAGTAATTAGGAAATGATTCTTCCGTTTGGCCATCATTACCATTTGCTCCCATAGTATCACCAGCATTTTGACTAAAATCAAGGCTAGCTTCTATTGCTCCTTCTTGGCTAAACAATCTATTAACATCAACCATAGTTAAATAATAATAAGGATCAATGTATGCAGTAAAAAACGTTTCGTCACTAAGGTAGCTATTTGCAACAATATCTTTAATAAATGATTCTGTTGTATCATTAGGATTAGTCCAAGTCATTACATCTGCTGTCTCTTCAACATTTGATGCATACCCTAATTGTAATCTTTCTGAAATATTTAATAAAGCATCCCAGCTTGTAACTTCTTCTTCATATTCTACCTTTTCAGTAAATAAGTTAGGAACAAACATTTTACCTTCTATTAAGTATTCATTAGCAGCAACACCACCCCCACCACCAACAGGCTTACAGTCATCTATTGTAAAATCAATTCTTATTGGCTTAAATGTTGTTTCATCACCTTGTGACCTAATATTTAATTGTATTAAATCACCATCTTTAGGATAAAACCTTGCTGTAAATAAACCATCTACATCTGAAAACTGAATTCTAATTTCTGGATAAAAAGAATCATTCTGTAATGAAAAGAAATTTAATCTATCCATCTGAACATCATAACCGTTTATTCTAATATCTGGTACAACAGAAGAAAACTTTGAAGGTTTTTCTTTTATAGTTCCATCATCAGAATTTTGGCTATCACTCTCTACATCTAATATTTCCATTGGATCCAATAGAATAGCAGGTTCTATAACTGTTAATATATTTCTTTCAACTGTGCTATTTGACATACCTTATGATTCTGTGTTAGTACTATTTCTAGTTGGTAAATTTGCTCCTAATTTAATTTTGCCACCTTCGAATACTTTAGCAGCTTGTCCTTGCTGTAACATATTAGGTGGTATTGGAGCTTTAACTCCAGTCTTTTTAGTTTTTGCTTTTTGTATTAATCTTTGTATTCTTGATTGATCAATTTCACTTTGTTGTTCAGTGTTAACATACTGAGCTAATGTAGCACTTGGTCTTGATGCTGGATTAGGTCTTTTGTAAACAAGGTTTTCATTTTTTAATTGAGGTATTGCTAAAATGTCACCTTCATTAACACTAAATGGATTAAATATATTATTGATTACACAGATAGCATCTATGTATTGGCCTGTTCCAAAATACTTTTCTGATATTTTATCAATTCGGCCTACCTGATCCTGCGTAACATAATGTAAAGCTTTTACACCTAGCTCTCTTCTATATTTAAATGATGGCGCAGTTAAATCAAAATACTGTTCTCCAGTTTTTTCGATTGACAACTTATTTTTAAGTGTAAGAGATTTAATGTTCATATTTAAATTTTTCTTTTATGAGTCAATTAACATTTGTGTTAAATTACTAACATACTCCCCTGATGTTGCTTGGGCTTGTGGGGATGATGCTGCTGTCCTGTTATTAATATTACTAATCTGTTCATTTGTAAATGATGCGGCAGGTGCTTGGTTAGCAGACGGTTGTAAACTACTAGTTCCTACATCAGGGACAGATCCATAAGTTTCAGTTTCTTTACCTGCTAAATTTAAAACATCCTCAACATTTGCAGCTGATGCATATATTCTACCTTGTCCAGCATTAAACATATTTTCTATATCACCTTTATCTCTTGGCTTACCATGTTTTAAATCTAATTCAAATTTAACTTCCATTGGAAAATCATCGTATCCTAATCCTTGGCCTAGTGTCATTGTTGTATTATCACATATCATATTACCCATCATTACAATTGGATTAAGTGGATTACCTACAGTAACATGCCAATCACCGGTTGGTTCACCGCTAATAAAAGCTTTTGTTGCCTGTGTACCAGTTTGGCCACCAACCTGGCTACCTAAAAAGCCACCAAGCATATTTCCTAATAATGTTTTACCAACATTCTTTAAACCATCAACAATACTGTTTGCATCAAAGTTACCATTAGCATCGCCAAATAAACCTTTCATACCATTCTCTACATCATTTACAACACTCCCCATATAACCAGAAAAATCACCATTCCTTAATTTGTTAACATCTCCAAATTGACTTCCTACATAACCAGCACTACCATAATATCTATGCCCACCTCCAAAGAATTGAGCATTGTTCGTAGTCATAGTTAACATATTACTAATAATATCAATCATAGCTATTTTAGGATTAACATAACTCAACGATTTAAGCTCATATTCAAATTGTAATTTCATATCATTTTGAAACTTTAAACCTCTATCTCTAATCATTGTCTTGTCTACTACATTAATAGGACCTAGTACAAAGTTTGCATAAGTAGTACCTAACCTATCAGCAGTTGAAGTCCCTGCACCATTTTGTGCCCTAAACTTAGCACCTGGTGTTACTCCTTTTGATGCATCAGAAACAGCTCTACCAATTCCACCTATTTTATTATAAAAAGGTTGTTGCGTATATCCACCACCTGCACCGCCAGTATCAACAGCTTCCATTTCAGCTGTTAATTCTTTAAAGTTTAAACCAAATGACATTTTAAGAAGTTCTTCTAAAGTATTACCAGCAGTTTCTCCTAAGTAGGTTATTGCAGTTACACCAGCAACCTGTGTACCATCAACAGAATCTTCGCTATCTTTAGGCCTAATATTATAATTATAAATATTATCTGTGATAGGTGTTGGAAACCTTCTTAATGTAATTAAATGATTAACAGGAATTTTCTTGTAATATTTAGAATATAAAAAATCTGATGGTTTATAACTTATCTTTGGATAATTTTCATCAAAATAATTTATGATCTTTGGTAATGAAACATTTTGTGCGTTTGTTCCACCCATTAAAGGATTATTTGGACTATCAATATAATTAGTTTTTGTATTTTGTGGTAATGATCCATTAAATCCAGTAAAATTAAATAAAGCATACCTATTGGCTAAAGAACTGGCTAATTTTGAATTAGTCATGCCATTAGGGACCGTTGAAGCATCTGGCACAGTACCTTCTCCAGTGTAAAAATTTCTACTATATAATTCACCAACACCTTTAGCAAACCCAATAGCTTCACCGCCAAAAGGTCCTACTAAATTAGGATTAGCTTTAAACGGATTAGGGTACATTGCATCATTAATATTCTCAACTGAATTAGAAAAATCAAAAGCCATAAAGATAGGTTATTTTTATTATATATTTAACCTAGGCTATTAAGATACTTATCTATGTCTAGGTTACTTTTTTCAAATTTATCTGACCAGCTATTTTTATACCTTGCATCAAATTCTTTAGGACTATCTAATGATAGTGGCCCTTTAAAAAAAGGCCGGGTTGATATATCCCTAATTTCTTTTAAGTTTTTAGAAATCATATATAGTTGAACCTTTTCAAATAATTCTGAAAGACCAACCTTTGTTTTAGTACACATTACTGATTCTATGACAACATAAAATCTTTCTCTATCTTTTTCATTTAATCTATTCTCTAATACCTTAGCAGTTTTAAAATCTTCAGCCTTTAGAATCATCTTCCTGGCTCTGTTTTCAAACAAGTGCCTAAAATTCATATCAAAGAAATGTTGTTTTAAAAATTTCATATTATCATAAAACTTAATAATACGAATTTGATATAGCGGATTTACAGGATCCCATTTAGAATCAAGTATAATACCTTTAACAGGTAAAAGAATGTTAGGATTAGTATGAGATGCTAACAAGCAGTATACGTTCTGTCCTTTATTAAATATTCTGTGTGTTTTCATTCAAACTCTATTATGTCATCGAATAGCTCTGCAGTTCCGTTGACAGTAATATCAGGTGAATGATAAATTGTATAAGTAATAGGTTTATCAGAAAGTGATTCTACATATGACTGTATTCCTCCAACTGTTTCTTTATTAAGATTTCCTAAAACATAAAATATTGTTGTAGAAATATTACGACCTATTGCATTTTGTAATTGTCTCATTAAATAAGATGATACTACTGCATCAGATGGTTCATATTGATAAAAGTCGTTTTTTGTAAGTTTGTTAAATATATCCATATAATTTATACACTCAATACTCCTAGGAACTTTTCCTAAGAATGTTTTAACGCGTAATGCATCACTAGAGTATATGAAATTAAATTCTATATGTTCTTCCATTCTTCTAATTCCTTAAGCTCACTCTTAAGTCTTTTTATTTTAAATTCAATATCTTTAACAGTAGGTTCATAGTGAGTTCCCCATTGTGTATTAATATCTAATACTTTTTTATCAAATTTACTACCTAACTCTAAACCAAGATCATCGCATAAATCAAAAAAGAATCTTTTTATATAGCTAAATTGATTCTTATCATTTTCATTTGATTCATAAACATCTGTTGAAGTAAAGTGTTCTTTACCACCACCGTGATTATCATCAATGACTTTTTTAATTACACCATTCCTGGCAGGTTCTAAAACTATCTTAATCATTTACGATTTTCTATTATATAATTTAGATGCTAATTCTTTGATTGTTTTTCTTGCAACTTTTTTATCAGTATGCCATGTAGATTTATCTTTAATCATTATAAGAGAATATGCTTCTCTTAATTTTTCTATTTCTTTATCTGTATATCCTTCTTCTTTCCATCTACTTATATGAATAACCTCAGCAGCTTCTAATGCAGCATAAGTAGATTTTTCAGAAGCATCAACATTAGCAGCATGAATCTCATTACCTTTTTCTCTTGTTTGTTTGCATAATTCGGTCCAATCTTTTAATGATAATTTACTTTTCATTTTTAAGATTCCTTGGTGTTTCATTGCCCTTCTTCTTTGGCTACGATTTGGTATTCTTTGATTTGTAGTCTCGTTCATATGATTGATTTTATTATATATTACTAGTTATAAAGTATGCTATTCGCCTTTGTACTTGCTCTCGATTAATGATTTAATACTATCAAATAAACAATCAGTAATTTCATCTTCATCTAATTGCTCTGAAATAAAGTCATGTAACTTTTCATCAACCTCTTCTTTATCAAATGATGTACTCATTAATTCATAAACGCCTTTTGTTGGAATGTTTATAGGAAATTCTAAAAGAAGTTTTACTTTATTATTTTTCTTTTGCTTATTAAATAAAACTCTAATAGGTGAAATTTGCTTTACAGAAATTGGTGCGTCATTGCTAACTGCTACACTAATTGGTGTGGATAGTAAAGTAGGCGTTGCTTCAGTTTTTATAAATTCTTTAGCAAGCTCTTCATCTAATGGTTGAATAAATTCATCCCTAAGATCTTTAGCCAATCTACGACCGTTGGTAAAATTAATCCATTGATCATCTATATCTTTAATATTAACTACTGTACCAGTATCTTCACCTTTAATCCATTGAAAATATTTACTATCTGTTGCTTCTTCGGTTTTCTCACCAGGTAAAGGTGAATTCACACCTAGTATGTTTTCCTCAGTATTATCCTTTTGCATTATTTGTGTATTTATTATTATACATTAAATATAATAATTGTTTAAGATTACGATGCTGCTCCTTCTTCAACAATTTTCCATGTAAGGCTAAAGTCAAAATCTGCTGGTATAAATGCACCACCTACTTCAGAAAAACCAAAGCCTACAGATATCAGATCTGCACTATTGAATGCTAACATAGTAAATGAATCTGAAATTTGAAAGTTATGGGCAAACGTAGCTCCTGATACTATAGCAGGTGTTTGATCAGTAGATGAGTATTCATTAACTGCTGTTGCTCCCAGTGTAGTAAATGCAGTATTAGGACCTAAGACATTAATTCTTTCCACTATAAAATGGCATGTTCTTTGTACATTTGTAACTGATTTATTTCCATGTAAAGTAATATTTGCAATTAATCTCATGGCTCTAGTATTCGTCCTAGTAACACCCATAGGATTAAATACACCTAATTGGTAGATCGGCCAAGAGGCTCCTGTATTTTCTATCATTAATTCACCAGATCCAGTATAAGTAGCTGGTGAAGATGCAAATGAAGCAACCTTATACCCAAATGCATAACCATTTGTTATTTTAGCTGGGGCATTTCCGCCTCCTGACATAGATGACTGAGCAATAGTACTAAAGCCACCGCTTGCTCCTATATCACCTTGCGCACCTTGTATTCCTGCAGTTGAAGTACATACTCGATGCGGTGTCCCAGTATTACTAATATCATTACCAGAAAGAAAAGTAACATTATATAGATTTCCTGTAACGCCAACTACAGACGAAGCAGTTACAGTATACACAGATGTTACAGTATTTGCAGGCGATTCTGATAGTGTTATTGTACTACCTATTGGTAAACCTGTAGTCGGTTGTATAGCACCACTAGTAAAACCTAAAAATATTCGTTGAATATTTGATGTAAAATCTCCAGATACTACATCTACGGCAACTTCAAAATTTTGAAGTGAACCTGCATTTAATGGATTCCGTGAAATATAATTTGTTGATAATATTTCAACACAACCACCTGCTGCACCTTGTTGTCCTGCTGCACCTTGTTGTCCTGCTGCACCTTGTTGTCCTGCTGCACCTTGTTGTCCTGCTGCACCTTGTTGTCCTGCTGCACCTTGTTGTCCTGCTGCACCTTGCTGTCCCGCTGCACCTTGAGCTCCTGTATCACCTTGTTGTCCTGCTGCACCTTGAGCTCCTGTATCACCTTGAGCTCCTGTATCACCTTGTTGTCCTGCTGCACCTTGTTGTCCTGCTGCACCTTGTTGCCCTGCTGCACCTTGTTGTCCTGCTCCTGTTGCTCCTTGTTGTCCTGCTGCACCTTGAGCACCAGTATCACCTTGCTGTCCTGCTGCACCTTGTTGTCCTGCTCCTGTTGCTCCTTGTTGTCCTGCTGCACCTTGAGCACCATTATTACCTTGAGCACCATTATTACCTTGAGCACCATTATCACCTTGCTGTCCTGCTGCACCTTGTTGTCCTGCTCCTGTTGCTCCTTGTTGTCCTGCTGCACCTTGCGCCCCACTACCACCAGTTGCAGTAATAGTTATTTCATCAGTTGCTTCATCTACACTAAAAGATATACCTGTACCAGGCAATAAATCAATATCACTACTAGCCACACCATCACTTAATTGTAAACTTACGCCACCACCTGTTAAATCAATAGCATTTAAATTATACGCAGATAAACTTGCATTTTCCCATTTACTTGTAGAACTATTATATACTAAGAGTTGATCATCTTGAACATTTGTAATATCAACATCAGTTAAATTTGTTAATCCAATAGAACCAAAGACATCTTCGACATCAACCTCTCCTCTATATAAATGTCCATTTGCAGAATTAATCCATAGAGTTCTATCTGCAACTGTTCCACCACTTACATCATTACATAATGGTCTGTTTGCAAAAGTTGAAGAAGGTAGAACTAATCCACCATCTTTAATATTAACACAACCTACAAAATAACCAGCCCATGTACCATTATCAGCAATTAAATCAGTTAACACTGGTTCGCTATCAGAGCTTGCTTCTGAATCTATAACATTAGAATACAGACCAACTCTCTGTGGATCTGTTCCGCTACCAGTAAATGAAATAATTTGACCAACATTAATTGCTACACCTGTTTTATTATCAAGTGCAATATTAGAACCAATATACTTGGTAGCTATATCACTAGTTGAATCTGTTTGTATTTGGCTTCCTATATAGCGAGTATTTATCTTATCCATCCACTGTAAAATATTAACACCTTCAATATTTGTAGGTGTCTTATAATTCATGTATAAACCGTACCCAACTCTTAAACCTGAAGTAGCACCAAAGTCATGTTCATTATCAAACGAGAATGATGTAGTTGAAGTAGTATTTAAAGTACTTACACCAGTTAATGCATAATCTCCTTCATGTAAAATAGAAATCATATCAACAGCTCCGCCTTGATCAGAATAAGAACTTAATCTATAATTATTAGTAGATTCAAACTTACCTGTATCCACCGCAGTATTTCCAGGAACAACTGTTCCCTCATTAACAAAAGGAATTCTAAAATTAACACTCGCTGCTGTAACCGTATCTGTAGCAATCTGAGGTATGAATAATTCACTATTACTAGATATACTTAAAGCATCTACAGATAAACCTGCTAACCCGGTAGTACCTATATTAATTCCAAATGAATCTTCACTAGATCCACCAAATATACCCGCTGTAGCTTTTATTAAAGCATTTAAAGTATATTGTGTTGCAGCATTTCCATTTGCAGCAGCATTTCTTAATTGTAATTGATGAGTAGCTGCTGTATTTTCAAAATGTATACCTGTACCAGCTTCATTAATCCTATTAAATTGTAATTGCCCAGCCCCACCATTTAAAGAAACAATCCTTCCTGCTGATGCAATACTTCCATCATTACCATAAATATTTACTTGTCCTAATGAGCCTAATGGTATTGGAGTCCATAAACCATTACCAACATTCCATTGTAAAATATCTTGAGGATTAGGAACATTCGGAGATACATCAGATAGCATACCAATTGTTGGTACTCCGCTATTTAATTCAGCAAGATCAACTAACCCTTCATTAAAATTATATTCAATATTTTTTTGTGTACTATTTGTACTTATAGATAATGCATCGCCTGTACCAGTATTGGTTGACTGAAATCCATTAAATTGTAAATTAAGACCAACCTTACCAGCATAAACATCCTGGTGCCCAGTTCCTGTTCCAATATTTTCACCTACATTAACCTCACCTGGATTAGCAGCTAGTGTGTTTACTAACTTTATTGACTTAGAAGTTAAATCATATTGTAGTTGCATTCCTTGCCCTGCAATAAAATTAAAAGTATCATTAGGTGTAGTTGAAGTTATTAAAGCATCATTACCTGCTTGGAATGATGCAGCAGCAGTTGAATTTACATTAATTTTTCCAAAACCTACTGATCCTTGTATATTAATATTACCTGAACCTAATCCACCGATTATATCCCATTGACTAGTATCAAATACACCTTGTGTAGTTCTTGCATTTGCTCTCCACCAAGCTAAGACTTGATCTTCACCTGTAGTAGCAGGATCATCCACGATAACAGGATGATATACAATGTTTCCTATTTCATATATTCTAGTAGTTTCCCATGGGTTAGCTACCATTTTAAAATTAGTATCAACCTCGTTATTGGTGAGCTCTCTTTTTATTTCTGTTCTGAAAAGAATATATTCTTGTAGGTTAAATGACGTTGCCATTGAGTTAAATATTTTTTTATTTATTCTTCTTCTTTATATATTTAGTTTGGGGGGAATTCCTCAATCTTTACATCATTGTATGGAAACTGCGAAGTATCCTTTGGTGAAATAAATGCTTCACGGAAAGATTTAAGATACCATGTGTTTTCAGACCAACCTGGTACTGCATAACAAGGTGAATAAATTCCAGTTACATAAATATATTTTAACTCTGAGTAATACTTTACATAATCAGTAACTGCATTCTTGATTAATTGAATTTGCCTATCTATAAATACTTGTCTTCCGGCTTTTCGTTGTCTATCATATGCAGAACCTGTTTCAAGCTTTAGGTTATTAGTAACATCCATTGCTTTGAATTCGGTTGTAAAATCATAAAGATTACTCGTGGCTAAGAAAAATGAAATAGAAACCAAATCTCCTAAGTTACAATTATTAAGAGGACTATAATTAGTACTGTAGTATACTTCCATCGCAGTAACATCTGCAAAATCAATATATTCATGTTTCACTCTATTGAAAAAATCAACCTTTATACTTGTAGAGGTTATTTTATTTTTTTTCAAAAAGGTAAAAAAGTCTAAAGCTAACTTAAATGTTATTCCTTCTAAAATCAATGGGATCTATTATTTTTTTATATATTCAGTCTTTGATTAGATGGTAGTCATCTGCGAGTAATGATATAGGCCCATTTGTAATATTACATTGTTTAAAAATTTGTAAATGATCTAGGTTACGATAATCATCAATCCAATATACATGTTTAAATCCAGCATTAACTAGAATTTTTGTACACATTTTACATGGAGACAATGTTAAAAGAACAATGTAATTTTCGGGGTCATGTTCTTTAAATTTAGCAATCATATTTACCTCAGCATGAATAAAGCCACTTTCCCCTGGTATTAGACTATCTTCTTCGGTACCTGTTTTTTCATTATCATTTGCACCACTATAAGATCCGTTATAACCAAAGCTTGCAATTTTACTAAAATCCTTTCTTAATGCAATGCACCCTACTTTGGTTGTTGAAGAATTGGAAAGATTTTTTATATTATCTAAAATTTTAGAAAAGGTTTCTATCTTTACTTGAAGTCGTCGAATTTTGGAATCCATTTGCTTTTAATTAGTTTAGCTTTCATTTTAATATTAGGTTCTTTACTTAAAGACTTAGCTAATTTAATATTATCTTCATCATCATCAAAAAATGTAAAATCATTAAATCCCATATCTATGAATTTTTTAAATGCTTCCTTTTTCTTCTCTGATGTAGAACCTTTAAATCCTAATGAAGAATCATTAATAGCAAATATGTATTGTGGGTTTATGTTAATTCCATTATGAGACAAAAATTGTTGAATAAGTTTTGAATCATCTCTTGCTGTTATAATACCAACAGCCTTACCTTTTTGTATAGTTCTTTTTAATATTGAGAAAACCCATTCAATAATTTTACCAGCTTTAAGAATATCCAAACTTTGAAAATCTGAAAAATCCATTTTATCATTTGGTCTAGTCTTAAATGTATTAAATTCTTGTGGAGTAAGATCAGCTGAAAAGCCAGTTTTAGGATTATGAACTTTAATTTTACTACGAGTAACTACAAGAGTATCATCCACATCAAATATGGTAATTGCATTTCTTTTATTTGCTTCAAATAGCCTCACTTTAAATTTTCCTTTTATTATTTATCAACAAAGTTGGATTAATTCACTAGATGTACTTAAAAGGTGTCTGTGATTAGCAATCTCTGCCATTGGTATAAACATGTTTTAATACAGGAAACCTTAAACTGAATCCTCCGTTTTGATTTTTAGTTTCCTCAAAGTATTGAATTGTTACAGTCTTACCTATAATATTCTGTGGAAAATCAAAGTACATTTCTCTTTGTTCTTTAGAAAATCCTGATCCTACATTTACTTTACAACCTTTATGTTCAATTGTAATGTTACTTAAACATTCTCTTTCTACTTGTTTACCATTTTCTGTCCATCGGATAAATGCATTGGTAGTTCCTAAGACGGTATATTCTGCATCATGGAATTTTTTAACCTTTAGTAGATTATGGCTTCTTTTACCTTCATAGCCTACATTCTTTCTAACCATGATTCCTTCAAATCCTGCATCTTCAGCAGCCTTTGCCATTTCAGTAAATTGTTCTTCGGTAGTTAATTGTTCTTGTGGTAAGAATTCTAACATATCATAGTTAACATCATTTGGTAAGTTATGATAACCATTTCTTAATCTTAATGTTAATGGTGTAGTTCCAGTTTGATTATCAAATTGTTCTAAGGTTAAATAATCAAATACAAAGAATTTAGGTTTTTCAATTTGATGATCCTTTTTTCTAATCTGTTTCATGATTCCTTGAAAATCTTCATTGCCATCTTTATCAACCATACAGATTTCTCCATCTAAAATAAAGTTACCTGGAATCTTTAGAATTTCATTTTCTAAATTACCTAATGTTAAAAATTCTTTACCACTCCTAGAAAAGAATGTTACTATATCATTTTCTTTTCGGCAAATACAACGAACTCCATCTAATTTTCTAGAACCGTACCAGTCTCCACTTTTGAAATCTACTCTTTTTACATTATAAGGATTTGCTAATGCAACCTTGAATGTTGGTATACATCCTGGAATTACTTTGTTAATAGAACTGGTAGATGCACCCATTTTAAGGTCTCTATCAATAATATTATAAATAAGAGTTTCATGTTGTTTATTTTCTAAGATAAATCTGTTAACATTTGCAATTGAAGTATGCCCAGTAGAAACTCTGTTTGCTAAATCATTTAATATAGTAAAGATACTACCATAAGTATTTGCATGGCCAAGTAAATCAAAATTCTTTTTACAATTTTTTGAAGTTACATTATATTTCTTATAAGGATTATAAGTATAATTAAAAATCATTTGTAGAAATTTACTATCAGAGTGTTTCTTAATAGTTTCAATTTTGTAATTACCCGAAGATGAATCATTCATTTCATCAATAAATGATTGTAGATAATTTAGGTTTTTTGTTAGTTCAGTCATATTCCGTTTTGTTTAATTTATTATAATATAAATATAATACAATTTTCTCGGTTCTGAACTATAAATTCACGTTATTTTCAAAAAGTTATTAACAATTTTAAAACAAATAGTTGTCCCACAAGGGCTCGAACCTCGACTCTTCTGTACCAAAAACAGACGTGTTGCCAGTTACACCATAGGACAATAAAAATTACTTACTCTTTTTCTTTTTAAGCTCTTCTAATATATCATTAAATTGTTTGGTAGTTAGACCTTGGTGTCTAGAAGATACAAAAGGTTTCCACTGAACTACAATAGCTAAAAGAAATACGCATCCTATAAAATGCCAAAATGATTGAAATATAAATTCTAAAAAGTTCATATTGATTGATTTATTAGTTATATGTAAAATTAATTAAAAGTTTTATGATCATCATCATCTGGTGGAATTACAAATAACATTGATTTTAATTTTTGTAAATTAGTACATTTTTCATATTCTTCAGTTTCTTCAAAATATTTAATCATCCCATTAATACTTTTTAGCTTTAATTCCATAGAGTCTCTTCTTTTTAAAACTGCGCTAGGACTCTGCATTACTACATGATATGATAATTTCATAAATTCAGCAAAATCTGTTTGCTCTAATGTTAGTAAAAGACTTCTAATAAAATCATCACTAAAACCGTTACCCTTTTCCATTATGCTTATCTTTAATTTTTTTAATTAATATTTCATCTTCCTTATCTAAATTAGTTGGAATATCAACTATTACACTTATAAGTAAATCTGAATACTTACCTTCTTGTTTATAAACAGGAAACCCTTTTCCTTTAACTCTCAATACTTTTCCATTAGTAGTTCCTCTTGGTATTGAAAAAGATATAATTTTATCATAACAATTAATAGAATCCTTTCCACCAAGTATGGCATCATACATACTTATATTCTTAACAGTATGCAAACCTTGATTATCTAGAAAAAAGTTAGTATCATTTATAACTTCAATGTTCATAATAAGATCACCGCTTAATTCTTCAGTTTGGCCTCTTTGCCCTAGTCCTTTTAATCTTAGCTTTTGTCCATTTCGTATTCCTGGTGGGATATCAAGTTTTATTGTTTTCATTCCAATGTTTACATCCCTACTTGTTCCGTAATAAGCATCAGCTAAAGTTATTCTTAAAACACCTGTTGTATTCCTACCCTTTGTATTATATCCATACCTCTGATTAAACGCCCCACTAAAATTTTGATTTCTAAGTAAATCTTCAAACATACTATCATTAAAATCACCACCTCCAAAATTACCAAATGGATTAGATTGCATTTGGTCATACTGTGCTTTCTTTTGAGTATTACCTAAAGTTTCGTATGCATCAGCTGCTTCTTTAAATTTTTCTTCATTTCCATTTGTAGTATCTGGGTGATATTTTTTAGCTAATTTTCTATAAGCTTTTTTAATATCATCAGCTGATGAAGATTTATCTACTCCTAATATGTTATAAGGGTCTTTCATTATTTCCAAAGAAGTTGTATACCAATTAAACTACATGCTATGAATAATGAGACTACTGTTTTAGTCGTAATTCCTTCACCAAGAAAAAACCATGTTAAAAACGTAAAAGAAATAATACCAGACCCAAAGGCAATAAATCTACCTGGCCATAGTAAGCCATCATAGTATTCAACCATAAACTTAGTACCATATATTAATATGTAACTAATTGCAGTACCAAATAGAACTGATACTGTTAAAGGATTCTTTTTAAACCAAGGCCATACAAATTGTCCATTTGTTTGAAACCATATTGCAGCTTGCCCAGTAAAGAACAATGCAAATGCTAATAGTAATTTATTCATCTATATGATATTTATAACCTTGTCTTGACATAAAATTAAAATGAGAGTCCATTTGTTTTGCAGTTATCCATACTGAAGGCTCTGGTTCTACTCTTCCATCTGTTCTTTTATCAAATGCTTTATTTAAAAACCATTTGTCTTTTTTGCTCTCCCACCAAAACCAGACTTTTTGCCATGACTTAGGTTTTTTCATATAAACTTTACTACCCTTATCCATGTGAGCAATAAATTGTTTATATGTAATATCCCCTTTAGCCATTTTTATTTGATTCTTTTATTGTAAGTCTTTGGATTTTTTCTTCTAATATAAATTTCTTTTCCTCTAATTTGTTTTTTCTTTCTAATTGAGTTGCAATTCTTTCTAAGACATTTACCAAATTAGGTATATCTCCATCAATTAATTTACGACCCATCGCTGTTCTAAAAAATTCTGACATAATTGTGTTTATTTTTATATGCAACAACTTAATGTTTGTTTACAAATATATAAACAAATATAAAACTAATTATGAGTAAGATACCAAATTTTGATAAATTCGAAGTAAATGAAGAAATTGCAGTTATGGGTTTTGGGCAATCAGGAATCCAGAATTTTGGATTAGGTGGTGCAACACCAGAAACTGGATATAGTATGACTCCTGTTACAGGAATTATTGAATCATGTTCAAATCATATTGCTGAACAAGCAAACATGTATGAAACTAATGATAATAATGATCATACAGCTGAATCATATCTTAAAGAAGCTAAGAAGCATGTAAATGAATCTATGGATAGAGCATATGAAAACTACGGTTCTATGGATGAAGCAATGGTTCAAGTAGCTGGAAAAGATAAACCATCTGGAGCAAAAGTATTAGCAACAGTAATTTCAGATTATTTAATTGACAAAAATTACATAAGTGCAATTAACGGAAGAAATCCAAAAGGATCAAGAGAGAAGAAACAATTAATAAGTGAGATCCAAGAACTAATTATAAATTCAACATTTTAATATGGCAAGTATAGATTTAATACCAGGATTTGAATCCTTTAGTGTAAATGAGGCATCTAGGCGTAAAGTACACAAGGCTGCAAAGCAGGGAAGTTATCCTGCAGTAATTGTAGTTGTACAGGATGGTAAGGTAATACACCAAGAACCAGTAAGTACACCAGATGTTGCTCCTGCAACGTTTAATGTAATGCAAGAAAAGTATCCTAAAGCACTATTACATTTAGAAGATAACACTGGTAAGAGATTATTTAGTGAATCAGCAGTTACCGAAGCCGCTAAGATTGAAACCGAAAGATACGTAAGATCTCATGGTAAGAAACCTAAAGGATATGGTGGATGGATGTTCTCATATAATCGTGATGGATCTGATGAGTGGCAAATTCCAAACGGGATGTCATGGCCAGATGCTCAGAAATGGGCTAAGAAGAAAGCAAAGGAAGATGGTGAAGATTATGTTTATGTAATGGAAAATGAATCAGTAGTTATTGAAGGTGAAGATACTATAGGCGGTTTAAATAAAATGGCAAATACCGATCTTGAAAGAATCGCTGATTATGCTGATATGATTAAAGATAGAATGTCACAAGGTCAAACATTAGATGCTTGGATGTATTCTAAAATCTCAGACTCAGTTAAAAATCTAAATTCAGTTCACGATACGATGGATGGTAATGATGGAGTTACCGAAGCTGCTAAACATGAATTTAATCCAAATGAAACAGCTGAAAGATTAAAAAGAAGAGAACAGCAAAACATTGAAAGATTTAGAGCTGCGCAAGATAGAGAAGATCCTTTCGCCGTTCAATATTATCAATTAAGAGTATCACTTGACAAAATGGATTTGCAAAGATTAAAGATACAAACACAAATACATCAGCTTAAGCAAAAATATAAAAAGTAATGGACCCAAAGGAAGAAGATCAGTCAAGAAAAGACCAAGATACAATTAGACATTATAAAGGTACAGTTGGCCAGTTTAAACAAATGTTTGACGACTTAGCAGATGGTAAAGATACTAACGCGTATGATAGTCCAGTAAGACAAGGATTTGATGTTCATCCTACTAGAGATAAAGATATTAAAAGTCCACACTGGGAAGAAGAACATGAGGATGATAAAACTCAAAATGAAAATCATGTACCTCCTTTTGATATATTTGAATCTAAAAAGTCTGAAGCTTTAGCAAAAGCAATGGATAAAGCAATGATTAAAATAGATGACTCAATGTCTTATGCTGATTTTGCATTAGCTGTAGGTCAAATTTTAAGAGATGAATATGGTCAACATAACTTTAAACCTTTTATGAAAGTTCTTCATAAAGACTTAGGAATGTAATTCAAATCTACATTACCACCAGTATGATCTGTTACCCATAAGTTTTCCTTTAGTATTTTTTGAGCATGTAAGATTTCTGCTTGGTATTCATTCCAATCTTCTTCAGCTTTAATCTTATCTTCTATCTCTTGTACTTCTGGGATTAGATGTTGACCAACATCACAACCTGCTGGAACCGTATGACCTTTGTACTTACCCATACCTGCAGTCTTTTTAGGCTCGGGTTTTTCTAATACCAATTCATTTAGAAATCCATTTGTAAATTTAGCAATCAGTTTATCTTCTTTATAAATTTCTTTTACAGATTTTTGGTCTAGCATTAGATCATTTTCACTTTCCATAATTTTTGCTATATATGCTTTTGGGTACTCAACATTATATTCAGTTTCTTTCCCATTCATGTATACTACCTTTACCTTTATCATTGTGTTGTTTTTTTAATATATTTTTTCTTATCTTTAGATTCGTACCATTCATCTATGTGCTTATCAAAATGCATCCTATAGCCAAAACCACTATCAAAGGTTTCTTTACATCTACTACATTTTATAAAATCCTTAGGCATCTATAAATTTAATGTTACATAGTTTGTTACTTTAGTCCAATAATGAGCAGTTGCAGTTTTCTTATAGCCCCTAGGTCCGCCATTCCAATTTCTTGCCATCTTTTCATATGAACTATTTAAGTGATAAGCATCAGCCCAGATATTAAACATCTCAATTGACTTATCAGCTGATTTTCTATCACTATTTTTAAATCTTTTATCTAATCCTTGTTTTCTCAATATTCTATTTACTTCTCTAACCATAATAGGTCTAATTTGTAAAAGTCCTACCGAAGGTGTTCCTAAATTAATATCTCCAATTGTTGCAGGATTACCACCACTTTCAACAAAAGCCATAGCCGTTATAAGTTCTCCTCGGTTATCAATCTTTCCATTAATGAGGTTAACTTCTGGTTCTATAATATCAATAATAAGATTGTCCATAACTTCTATATCCTCTTTATAGTTACTCTCAGATCCTGTTAGGGTAAGAGCAAAAGGTAGTACCATTATTATATTTTTTATCATCTGTATATTTTTGAGTTTTTCCAGTTTCTAAATGTATGAAGTATTTCTTCATCTAAAGTTTCATCTATAATAACTTCTTCCTTTTTAGGCAAGGGTAATAATGTATCTATTATTGTTTTAAGATTAAAAGAATGCTTAGAATTGATTAACTTACTTTCATATTGACGCTCTACGTATGCAATACATTTTTCACGACTTGTAAAATCAATCATTTCACCTACTCTTTTTAGTGTCTGTTGATAATCTTCTTCGGTAGGTATTCTAAATACTGTAACATTCCCTAATACTTTAGATGAGGTTCCTCCACCGCTACTACCTTTCATTCCTGCCATAATTCCAAAACCGCTTCTCCTAGAAAGTTTGTTTATCTTATCAGCAGATTCCTTATCCATGATCTGTATTGTATTTCCTGTTTTATGATAGATAACATCAACACAACTAACATACTCTTCTGTTGAGCAGTTTACACAAACCTTAGTTTGTGGTAAAGCTTTTAGTCGCCTAGAATCAATATCTTCTTTACATTTAGTACAATTCATTATCTACACTTAACAGTATTAATTTTTGATGTACCGGTATTGATCATATTTACAACAGTTCCCCAATTGTTATCATCAGCTTCCCATTCAATATCATGCATAGGGTTTTTGATTGAAAAATTGCTAAATGCAAACCCGCATGTATGTAATTTAAAATCACCTTCGGAATTCTTTTTTAATTTGAATGTATATTTGTTATCACACATACAGCTAATTAGTTCAAAAATAACTTCTCTTAAATTTTCACTATCATAAAGTTCAGTGAATGTTGGTGGGTTTTGTAATAGTTCTTGGTACTTGCTCATGTTTTATTTTTTAATTATTAATATAGTATAAATATAATCAATTTTTCGCGATTGTAGCCATACTTCTCTAATTATTTTTAAAAGTTATTAACAATTTATTTAAAGATTGTACCAACTAAAGCTATTCCTATTTTCTCTAACCTTGTAGGAGTTCTACCAGCCCACATATTATCTTCTTCTAAATCACAAGCCCAGTCGTTAAGAACTTGTCTTAAGAATAATATATCTACATGATCTACTGCAAATACCTTTATGTCTCCACCGTTAGGTAATCTGCATTCAAATGCTAATAATGAATATACTGAATGATTATGTCTAATTGCTAACAGATGAAAACCCCAAGAGTTATGTCCATCATGTAATTGTAAGTCAAATAGTCTTATTGATAAATTCCACCTTCTGGTTAACCATGCTATCTTTTGTAATATTTTCATCTTATTATTGTTTATTGGTTCAATTCGTATACATTGATATTATGTTCATCCATTAATTCTGCTAATGCTTCTTTGTAGTTATCTAAAGTGAAGTCTTCTTCATTGTGTTTCCACTTCCTCCAGAAGTTATGCTTAAGCTCCCAAATGAATCCAGCCATTTTAGCTGCTTTAACACATTGTAAGTGCGATTCTACATCTTGTGGATCGTCTAGATCGAATGTTAGTGTTGCTTTCATATCTATTGTTTTAGTTTTTTAATGTTTCATATAAGTTACATTTTGTCTTGTTTTGTTTCATATAAGTTACACTTCTATTGTTTTAGTCTAACTTCTATTAATTCATCTATATTAAGGAGTTGGTGTTTAATGTCTCCAAAGTGTTCTACATTACTCATGTGGAAATGACCATAGTAATGCGTGTAGCATGTATTCTTTTTGTTGATAGCATCAAATACTTTAGTAATTCTACCTAACTCAACACCCAAATCATGATCCAACCCCATGTCTCTAAGTAACCAGTGTTCAATACCATTCTTATCTATTGGAAATATACCTTGAGGTCTAGTGTGTGTTAATACAATGTCAATTCCTTTAGGTATCTTATCTAATTCTTGTTGAGGTAAATCTGGAACCATTTCATTCCACCAGTATGACTTACTAGGAACTCTGTTTGTTCTATCAACTGATACTGCACCACCCAAACAATATATACAAACATTGTTATTATCAATAGTTTGTAAGTGAAGCATACTGTGATCTGGTATTAACATAATATTGGAAAAAGATTCCATTTCTTCATGTTTAGTATTACTAGTTTCAAAATAATAGGGGTTATCATGGTTACCTCTAATTACATATAACCATACATTTTGCTTTTTTAACCTCCTATCAAGGTGTTGCATAGTATCTAACTCCCCAAGATGGCTAGAAAAACCCATTCCAAAATCACCAACATGAAGTATAGCTTTCTTACTTTCCTTTGGTAAGTTAGGTAACAAATGACTTGCTAATTGTTTGTTGTTGCCATGTGTATCTCCAACGACAAACAAGTAATCAAATACTTTTTCATTTTCTATTATTGTGTTCATCTTATTATTTTAGTTTAAAAGTCTCCTGGTGCTACTTGGAAACAGCTTAAGCCATTATCTCTCCACATATTTACTACTTTTGTTCTATCATCAAATACACAAAGGATGCGGTCTTTTTTCTCACCAGGAAATATATCATCTAACCAACTTTTCTTTAACTTATCATCTGGCATAAAAGCCCAGGGATGGCCAGTCGGTCTCATCTTCATTATATTAAATGGAACACTGTGTTTATCCAACCATGCAGCTGTTGCATCTTTGGTTGCTTTACTACGGCCTGATAAAATAACTATACTAAAACCTTGAGCATCTAATGTTCTTGCCATTTCAATAACTGAATCGTTAGGCAAATCTAATTTAATATTATCAGGATCAAAAAATGTATCCCAATCCATTTTACCATTTATATTGGTGGCAAGTTTTCTCCTATCGTCAATAAGAGCAAGTGTACCATCAAGGTCAAATATTACTACGTCTTTTTTCATATCTTTTAATTTATCTTGTTGTGCATACCATAAAGGGTTTGGAAGTTCGGAATAATGATCCCATAACTTTTCTTCCAAAACATCTATAGTTATGTCTTCTTTTAATTCCATTTAATTAATTGCATTACAATAATAGTTGTATATAAGCAGATTGCTAAAATCATTACAATGTCTACCGAATCAATTTTCTTTAAATAGTTTTTTATTGCTTTCATAAGTTATCGTTCTAAAATTACAAAATTCCCAAATGCATTATCAAACACTTTTACTAAATGCTCATAGTCGCCTTTTTGCATTTCAACTATTGGATTTTCAACTCCAAATTTTTTGGATAGCCTGTTTGCTAAACTTAAGAGAGCAAATGCATTTCCATCTGGTCCTGTTAAATCTATAATCATTGGACCCATCTGTTTTTCTTTTTTTCTTATCATAGTTTTATCTGTGAGTTAGTATTTCTGCGTCTGGTGAGTATATGCAATCTTGTAATAACTCTTCAGTAAACCTAATTAAATCTTCTCTCATACCCCAACCATTGTCTGCATTAAATTGATCGTAGTGAAGTGGTCTACCTTTTAGTCTTGCAACACCTACTGCGAGTATTTCAATTAGATCCGATGCAAAATGAATATCAGTTTCTTCTTGTCTCCAGAGTTCTTGGCCGAATCCTGCGGCTATTGCCATTCTCTTTAAGTTATGGGTAATGTTGTGATCTCCAGTAATTCCTTCTGGTGTTTGTAGTGTTATATCTAAACTCATAATTATATGTTTTCTGATTCGTTAGCCATTTCATTATCTAAGTCAGCCGAACACATTATAGTGATATCATTTAATTTATCTAAGGTACCTTCAAATCCAGGAATGTCCTTCGGTGCATATTTACCATCACCGTTAAATTGATCTCTTATTTCTTTAGTAAGTTCGGTTACAGAGATTTCCTCATCGCCTATAAAGTCAACTTCATGATCTCTATAATCATATTTGAAATGCTCATTTGATTTTGCAGATACAAGGTTTTTACAAACCTCTGTTAGATTATCACAGTACATAATCATATCACCTTCAATATCTTTGATGATAAATGTTTGTCCACCTTTTGGTTTCCAGTGTGGAGTTTGAGAGTCCGAGTAATTTTCGTAGTACTGAGTTGTAATTCTTAATGTTGCCATAGTTCCGTTTTTGTTTTAATTATTATAATATAAATATAATCAATTAAATGGGATTCTGAACTATAAATTCACGTTATTTTCAAAAAGTTATTAACAATTTTTAAACCGATTGATTAATTCTTCATCATGTGGGTTTTTCTTAAGATCTTTAATTAGTAATTCTGCATATGCAAAGGATATATCATTTCTTTTGACTTCATTTAAGACACCGCATTCATATTCTCTACAGTTAGATGGTCGGTTTTCATAAATCTTACATAAATTGCAATTATCTAATTGTTCACAACCGTCTCCACCTTGCTTAGCAAGACCAAAGTTAATTTTTTTCTTTACAATATTTTTAAATAAATGATGTTTTGATTCTTCAACATATACACCTAGCCATAATGTACCATTACAACATAAGCCACAATCTAAACATAAATCATTTGCTTTCATTTCTTAATTTTTGCTGGTATATTGCTTTTAATTTTTGCTTTCTTTTCTTTGTGGAAGGTTTTGCAAATTCTTTTCTTTCTCTAATATCTTGTAGGAGTCTTGTTTCTCTAACCTTTCTTTTGTATTTTTTTAATACTTTGTCGATTGATTCCTTTTCTCCTTTTTTGATTATTAGCATATTTAAGTTTTTTATTTTTATATTTATAAGGTTAAGGTCGGGAAGACAGGACTTGAACCTATATGTAACCAATTACTCTTTCTACAAGGTATAAGCTTGAGGAGATACATCCCGAGTCGTGGTGAACCAGAAAGGATTCGAACCTTTGACCGTCGCCTTAGAAGGGCGATGCTCTATCCAGCTGAGCTACTGGTCCAGATCTTTATCTAAATATCAAAAGACAGATTGCTATTACTACTAATCCTATTATTGAAATAAATGCTCCAATGTAAGAAGCTTTCATTTGTTCTTTAGATCTTCCTTGCCTATACTTATTATTTTCTTTCATTCTTTTTAGGTATTCTTTACCGTTATTTGCAAAATGATTCATATTATTCTAATTCTCCGTTTGACCATGCTTCATAAACATGCTTCATTAAACCATCATCAATATCAGCTTCTTCCCAACCTGAAATTTCATTCCATTCAAAGAATTCTGTATTCTTTGGATTTTCAGCAATTCTTATAGATGTAATTTCACCATCTATATCCAATTCATACTCTGTGGTAATTGCCGACCAAACTTCTTTACTTTCTAAAACTTTAATATCAGCCATACTAAACCAGTGTTAAGTTATTTTTTGAAATATTCTGATCATAGTAAGATGGTATACCTTTTGGTAGTTCGCATGTTAAACCTTCAGGTCTAACTTGTATTTTCCCATTACCACATAATGAAATTATCTCGCCAATAAATTCTTTATCTCTGAACACTGGAAGTACTTCTCCCTTTCTATCAGTTTTTCCTTCAGGATGAGGTACACAACTCATTGGTACAATCCATTTTACTTTATCGCCATTTTTAAATTCTGCCATGTTATTTTATAGTTTAATTGTTATAATATAATTATAATCTATTTAGTTTAATTCTGAAAGTCTTTTTCAATAAAAATCCACAATGTAACATATATCCAAAAAGCTGCTGGTATAAAAAATAGAAAGCCAACCCTCCATAAGATTGAAGGTATTCCTGACCACTCTCCTAATCCTTGGCAGACCCCACCAATATAACCGTTTCCTCTATTTAGTTTTTTATTCATATCTTTATTATTTTATAGTACCGCTGGGCGGACTCGAACCGCCACGAGCTTTCAGCTCAACAGATTTTAAGTCTGTCATGTCTACCAATTCCATCACAGCGGCATTCATTATTTAAAATGCCATATCTAATGCTACCATGCTACGATGTTCTTTTGGGCAATTATACTTTATTAAAAATTCTAGCATTGTACTACGAGTTCCACCGTTTACTGTTGATGACCAATCTTCTATAATAGTTTGCTCACCATCTCTTGTTTCTATAATGTCATACCAATAACCTAGTACATCATCAAAACCCCAATTAAGATCAACATGTACGTTGTCTTCTGTTACTCCATGCATTCTTGAATTGTATCTACTCATTTCTAATATATTTTATTAATCATTTCCTGTATATCCCATGAAAAATTTGAATATACAATAAGGCCATATAGTAATCCAAACAACTCTCTGGTAATTTGTAGTGTTTTCTCGGTCAGGAGTACCCATCCTTTTCATTAAGTATTCAAAACCTGCAGAAAATATAACTCCGCATAATAAGTAAATTGCTATTATATTAATTGTTGCCATTATTCCACCCATTGTATATAAGCCATGTTGTAAGCTGCGATTTTACTTAAATGTTGATCATCTAATATAAATGCCTCAGCTGTTGCCTTAACCTCAGATCTAAGATTATATGCATGTGCTTCAGTTAGTACTTGTTCTATTTGTTCTATTTCAGTTAGTGTATTATTCATTCTCCTTTAGTATTAGAAGTTTCTGCCGCCACCCCAAAGATGAGGAGTAAACATGCTAAAGGTATATGTCCAGTAAAACATTCCCCTTGGCTAATTGCCCATGTCAATAAAGAGATGCCCACTAACATACAAGCTAGCCAGCCTTCTTTTTTTATCTTATTCCATTTATTCATATTTCTATATTTATTATTAATACTTGCATTCTTTATAGGGCGGTCGCACATCTGTCGCACATTTTATACTCTGAAAGCACATAGTTAACTAAACAGCTCTAAGAACAAATTATAGAAAGCAAATGAGATACTACAAATAATCAGTAGTCCCATTGCAATCATAAATCCATATCCTACGCCGTATAAGCAACCTTCACAAAATTTAATTACTTTAGTCTTCATCTTTAAATACATTTCTAAGTTTACGTTGTTTTCTTTCATCCTCAGCTCTTGCCATCATAATATCAACACTGTACTCATCTTCCTCAATATCAAAAACTTCTGTATAATCTAATAGATCTACATGTTCCATAGTCGGACAGACCTTCGGAATAACAAATGCGTTGTAGACAGTACCCATACCAAACTCAGGTTGATTATCTCGAGCATCACGGAAACTAGAGTTAGCGAAACCTAATGGAATAGCAGGACCGTAATAGATCGCGTTTAATCCGTCTTCCTTATAGTGTCCACCAGTCGCGCCGCATTGGCAAGTTCTGGTAGTTCTTGATAGTTTCACGATGTCCCTGCAGGTATTACAGTATAATAGTTTCATGCTTATGCCTTCTTAGTCCAATTATTAATTTTGTTACCAGTGTATACTACCGTAATACAGATCCCCATGTATACTAGGAGTTGCAACGATAGACTGATAGCTTCGAGGGTATGAGAGATACTTGTTAAGTCAGTTGAGTTTTGAGTGAGTGCTTCGTACATAGTCTTTTATTAGTTATTGTTTAATATAATTATAACAAGTCCTGTAGGTAACTGAAAGTGTAGTAAGAGTTTATTTAGTCATATTTTTTTCGGGCCCAATTTTTTCCAGACTAGAAATGATCCGAATAGACATAGCAATCGGTTCACATATCTGGACTAGCTCTTTTTTCTGGCTGGAAATTTCTGGACTAGTAAAAGTCATGCGCCCAGTAGACCTCTAGATTCCCAAGAGAAAAATACACCTTAAGAGAAAGATTCACTTTATTGCTCTCTTGCTACCATTGCCTGGTTGACCACTACCACATGGCTACCACTACCACTAGTCTACTATATAGCTAGTTGCTTGTCTTGTTGCTATACTATGGTAGTTGCTTGCTAGGGTGGTCCAGCGAGCCCTATAGCCTGTCTAGACCGTACTAGGGTTATTGATGATTTAGTAGTTGTTTTAGTGCTGTGGTGGTCGTAGCAGGCTATTTTGGTCTGTGGCGTGAGGTTAGCGGCTATAGCAGTCTATGGACCCTATATACCTATATATGACGATACTAGCGGCATGTAGCTGACTCGAGCGGACAATAGGGTGCCATATAGGCTATATTAGTGCTCTAGAGGGTGTATATAGGGCGGTCTAGACGATAGTTGACGATACTGGACGCTCTATATAGGCTATATATGCCCAAATAGTGCCCAAATAACACACTAATATAGGCCCTCTAGAGCGGCTGTCTAGAAGACCTGGTATTAGCACCCTAAAAAGGAGTGTTTTTACATCATATTTTGCCTAGTTTTTGCATAGCTCTGGATGTACCTCGACCAGTTTAGCACAAATCTCATATTCCTCACGATCTATAAAAAGTTGTAGAAAGGATTCTATAGTACCAAGAGGATTATCGTGCTCCTGTATTTGTGGAGGTACAGAGCCAGTTAGTAGTTCCTCAACTCCTGGATCTTCTAGAAGAGATTCAGTTGTAACCTCATCCATTCCATCTATAAATTGTTGTACCGATTCTTCCGAAATATACTGTAGATTCATTGCCATATTATTTAGAGTTTTCCATTAGTAACATTCTTACTGAACATTTATAACCAGAGCCTGCTGAGTTCTTAAAATTAATAGGAGCCTTTCTTGCTCTACTATTAAATCCTGTTAGTATATAAGGAGAACCTTGGATAGTAATAGTATCACCAACATTTAGATGATCCATACCGTGGAGTCCTTTATAGCGATCCCAGTTAGTAGCTTCCCTAGTAATAGCAGTACCATCAGATCCTACTGTATTGCATTTAACTTTGAAGGTACATTCGTTACCACTGAAGCTAGCGTTACCAGCGTGGATTGTAATACCGTATTTCTTAGCAACTGATTGTAGTGCTTTGTCCATGTCTACTCTAAGGGTTTGTAGATTACCTTTTGCAAAATTTTGAATTTTCATATTTCCGTTTGTTTTAATTATTATAATATAAATATAATCAATTCTATGCGATTGTAGCCATAACCAGGCAGTTATTTTCAAAAAGTTATTAACAATTGCTTCGCTCAACCAGGGTATTTCCTGTCTAAGTACAGTATTATAGCTATATGAGTACATCTTGGTGATTCTTCAGAGTACAGATTCAGCTCGGTAGGATTCTGGAGGCCTAGGTCAGGTGTTAGCATGTGCCGAATGATTTGGATTTCTCAACTAGACATTGACCACTGGAAAGGCCGTTTGAGTGTACTTACAGTTAATGAGAGTACTTAGAGTAGATAAAAGGTTATCACAGGAGTACAGAAAAGGACCATTTAAGCTAGTATATATCACAGTACTCTGGAACTGTAAGTCATGAGCCAGTTTCAGCGTATCGGACTCCCGGAACGGATTAACTGATAGTACTGAAAGGAATATGAGATACTACCCGATATTATGGTATTACTAGTATACGCGATTGCTCAGAGGTATATACAGATCTATCTAGGGTTCTTGCCTTTTCTATTAGTATTACTGTTTGTTTTTGGAACACTTGGTCTACTAACTGGTCGATTAAAATTAGGGCGAGAGCTGGAATTATTGATCCTTGGCTTGCTATTACTATTGTTGATTACTGGCCTGTTGTTATTACGAATAATTGGTTTGTTGATTATTACAGGTTTGTTGTTGACTATTGGTGGTTTTGAGTTTGGTAGCACACGTGGTTTAGAGTTGTTACGGATAATTGAATTTTGTATTGGTGACGCTGTATTTAGATTATATGTGCGACTTTCAGATGTGCTGACCTTTGAGTCTAATAATATACTAGATCTACTAGAATTAGAATTAAACAGGGGAGATCTATTTGAGGATCTACGACCATATCGACTACCATATACATTTCCTAAATACTGAGTTCTTGGACCATAAATTTGAGAGTATCCCCAATGGCCTGAGTTCTGATAATAGTGCCACTGACTTGATCCCCAATTACCATAATAAGGATACTGATTCCACATCCAACTATTGCTATAACCTGAGTGCCAGTTCCATTGCCAATTCATCCAATAATCATGCGGTCCATTCCATCCGAATCTATATAGTCTATTACTATAATATTGATCTACAAAGAATGAGTAGTTTTGTTGTTGTAGGAAAGAATAATAGTTATTAGCAAAGTTCCAATCTCTTTGCATTTTCCAATCTAATTGTCTCCTAGAGGTAATTACATCAACATCATATAAAGTATCTACCTGAGCAGCTTGGTTTACTGATTGTATTTGCCATGAGACGCCACAGCTATTTACTGATAAAAATAAGACTACTATGCAGATTAATTTAATTAAGTTTTTCATAAGATATATTTAAGTTTGGTTAATAATCGTAATCATCATCGTTGTACTCTGTTTCTTTTGGTACACTGATGCTATCGTATTCGGAATTTTCCGTGTCGTCGTACTTGTCGATATAGTCTTTTTCCTTTGGATCCATTTTAGTATATATGGTTAAACAAAAAAAGGCACCTGAGTAATGTTACCCAGATGCCTTCGGTGGATTTTTGATTAGTAGATAAACGGAAATCTAAACTACTAACCTCATCCTTTGGTTGATTGGGATATTATGCTTGTCCCATTAGGCGAGCAGATTCATTTTCATTTAGCAATTGCTTATTTGCAAATGGATCAAATTGAATCAGAGCTTCAGTATCAAAATTCTTTTTCATTAAAAGGTTTCCAGCTGATACCATTAGATTACCAGTTTTGTGATCATCTATATTGTATTTTTCATCATTGGATGCAAAGTTTGTTATACCGTTTACTACTTCCCAGATTGATAAACCTGATTTAGCATTTTGTAATTGCTTTGTAGTAAAGGTAGATGGTTCAGCTCCAATATCAGAGTATGCTTTCATAACTCGGTTAATTGGTAAGTACCTTTGCATGTAATCAAAATCAATTTTTTTATCAGTTGATAACATAGCGGACATTGCGCGTTGTACTTCAGCAATTGATGCATCAGTGTTATTTGCCATTTTAATTTTGTCAGCTAATCCTACAGGTTGAAATCCTGTAGATGCCATGTTAATCATATGATCATTAAATTCTCTAATTGATTTATCAGTTAGTTCATGTAAACCGTATGTTTCAGAGAATGATGTTGATGACATACCATTTGAGCAAACTAATCGGTTTAGATAAGGCGATACTTCTAATCCTCTGGTTGGGGTATTTCTGAATGTTACACCAGTATTAAATACTTCATCCGACATTCCTGGAACAGAAAAGACAGAGTTAGGAGATACACAGTTAATTGTAGCTCCACCGTTTGGATCTGAACCGAAGTCCTTAACCTCTAATCCGTATTGATTGATATACCCTTCAGCAAAATCAATGAATGCTTCATTACTAATACTTGCATAACCTGCAGGTAATATGTTAGTAACTTTCTTTGCTCTTGGATCAACCAATAGAGTTACAGTTTGATCATTCTTAGATGATTTCATAGTTTTCATCATCTGTACTAATTGTTGTAGTCCATCAGAACCAAATCCTGTTTCGAACCTTTTAGCAAATGCCGTTGGTATTCTTAACCTACCTAATAACCTTTTGAAGGCAAATGGTGTTAATTCTATTTTTACTCCGTCAACCTCGATATGAGTATTGTCGATTACATTGAACTCAGATAAACTGATTTCTTTTCTCATTACTTCGTTCCTAACAGCTTCGGCTTTACGGGCGGCGAATGCAGTTGGCGATAATGTAGTTAATTCTTTCATAATTTTTACTTTTTTGTTTTTGTTATTTGTTTAATTAATATAGTATAAATATAATCAATTTTTACTGTTTCTGAACTATAAATATAAGTTATTTTTCTAAAGTTATTAACAATTTATTTATTCGTTGTTTCACCTTCTTCTTGATCTTTATCTAATCCGAATAGAGCATCGAATTGTAAACCTGATTTTTTGATTTTTTCTTTTTCAGCTTTCTTTAATTGTTTTAATCCTTCAGCTTTCTTGAACCTTTCAGTATCATATGTTACATTACCACTAGCAGAGAGATCGAAGTACATTTGCTTCCCGACATGACCGCGACGGTTTTTACTAAAGGTAACATACCTTTCCTCCTGATCCCTTTCATCTACGAACCTTATCTCCATCATACCAGTAGTCATATGTTTCAGTTTGTTGGATCCTACAAATGTTCCACCTTTATTTACTTGTTGTATATTAAGGAATGATGTAAAGCATTTAGCTTTATTAGCTCCTAGGTTTTGTTTGTACATTAAATCCAATAAGTATTTTTCTGAACTGTTTCTGGTCATTCTGCCTGATTCTCGGATTGTTTCTTGTAGTTCAACAAATGAATCTATTAAAACTATATCATAGCCTTCATTTAGTATTTCTTCTAATACTTGTTTCGGATCCTCATTGTCTTCTATTTCTTGTGGAAAGAATATATCTAATTCTCCGAACTTAGGATACCTTTTAACATAAAGGTAAAGATCCACCTGGTTCATTTCAGCTGAGATGAATAGTACTTTAGATCCAGTCTTTTTTGCATTTGCAATAATATCTAGTGTTACAGTAGATTTACCAACACCAGGATCTCCAACTACCATCCAGTTAGTTGCTTTTGGAACTCCGCCATCAATACTAAATAATCCGTCTAATGGTGTATTTGTTTTATGAGCCTCGAATAAACCTTTCTCATATTTGACATTGCTAATCTGAGTTAGCCTTGATTTGATTTTTTGAACTTTTTTCATATTATTTCCGTTTTTTAATTATAGTATAAATATAATACTTTTTTTGTGATTCTGAACTATAAATTCTTGTTATTTTCAAAAAGTTATTAACAATTAGTAAAATAACGATAATAAGTTTTTTGTATCAGCATCAGTAGCAACTCGGAAACTAGTTTCAGAAACCTGAGTATGTTTACTTGCATTATACATTTTCTTTGCCTTCTTAATTGATTCTTCTTTGGTCTTAGCAACATTAGAATTCCAACCACCACCTTCAAAATTAAAGTTCCATGATTTCAAACCTGATATGTACTTCAGCATATTTACCTTTTCATCTATAATAGGTTTGATAGTTGCACGTTCTTCTTTGCAACATTTAACCAAACTTTTCAGAGATTTAATCTGAGTTCTTAATACTGTTACTGACTCCTTGTAATTTGCTTTAGTTTCAAATGCGTTGTTCATAATGTTTCCGTTTTTGTTATTGTTATTATTAATATAAATATAATCATTTCTATGCGATTCTGGCCATACTTAGACAGTTATTTTTAAAAAGTTATTAACAATTTTGAAATTCCACTGTGGAGTTAACTAACATTCCGTATGCTGGATCTGCCCATGTTTTAGAACCGATGTTTTTCCAATGATTATGATCAGCCATTGCAGGAAAGTTAGAATGAATATCTCCTACTGTTAAACATTCTAGGATTTCTTTATCTATTAAATAGAATTTACCACCTTTTATTGCAAGAGCAGTTAGATAAAAACCATTATCATTTTTAAGTTGTACAGTATGTAATTTGTTTGTCTTATAACCTGTAACAATATGACTTAGTTTAGATTTTCCTGTTGATACAGTAAAAAACCCAGCTTGGCATTTTGTAATAACTTGGTAGTCATATTCCTTATCCCAGCATAATCCGTGGTTATGAGCATGAAATTTGTATTGCTTACCTTTTACTTGTTGAGTGATTGAAAATCCGTTTCCTAATTCTGATCTGTGTTCTGTAATTGTTGCCATTTCCGTTTTGTTTTAATTAATTATTTATAATATAAATATAATCAATTCTATGCGATTCCGGCCATACTTTCGTAGTTATTTTAAAAAGTTATTAACAATTTAACAGTTTTTAACAGTTTTTCTTAACTATCTCTGCTGCTTTATATAATTCATCAACGGCTGCTGATATGTGGTCTTTAATGTTAGTATGTATTTTAGCAACTGGGTGTTGCTGAAGATTATTATCTATTACATTACTTATTACTTTAATCCTATCTAATAGTTGTTCGTAGTCTTCGGTTTGTAGCTTCATCACTTGGTATATATTTTTTACAAATTCTTCTTTTTCATATTGATTAATCAAAAGACTTTTAAATATTAAGGGCAGCTCAGTAAGACTGGAACGGTTTTCTGAAACATACGAAAGCATCTTATTTCTTAAAAGCTCTACTAACTCATCGTCTTCTTGAAACTTAGACTGTATATTGTCTTCTAAACTTTTATCTATTATTGAAAAATCACTTGAGGTGCTTAAATAGAATCCGAGGTTTCCTTTAATGTGTTCTGATAAGAGCTGCATACAATAAACATGATCTTCTCTAACTCCGATATCTTCATGCATCTTAACCTCAGCACTCTTTCTACTTTGTAGCATAAGTCTTGTACCAAGAGCTGGAAATCCTTCATCTAGCCAATTTCCTCTGGAAGGATATCTTTCTCCAAAATTGCATATAGAGATCCCCCAAACAGAAGCATATGTTTCTTCATCTGCCATAAACGTATAACCTCCAGTTGGTTTATGTTTTGCTATATAATCCAAGGGTATTCTACCTAGCACATCTATATTTGGGTAATGATTAACATGGTTTGCAATAGAATTTAGAAACGTGGGGTATAGGAAATCATCACCATCGATTTGTGTAATGAAATCACAATCACTTTCTAGAAAAAGATCCAAGCATGAGTTCTTACCCTTTCCAGGTTTACCATTACTTTCAGTTCTAATTACCTTAAATGGCAAATTAGCTTCTAATACTTCTTGGTAGTAACTATCAGTAAGTGTATTCACTACAATAACAGGATTGATTTCAATTGTTTCTTCAGGGTATTGGAGTTGTACGCTCCTTATTAATCTTTTTAATTTATCAACCCTGTGGTTGGTTAAAAGTGCTAAAAATAATTTCATTATGGGTACATTTGATAAAATTGTTCTATATTAATTGTATTCAAATGACTTTTTCTATTTTCTTCAAATTTTCTATATTCATAAAAAGGATTGTTAAATTCACAACATTCCTGTTCTCCTCTATGAATTACAGATAAACCCCAATCACAATCACCAACACCTTTAATATAACCTTCTGCCCCTTCGCCCCCAACAGTATGAACTACTAAATCAGATCTTAGTGCATTAAGTTTGTATATAGCTTTCCAAACTGTACCATTCCAAGGGGCTTGTACACCATCAACAAGATAATCTTCCCTAGCATGCCATAATGTAGGAGGATTAGCATCATGAATTAAAATAAATCCATTTTCTGATAAATGATTAAATGCATTATTAAAATCTCTATCTACTTGTGTAGAAATGTGTAACCCATCTATGAATATAACATCCCATTTATAATCAGAAGGTAATTCTAATTTATCATTTTCTAAATAAGAGAAGAAATCATCTGATGTATATTTATAATCTACATTATCAGTTTCAAATTCAACACATGGATCAACTGAATGTTTGGTTGTGACATTAATTAAGTCAAAGTTATCACTGGGGATGTATACCCCAATTTCTAAATATTTTGTAAAATTATTAGTTTTAATTAAGTGGTTAATAATTTCTTTTTTCTGATTTACCCCCATCTTTTCTTTGTTTAGCTGTTTAATTTTTCCCATTTACCATTTGTAAGTAATTTAAATGTTCCTAAGTATTCCATATTCCACTCATTAGGTGCAATCAAGCTTAGAAATAAATTCTTGTCTTTGTTTTGATACAAATAATAACATTCTCCTATAATAGGCTGAAAGTTATATGTTGATTCATATACCAAACTAGTCCAATTATATTCATCTACTAATTTTTTATACTCTTCTTTAATTTCAGCCATCCTAGACTCAAAATATTTATTTGCTCTAATACTATCACCTTTATCTACTTTAATAGGTTTAAAGCTAGGTGCGCTCACTGATGTTGGATAAGGTTTTATCTTTGCATCAAATTCACCTGTCTTAGTATTATAAACTACAGCATCTGGATATTTCTTTTTCATAACGGTTTTGGAAAGTTCATACCGAATGCTTCTTCGGGTGATGCAAGATATGGTGCAGGTTTGTCTGGTAAAAAATCATAGTTAGGTTTAATACCTGCATACGGTTTGTATGGTTGAGTAGTCTTAACTGCTTTAGGTTTAGCTGTTCTTTCCTTTAACATCTCTGGTCGATTTTCACGAACCCATTGAATATACCACGGTGCTATTTGTCTAACATGATCTATTGTTAATCCTGCGTATTTACCTGTTCTAAATTTCATGATGTTGATAAGCTATTAATAAAATGGACAGTCCATGCAATTAATCCGTTTAATTGTAGGACAACTAAATTCCACTGCTTCCTAACAGTAACTTGTATAGTAACACAAGTAAATCCTATTACAAATAATACAGGTTCCAATGTCCATTGGCCTGCAATTAATAACCCTGCTCCTAAATAACCAATCCTTGTAGCTAAACGTTCCCATGTAGTCAATTGCCTATCTCTCTCTATAATTCTATTTCTTTTCTTGTCTTTCAAAATCTATATGTTAAACCTAGTCCTACAAAAAATCCACCAGTTGCAATTGCTAACGTGTTTGGATTTAAATTAAATTGGGCAGTCTTTGGATGCCATATCATATAAGTTGACCCAGCTGTCATTAAACTAAGGCCACCAATTATTGCTATCTTTTTCATTCTTAATTACTTAATTGTGCTTTAATACTTGGATGACTTTCATAACCTATAAGAGCATATCCAAACTCTCCATTCAAAATATCTACATTTAATAAATCAATCTCAGGTAACATTATAGGTTCTCTTTTAAGTTGTTCTTTTGCTTGTTCTAAATGATTAAGGTATAAATGAGTATCTCCTAAATTACCAATTAATTGATCAGGTACCATATTTACTTCTCTTCCTATTAACGCAAGAAGCAATGCATAACTTGCAATATTAAAGGGCAACCCTAAAAATACATCAACGGATCTTTGATTCCACATTAATGATATTTTTCTTTTAGGAACATTATCTTTATCTAAATCTAAATGCTCTAGGTTTTTTGCAAAACTAATATCTTTACCTAACCTATGACAAAATTCTTCTTGTCTCTCCTTTAGAGTTAATTCAGTTGTATAAATTTGAAATCCATAATGACAAGGTGGTAAAGTCATCTTATATAATTCACCAGGATTCCATGCTGATACCATTAACCTACGTGAATCAGGATTAGTTTTAATATCATTAAGTAAATCCTTCATCTGATCTTTGTATGCCTCACCACTCTCTGCATCCCATCTTCTCCATTGCTTTCCATAGATTGGGCCTAGGTCACCCCACTTATCTGCAAACTCATCATTTGTTTTAATCAAGTTAATGAATTGTTCTTGGGATAACATTTCGGTTTTAGGAAATGCTTGATGATATTTCTTATAAGCATCGCCATTCCAAATGTTACAGTTATTATCAACTAAGTACTTAATATTTGTATCTCCCTTTAAGAACCATCTTAATTCTGTTATCATTGACTTATAAGCTATCTTCTTTGTAGTTAACAAAGGAAATCCTTGAGTCATATCATGCCTTATTGTATATCCAAATATTGATTTTGTACCAGTCCCAGTTCTATCTTTCTTTTCTATTCCAAAATCTAAAATAGTTTGAAGCAACTCCTGATATCTTTCATCGATTGTAAAATCTTGTTCTTCTTTTGTCATTGTATGTATTGTGTTAGGTATTGTGAAACCCAGTAAGCTATCTTATATCCTATAAATGCACCTAACGCCGTAGGAATAGGAAATAAAATAAACTTGGCTAAACTTGTTGTGTACTTTGGTCTATTAATAACTTTACTTATATAAAAGTAATGTACCATATAACCTATGAGCACTGCTATATCCATTCTTAAAGCAATAAACGGAACTATCATTGCTCCACTTAAACCAAAGAAGAAGTTTTCAAATACTGCATAGCTTACTTCTTTTGGATTTGCTTCTTTAAGTTCTTGTCTAATTTTCTTTGTTGGCATTTTTAAATTTATTACAGTTCATTCTTGTATCTTGTGGCATCCATCCTCTAGATAAGCCACTCTTTACATCTGGTTTAGTTTCCTTTGCCAAATCATATATACTTTTCATTTCAGTACCAACATTATATAACCCTGTTGCTTTTTTATTAATTAAATTTATAATCCCTGATGCAATTACATCAACATAATCACAGTTTCCTATAAGATCTATAAATGCTGTATCATAAGGAAAAGGTTTAGGTTTAAATGATGTTCTTATAATTAAGTAATCTTTACCTTTAAGTTCAATATAACCGTCTGCTAAAAGTTTTGTATATGAATACCAATTATTAGCATGAACAGGAACATTATCTTCACTAGCAGATCCTGTAGAGTTTGCATAAACAAAATCTGTGGAAATATGAACAAGCTTTTTATTATTTTCACTGCACCAATCTGTCAATCTGCTAACTGCTTTATAATTTACTCCCCAGTGATCTTCTTTATTATCTGAATAAGTATCTGTGTTAGCAATGCAATTTAATATTACATCATAATCTTTTAAGTACTTATAAACTGAAGTAATATCACAAAAGTCAAATGTATGAGTTTTTCTACTAATAGAATCCCATTGGGTTTGCTTCTTTATTTCATTACCTAAAAGGCCATCACCTAAAATTAATACTTTCATTTTTTTGACTTTAATAGTATCAACTCCTCTTTCAACTTCATAATATCCTTTTTTATTTAATAAATCCATAGTATCTTTAAATTCACTTTCACTAGTTAAAACATTATGTTCAAATAATATTTCATTAGGAAGTATTGCATTGGATATTAAAATGTTTTGAATTATTTTACAATCATGACCTTCAGTATCTATTTTTAATAAATCTACTGAGGTTATATCGTATATAGAAATTAATGTTGACCAAGTAATACACTTGCATTTAGAAGTTTTATATATTTCTAAGAGATTAGTGTTTTCAAGGATTTTTACAACAGAAGGATGAGAAGATATAATAGAATTACATCCTCTTAACCAATTTGGTAAATTATATTTTTCTATATCACTAGGAGAAACCCAAAAAATATCAGTTTCAAAATTAGAATCACTAATAGCACAATTAACTTTAATTACTTTATCATTATTAGGTAAACTATCTAAATAATATTTTAAAGGTTCTATAGAAATACCAATTTTATTGGTAGTAGTTTCTAATAGAGTATCAAAATCACTAGTTCCTATTTCTATAAAATCGTATTTCATATAAATTTATTCTTCTTCATTAAGTTCAGGCCTTTCATCTAATGGCCAAATGTCTTCTTCTTTTAATTCAAAATCATCTGGCATTAAAGGAGCATTGATAAGCTCATAACCAATCCAAACCCATACAGCTACAAATATAATTATTCCTGTTAAAATCCAAATGTTCATTCTTATTTACTTTTTTTCCCTGTTGCTAATTTCCATAGTAAGCTTACTATGTTATTTGCTTTGTACTTATTTCCTTTATGATTTAATAGGAAATTTTTCATTTCTTGTTTCTTTGTTTTCATTTTTGTTTGTTTTTTAATTTTAATAATTCACCGCATTCTTCATAACATTCCATATCTTCAAAATGCGATATCATTGTGTCTATTTGTTCACTGTCAGCTTCTTCACCAGGCGGAATAAAGAAAACTGGTATTATGGATACATCTTCAGGATCTGCTACTTCCTTGCCTCTTATTTCTAAATGCTCTATAACCTGATCCATTGTCATCCATCCAGTTAATATTTGGTAAGAGTTATAAATTGCTTGATCTAAATATTCATCCATTAGTTTAATTTTTTAATTTCTTCTTTTAAGAAGTTGCTTAACGTTTTGTATTCATCAACAAAACCGTATTGATTTAATTTATTAGAATTTAATGCGTACCTTTTATCATGACCTAGCCTATCTTTTACAAATTTAAATTTTACAGGTTTTTTCATAATGGCCCCAATCATTCCAACAATATCTAAATTAGTATAAGTTTCACCTGTTCCTATATTAAATATTTCATTTGTTAAATCTGATAGCATTAAACTATATAATTGTTGTACATTATCTTTAACATCAATCCATTCTCTAACATTTTTACCATCACCATAAACTGGAATTTCTTTACCTTCTTTAATTGATCTAATGATAGTTGGTAAAAACTTTTCTTTATGTTGGTGTGATCCATAATTATTACAAGTCCTAGTAATTATGTAAGGTAATCCAAAAGTTCTATTAGCAGCTAAGACTAATAAGTCTGATGAAGCTTTCGTTGCAGAGTAATAAGAAGAACCTTCTAAGGAATCCTTTTCATCTGCCTTTTTCTTAATACCTATAATTGAATTATATTTAGGATCATCCATATCTCCATAAACCTCATCAGTTGAAATATGAATAAATTTCTTTAAGCTTTTGTTTTGCCTTGCGCATTCTAAAAGATTAAAAGTTCCTTCAACATTTGTTCTAATAAAAGGTTTGCCATTTGTTATAGAATTATCTACATGACTCTCAGCAGCAAAGTGTACTAAATAATCATACTCTCCTAATTCTTCTGCTGTTACATCGCAGATATCTCTATGAAGAAAATCTATATTAGGTACATTAACATTACTTGCATCTGCTGCATAAGTTAATTTATCTACAACTAATATTTCAGTATCTTCACCAAGATGCTTTGATCTAACATAATTTACAAATGCTGATCCAATAAATCCATATCCTCCTGTTACAATTATTCTCATATCTTAATCTCTACCTAAATTAGCAACATCGTTTAAATCATCATCATGAATAACACTAGGATTTTGTTTTATAGTCATTCTTGTAATCATGTTCTTTAATTTAGTTGTTGACCAACCATGACTTCTTGTCGTATAAACTACTTCAATAGGTAAATGATCTCCTGTGAATCTCTTACCAATATAATCATCACCTAAAATTCTAACATCAGGTTTAAAAAATTCAATAAGATGTAATAAGTCTTCTTCTGATTCATAAGTAACTACTTCATCAACATCTCTTAATGCCATTAGAGTCTTATATCTTTCATGTAATGGTATTACTGGTTTATATTTAGTATTTCTTGTTTCTGAAGGATCAGCGTGTAAAAACACCATAAAATAATCGCATTCTTTTTTTGCTGATTCAAATGTATAGATGTAACCTGGGTGAACTATATCAAAGTTACCAGCAGTAAATCCAATCTTTCCTTTATTTTGGTCCATAATAAAAACTAATTTATTATTATATGTAAGAAATGAAATTTGTTTTACACATAATTTTATTAGTTAACAGACAGAGGTGGCTTTAAAACAATCTATAAAGAAGATAGAGAGGGGCTAGCATCATATAATGATTTAGACATATGTATATATGTATTTAGATATCTCCCATCTAGAAGAGAGTTATACTAAAGACCAAGTATAAACACTATAATCATTAAAGCTATATAAAGTACCGGTGAGATATCAATCTTAGTTGTTGTTTCCATATAATATTTATAGAGAAAATAACTAAAAGTTTATCCTTTGTATATTAATTAATTGTTAATTAATTGTTACCAAAAACTACAAAAGCCAGCGTTAGCCAGCTTTTATACATTATCTATCAGGATACCAATTATCATAAGGATCTTCTTTATGCAGCTTTACCCAAGTCTTTATCCAGTTTTTGAATTTCTTTAGCATCTTTTGTTTGTATCTTTTTTAGAATTCTTCCCATTTCATCATCAGCTATTTTAATAGTAGCTTCATTAGCTTTCATCCTAACTTCTAATTTAACTTTATTAACATATTTAGTTAAAGTTTGATTATCACCAGCTATAGCATCCATTTGATCTATAATAATACCTTCCTTATTTTGTAAGGCTTGCTTTTTCTTTTCTTCTGCATTTACTGCTACCGATAATACAGGATCTGCCGTATAATTAGAATCTTTAGATTTAAGCTCTTCTTCTGCTTTGTCAATATCGTTTTGCTCTATATCTAATTTTTGAATCTGAACTTTTATTTTAAATAATTGATCTCCTAATTTTCTTAGCTTTCTTTTTTGCCCTGGGTTAATAAAGATACCTTTTATAAATGAAAACAGACCTTCATTTAAAATATCGTTAAGATCTTCATAGCTTACACTACCTTCTAAAAGATCATATGATTCTTTTACAAGTTGTTGATTATTAAATTCTTTAAATGAAGGTATGTTTTTCATAGTTATTTAGTACATTTAGTAGTAATAGTTACCTCATCAAATACTTGTGCATTATGGCTTCCATCTTTAAATGAATATTCAAATATCCAATTTCCATCATAGTCAGGTACTTTTGCTGTTGGGTTTGCATTACCCTGTTCAGGTTGAGTTGTAACATGAGCAGAACCTTCCCAATAACCATATCCTACTGGAAGTTGACCACCCCACCCTGAAGGATTTACAGCTAAGCTATCACAACCATCTTTAGGTCCGTGTATACCGATTGTAAAAATAGTACCATCAGCTTTATGATTATTCGATTGTAATAAGTAAGATGAATTAGATTTTACTAAAGTGGTATCATTTACTACATCAACACAGAATGAACAGTTAACATAAAGATCCATATCTGTTTTATTAATAACATTTAAAGATGAAGTAACAGAATCTGACTTTAAGTCTCCTTCTGATTTTTTAGTATTATTACAAGCAACAAATAGTGTAGCTGCTAATAAAAGTGTAAATAGTTTTTTCATTGTTTTTGTTTTTATTTATTTTAAGTCTATTAATTTATTTCCTGATTTTTTAATAATAAGATCATCTGTTTTTAACATTACCGCTAAGGCTCTGCCAAAATCTTTTCTTGCAACATCAGTTGAATGTAAATAACTCCATTCCTTAGCATTCTTGTTTGCCCAATCCATCCATACCTGTCTTAAGGCAATGAATAGTTTAGTACCGTCTGTAATACCAGTAAGTTCTTTTTTGATTTTGCCTCTGTTCTTATATGCCCATTTTTTAAAATCTAAATAAGCTAACTCATTAGGAGTATCTTGGAACATAGGTCTTCCTTCGTTAAGTGGTTTAATGTATTTCATATTATTTAGGATTAACAGATGAATGGTGAGTTGCGATCATCCACTTATCATTTTCTTTTTTCCAAACATACGTGTATCTTGCAGCTACAGAAGTTCTTTGGCCATCTTCTCCATCTAATTCAAATGTATAAGTACCATCAGAGATACATACATCACCAAAGTTTTGTAAAATAAAAGTATCTACACTTCCTATAGGATTTTTAGTTACGAACATTTCAAAATAAGATAATATTTCAGTATGTCCTTGTTTAATATCTTCAGCAACTGTTCCTAGTAAAACACCGTTGTCTAAATAAAGATCTGTAACTTTAACAGGATCGCCATCAGCTAAAGTATTTAACCAGTTAGTTAATGCCATTTCAATTTCATCATTAACATTTTCATTAACTAATCTTAAATCAATAACAGTACCTTCACCTAACATCTTAGGTAACTTCTTAATAGTCTTTATAATTGTAGCAACATCATCATCAATGTTACCATAAGTTGGTGATACTTTTGTTTTAGGATGTCTAACTGCCATATTAACTACTGAACCATCATCATTAATATTATATGAACCACCATCGTATTCTTCACCATCATAATCTAAATCAAATGAATCTTCTTCATGACCTTTACTAACTGTAACCTTTACACCATCTACTTTTGATAAAGCTTTTGCAAATTTCTGTGCCACTTTTAGAGTTTCTTCTTTAGAAAGACCAGCTCTTTTAGCTTCATTAATAGAATCAAATGTTTTAATATGTTTCATAGCTTTAATCTAATTTATTGTATAATGCAGGATATTGCTCTTCAAAGTTTTCACCATAAGTTTCATCCCATATTCTACTTAGTTCTCTTTTATCTTTAATGTTTCTTTGTTTAATAATTTTAGCAACTGCTGGATATTTTGAATGGAATTCTTCTCCATAAATATCTTTCCAATGTTGTGCTACTGTATTATCAGTATGATCATCATGATGAGAGTTACCATTTGACTTATCTCCACCGTCTTTAGATGAAGATTCAGTTAAACCTACAATCTCAGAACCGTATAATTCTAGACCACTAGTAAGTTCATATTTAAAAGTACCAGCAAATCCTTTAGTTCTTTTTTTAATAACTCCAGATTCAATGTTTTTAGATTTTGACATTGCATCAGCAAATTTACCAACTCCACCTTTATGATCTAATTGATAATCAACTCTCTGCCCTTTCTTATAAGGTTTTGCGGCTTCATCTAATTCCACTGATTCATTAACTCTAACACCGTAAGTAGTTCTTAAATTTCCTAATTGACCTTTCTTAACATCTAATTGTTCACCTGTGCGTTTCATTGTTTTAAGATCAATAATATCAAACTCAGAAATACTACCTACAGATTTTACAAACTCTAATGCAACATCACCTAGATCAAAAGCATCTTTCCAATCCACGAAGAATTTTCCAGGTTTTGCTACTTGTTTTATATAAGCACCATTCTGTGGTTGGTTATTAGGTGCAATTCCAAATTTTCTTAAATGAGTTAATCTTTGTTGATCACTAGCTTCGTTAACTATTTCTGTATCAAATGATTCTAAAACTTTACTGTTCTTTTCAATGTATGATAAGACAGCAGGTGTTTGTTTAATCATTATACCTTTAAAGGTTGGTTTATCAAAATATTGTGGGCCTTGTGATGATCTGCTTGCATATTTGTTCTTTAGAGAAAAATGATCAGCAAATACTCCACCGGGTAAATTATAAATAATAGTTCCTTTAGGGAGTGTTACATTTGAAAAGTTTCCAATAGTAGCGCCTTTAGCATCTTTCTTTAATTCATATTTTCTATCTTCTAAAGATTGTGTAGAACCAGACATTGTACCAGATACTAATGTTCTTTTTAATTCATTAACTGATTCATCAACACCAACAGTTGCAAGTTTAGTTATATCTTTATATTGATATAAGAAACCTATAATAGGATATTTGTCACCATCAGTAACTTTATAACCTACTGCATTCTTATTAGTCTTAGGAGGATTAGGTATGTTTACTCTTTTCATATCCTTTCCTTTAAATATAAATGAACCTATAAAACTCTTGTTAGGTGCATAGTCCGTTTCAATTACTTCCCATTCACCAAATCCTGTTTTAATTTTATCACCTATTTTATATTTACTAGTAATATATTTTTCAGCTTCATACATCATATCAGGATGGAATTCTTCTTCCTTTTCCTTTTTCTTTCCATCAGACACTTCTGATATTCTACCGCCATGATCAAATTGGGATTTATTAACAGTAAAGATTTTACCGTCATCATCTTTTAATTTTAATACATAGCCATTATTATCTACAACCTCAACGGCACCGCCCATATATTGAATCATAGATCCTTTTTTGATTTTCTTAAAATCTTTAAGGTCTATCTTACTTTGGTATTCCTTGGTAAATTTTTCAAATAATTTAATATATTTCATTACCTCATTGTTTTTATTTCAGCCTTAATATCATTATGAAATTGTTTCATAAAGTCTTTACCTTCTTGTGAATTAACACCATCATCAGTTATCCAATCAATTGCATTACCTAAACCTCTAAAAGGAGTATGATAATTTACATCGGTTGCTGAATCATGTAATTTAGTAAGGGTTTTAATTGGAGTCTTATGATTTACAGTTAGAGCATACTTCATCATACCATCATAGTCAAAATCATTTGACCACATATCTCCTGGTTTAAATTTCTTTGCTTCATTAAGATCAATTGATTCATTTACAAATACAATAAAAGATTCACCAGCAGAATTAGGATCTTCTAACTCTTTAAAATCTACACTGTGTTTTTTTAATATCTTTTTAGTTTCAGGCCATGAGTCGTTAACATAAGAATAAAGAATGATTGTATTTTCATCATCAGTATTAACACCAGACTTTTTCCAAATCTTTTTAGTTTCAGAATCAGCATCTTCTAAGTAATCAATTTGAGAACCTTGCTTTTCTAAATCTTTAACTGCTTTATCAGATCTAGACACAGCTTCATTAACATCAACAGATTCTTTAATACCTAAAAATTTTGCAGCAGCTGCTTTTAATTCTTCATAAGTATATTTATTAGTTAACGCATTATCTAAAATAGTTCCTCCTTTTTTACCAATAGCATACATTGATACATGATCAAATCCTAACCATGGGCCAACATATTCATCAGTTGCTTTTAATCCTAGATCAACTGATAATGTCCACGCTAAAGACCTTCTTCCTAAGAATTGGTCATTGACACCTAATTTACCGGCTTTGAGATATCCTGATGCATTTACTGCTTCATTTAATTCAGCCCCTTCGGTTATAAAGTTTTCATCTAAACTTTTAATATATTTCATAAGTTTGTTTTATTTAATACTATAATCATCCCAGTAACAAAAAATGTACTGAGATGATGTATTGATTTCAATTATTTCTTGATCCATCCTCTAAGGAGATCCCAGTTTCTAGTTAAGAATACACCGAATGCAATTCCAGCATATATCTTGTAACCAAATATCCATAGACCTACGCCTATACCTAATGATAATAAAGCAGAGAAACCTTTTGAGTCAATCCAACTTACTACTTTTCCAAATAATTCTTTTGCTTTTTCCATCTTAAAATTAATTTATTTATTTTTACTTATATAATACTTGCACTGTTCCAATTACTGCTGGCGTAGTACCTTCTACTTGACTAAATGAATATGGTATTAGTTGCCCAGGTTGAACTGTTCCTAATGAAACAAGTGTACCGTTCAAATCTAAAACATTTATGACAGCGGCCGCTGCACCTGAATATCTAATTGCAGCAGGATAAGTTTTATTTTGTGCAGTTGCACTTATAACAGTTCCACCTAATGTTTGTAATGTTGCAACAGCAACTGAACCTGTACCGACATTATCTGTACCTTCTTCTTTAAATGTAATAACATCACCTACAGCATGACCTTTACCTGGTGTTAAAATTCTAACTTGAGAAACATTACCAATACCGCCAAAAATATTGTCAGCTGTTAATGTTAATTTTATATCTCCTTGTGTTACTGTGGCATTATTACCATTTATAACATTCAGTGCAGTTTGTAAGTTTGCTACAGTAAGTGTAACTATATCTCCAACTGCATATCCTGAACCTACATCACTAATTGTAATATTAGTAACTGTCCCTGTAGCAACTGTTACTAGGAATGTTGCACCTGTTCCAGATCCACCTGTTGATGTAATTGCTGTTGTAGTTCCACCAACTACTGCAGCACCAGATGCCGTATTTCTTGTCCAAGTATATGGGTCTGCTGGTAAATTTGTATAATTCTTTAATAGGTTATTTTGAAAAGTTTGAAAACCAGCAGTAACACTAACCGTACTTCCTGCTTTTAATATTCCGCCACTTTCAACAATTGATGTTGCTATTCTTAAACCTGTACCTGTACCAGTAGATGAAGTCTGTACTAATGTTTTACCTTCTCCTAATGTATAACCAGATCCTGGTGTAACAGTACTTACTGTTCCAGTTGTTCCAGCTGGTGGAGTTGGTATTTTTCCTGGTTCTGAAGAATCGTGTTGAGTATTAAAGGTAATACCTAAATCAGTATCTCTGTTATATTCAACACTAGAATTTGCTACGGGTACTGTAGCATCATCTGTTTTTATTATTCCGTATACTCCTTGCATAATTGTGTATTATTTTCTTTATTTATTCAACTAAGTTGAGTTCTTTTTGAACTTGGGTTGAATGTTTACAAGTTCCTCTAAATTTACCAGCAGGACAATCACATGAGAATTTGCCATTTCGGTTTGTTACAGTATATTTATCGCCTCTTGATCCAGTAATTGTATAAGTCTCTGATTTTTGATTTGCATAAGGATTTGTAACCTCAACATCATTAAATGATATATGATCCTCGACTGGGATCCATCCTGGGAATAGGTATTTTTGACCGCCTATTGTTGAAAAGGCTATACCCATATGTGATTCTAATTTAATTTTTGCCATATTCCGTTTTACGTTAATACTCCACTTAGACTCAGCCTTTCGGTTTGTAGGCGTGAGATTTGACGCCTCGTTGTTCGGTTGTTAACCTATCTAAGAGCTGGTGGGTGGGAGAATCGAACTCCCGATTTCCATACCTAAGATTTACTTTACGCAGCTAGCATTGCTTTTCAATCCTTAGAAGATATGGCGCCGTTACCACTTGGCTAACCCTCCGTGTTTAATTTTTTATACAGATAAACCTTTTGCTTTTCTATCTGCTATCTTTGCTTCTAAATTAGTACATAGTTCTTTAAACTTATCATCTGATTCGAACGGCTTAACTGATTCTGCTTTTAACAAATCACCTTTTTGATTTTTAATCATTAAGCTTTCGCCTGATAATTCTACTATAAAATTTCCAATTGCTTTTTTCATACTATGCGTTTATTAGTTGTTTGTTATTTTTCCATGTTTTTATTACTTGTACCGCATGGTGCTCAGTACATCGAAGTTTGCTCGCAATAAACTCAGAAAATTCTAGATTTAAAGATACATAACTTTTCATATATTGTTGATAATAAAATTCAACTGTTCCATTAAGGTTATCTCCGTTCTTTTTCATATAGTTTTAGTTTGTTTATTAATATAGTATAAATATAATCAATTTTTATTGGTTTTGAACCATAGTTTCATGTTATTTTCAAAAAGTTATTAACAATTTAATATCCCATAACAGCAGCAAAAGTTAGAGCTAATATACCACCACCTATTAATACTTTCCAATACCATTTTTTAACATAGTCATCTTCATAGACAACACAATGAAAAACAAAGCTCAAAAATATAATAAAGAGCAATGCAAATATTTCCATTATACTCCCCATTAATTGTAATTAATTTTATATTTAACAGGTTCAGCTCCATTTAGCACAGCCATTAAAGTTTCTTTTAATTCTTCAAAGGTTGGTTTTTCTTTATAAGCTTGTTGAAATGTTTCACTACCGCTGGTAAATTCCATTCTTCCTGTTGTAGTTGATTTACTAGCTCTACCTAACCAAGGATTTCTTGCAGGTCTAAACGTAGTAATTCCATACCATTGGCCACCAGTTACTTGTACTAATATACCTTCAACTGAGGTGCTACTTTTAATTGGTTTTTCTTTAACAATTTTAATCATGTTATTTTTTTTAAAATTAAACTTCTAGTACTAATTGATTATCAATATGTACATCAAAAGGTAAATAAGATTCTAACAATGAATCTGTATCATCTTTATATTTTAAGACGGCCACTTCCTTAGCTTTAGCCTCTACTTCTATGTCTACGGCATGACCGTAATCATTAATCTGTTCGTATATGAAATCAGCATGGGCTTGTGCCTTACAACCTGGATCCTCGAATGTTCTTCGGCATGATGAATAATGAAATAATGGTTTTACATTATGATATTGCCATGTAGTCATTGCCAATTCAAATGCTTCTTGTTCAGATAAGTCACCAGGTTGAAATCTGTGGTGATGAAAATCAAAAGTAATAGGTACCTTTACTTCAGAGAAGATGCCATCATATAAATCCTTTACAGAATACATAGATGCTTTATCATCATTCTCTACAACTAATCTTGCTTGAGCTGATACTGAAAGGTTTTTGTAATTATCAGACCACCTTTGTAATGTAGCCTTCTTGTCACCATAAACTCCATTGCAGTGAATATTAATAGGATAATGATTAGATTGCTCTAATCCCATAATATCCATAATTTCTGCCGTTTGATTAAGTTCCTTTGTAGTTTTAGTAACCAATACAGGATTCGGAGATCCTAGAACATTAAAAGGGCCAGGGTGGAAACTGAGTCGTTGTCCATATTTAATAGCAAGCCTACCTGCACCTTTTAGAATTGTAGATATTTTTTGGTAATCTGGTAAATCTTTAAGTTCATACTCTGACATCCACGGAAACATGTTTGATGACATGCGATAGACTTTAAATCCATTCTTTTCATTCCATTTAATAATTTCTACAAGATCTCTGATATTTTGTAATGCAAGGTTGCTTACATGAGGTAGTCCACCAGATTGAAACGTTGCCTTTCTACATGTTCTATTAACAGTAATCGGTATTTGTCGTAAATTTAAATTAATACAGCAGTAACCTAGTTGAGTCTTTGGATTCATATATTGGTATTTAATTTAAATATAACAAAAAATATGATCATCTGAAAGTAATTTCTTAATTATTATCCATATAGCATAACCATGTAGTTAATATGTACTTATCATCTGATTCAGGTTTATGTCCTTTATGAACATACGGCCATGAAGCTGGATGAATTATTAATTTACCTACTTCTGGTTTAACTTTAAAAAAATCATCCTCACCATCTTCTTTAAAATAAAACGCAGTTTCTCCACCTTCACTTACATCATTAAGATAAAGAATAAAAACAAATAATCTTTTAGATGATACAACATCATGGTTTTCTAAATGAAAAGAATTAAAGTGGCCTAATCCTTTAAGATAATGTTGTATTTGAAATAATGGATAATATGTTTGACCATTTAATAAATTATCTGTATTAAATTCATCATACGGAGCAAAGTCTCTTAAATATTCCATATTAAATCTATTAAATTTATTGGCTATTAAGTCAACTAATTCTTTATCTTCTGGTCTTTCGCTTCGAATTATATCATAATCTCTAGATTTTTTATGACCCTCTAACACGCCGTACCCTCCTTCACTAGTAAATTCTCGGTCTGATGCATAAGTATGCCCATCTATAATTGCTTGGCATTCTTCTGCCGAGAATGCATTATTAAATATTCCAATAGTATCTTTAAATTTCATATTTCTTTTTATTTAAAATTCGTATAGTCCTGGTCGTTTAGAATTTGATTTTACTGCTCTTAAATAAATCCATGTGCATGATATTTTGTTATCTTCAAAAAATTTACTAGGGAAACTTGTACCACTTGCCATGTTTTGAAACTTTACATTTGTATTAATGAAACTTGCATGAGTTTTCTTTGTCCAATACCAAAAACTATTTTCATTCCAAAAGCTTTTATGCCTAGGATCTTGGTGGGCCCCTCTACCATCAGTTGAAGGTACTTCAACAAAAGCCCAGCCTTTATCATCTAACACACGATACATTTCACTCATAGCAAATTCCTTGTCTTCAATTAATTGTATAACATGTGAAGCTTTAATGACACCTACAGAGTTATCTTTTAATGGCCAAGGTTTGTGAATATCAAAATCAACATTTAATAAATTAATTATTTTTAGATTTTTTCTTTGAGCATCCAACGTAGCTAACTTTTCTTGCCATTCTATTTGTAATTCTTTAGTACCTTTCTGTATAGCAGCGTTTCTTTCTAACCAAGTATTATCACCATGAACTCTATATAAATAAAGACATTTTCCTATTTCATAAAAATCAGTAATCATATATGTTCTCATAAATAATTCTTGATCATCTAAAATAGAAAGTTCTGGATTATGACCTCCTACTGAATGATAAATAGATTTTCTCCAACATCTAATATGATCTGGGCCAAAACCAATAAGAGATGCCATCCCGGCACAAGGTTCAAATGAACTGTTGGACCAATATTTTTTACCTTCCCATTCAATTTGATAAGGGGTAGTCCAACCAAATGCTGGATTATAAGGTATATTATCTTTCTGAATTATAGCAGTATGACTATATGCAAAACCAGCATTAGGATTTTCTTTAAATGCTTTAGCTACTTCATATAAACAATCAGGCGTAATTAAATCATCATGATCTACTTCCAGTAAAATCTCACCTTTACCTAATAGAAATGCTTTATTTTTTAAATAACCTACATTGGTACTATGCTTATGCTTTTTTCTATCTTCATAAATGCTAACCCTATCATCATTAAGAATTTCATTTAATAATTCTTTTTTCTTAGCTTTGCCATTTAGATAAATAACCCACTCCCAATCAGAGTATGTTTGCTTTTTAATAGATTCATATAATTCATGAATATATGTTAGCTTGTGTGTTGGTGTAATTATACTTAATTTCATATTATTGTTCTATATCAAAGAAAAACATGTGGAATAATCTTGAGTCGTTTAAATTTTTACCAAAGTATTGAGTAGCTGCATGAATTAATTTAGCATCCCATATTGCTAAACGATTATACTTATTTCCTATTCTATCAATTTCTTCCCATTTAGTACCATCTAAAAAATCATCGTGTTCTGTTCCTATAAATTTAGCTTCTATTTCTGTTATTTGTGATTGAGATTTAATATCATTCTCTCCTATGACTGGTGCTTTATCTAACCAATGCAATGATTTATGCCTAAAGAAAGAAGTGCCTGTTGTAACTGGTGCATTGGGTGTTAAAAATACAACTGCTGCATGGCTTTGGCCATCATAATGATAAACAATAGGATCTATTGGTGTACAGTGTTGAAATACACCACAGTGAGCATGTGTTTCTGTCCAATTGGTAATTTTTTTACCTAGGACTTTTTCTAGTTTTTCCTTTGTACCTTCAATAACTAATTTAGACTTAGTTCTTTTCCCTTTATGATATTGGCTAGGAGCATAATCCAGATTTAATGCCATTTTTCTTACCTCATCAGGATATGTATAAAAATCATCAATTGCTATTAGAGTAGGTACTTTATCATTTACTTTATTAAATTTAGGATTAAGGACAGCAACGTACTTAGTTAAATCTATTTCATTAATATCATACCAAACATTATTACTCTTAGCTTGTATTGTAATTTTAGTATTTTTAGTTCTAATTACTAATATATTTCCGCAATTAATAAGATTTGCATTATTATAATATTTAACAACATCTTGTCTTGGTATACTAAAAGCCGTATCTAGATATTCTACGTTATCTTCTTTAATTCTTAATTCTTTTATTTTCCTATCATCTGTAAAACTATACCAGCAAGTAATTGTAAATAAATCTTGTTCTAAATTTTGTATACTGTCAATATAGCCAAAAATATCTTTATGTAAACTTTTATGATTATAATCCATCTTAATTAGTTATTTTATTTTTATATGTATTTTTTTGTTTTTGTTTTCCATTTTGTTTCCAATCTATCCAAAATCCTACTGCAACCATTAAATGCAAGAATATTGATAAACTATATTCATATGCATCATGCCATGTAGCAAAATGTAAATGTACATGCCCTATTACCCAAAAAGGTATTGCCATTTGTTGACTATACCATATTAAAAAGAATGTAATAAACTTTTTCATGTTATACTTTTTTAAGATCTTTTCTTATATCTTTTTCTACTACTCTTAAATATTTCTGTCGTTTCTTGTGTGATACAAATGGTACAGACCAGAATTGTTTTGTTTTTCTCCACCTACTCAACTTCCAACCAAATACAAATGAGTACACTCCCATTACTAATCTTAGTTTAACTGAATTAAAATATAGCGTAATTACTGGTAACATTGGAGCTCCGTGTGTAATGTATGTTCTAACTTTCTTATCACTCAAAAATGGTTTTGGATAAGCATACATTCCTTTTATTGGTACAAACTTATATGCGAACCCTGGCGTAAGAACCTCATCAAAGAATGTTTCCATCTTAGGTGTCATCCTAAACCACCATACAGGTGATACAAAGTAAATATGAGTTGACCAGGTAATTAATTTCTTATATTCTTCAATTAATACTTCTCTATTTCTATGTAACTTATCCTCATACACATCGATAACCTCAAAGGTTTCGTTGTTATCTTCAAGTTCTTTTGTAATGGTTTTGAATATTCCATTATAACAAAATGACTCTCTATCAGGATGCCCTATTACTACTAAATGTTTCTTACTCATAATTACAGATCCCATACTGATTTTCTTTTTCTTTTTGCAAGCTTAAGTCTTATTAAGAATATTAATTTTTTAATCATTATTTATTTTCAGCTTTCCACTCTTCTCCAAAATGGCCTACATCTGCCCTGTGCTCATCCGTTGGATCATATTTTCTTGTAACATAGTATGCTAATATAGTTCCTGGTTCCAACGCTTTATAACCGTGATATATTCCTGGGGGTATTTCTAATACTTGTGGATTTTTATCAGAAAGATATTTAAATTCACAACCGTCTTTTTCTGTTGCCCATCCTACTTTTAAACTACCTTTAATACAAATCCAGTAATCAGTTTGTTTTTCATGTTTATGCCAAGCTACAATATGCTCAGTTGAATTTATATAAGATACATTAATTTGACCTTCTCCTACCGGAAATACATTCAATAATCGCTGTGCTCTATCATCTTCGTGATAATTCATATTATTTAATTTTATTAATTAATTCTTTTGCTTGTATAATATTATCTTCAATAGAACAATAAGTCCATGACCCATACCTTCCAATAGAATATATTCCTTTTTTATTAAAATCTTTACAAAATGTTTTATAAGTTTTTTCGCTCTCTGTAGTTATATGAACATAAGCAGGATCCATAACAATAAATTGATGATCTATTAAATTATGATCTGTTATTATACCATTTTGTTTAAGATCTTTTAGAATTTGATTTAATAATACTTTCTCTTCTAATAGTTCATTACTCTTTGCGCCAACCTCTACATATAAGCTTAATTTATCTGTACCTAGTATATTATTATAAAAACCTATACGATAAAATATTTCATTACCAGGGAAATATCTCCAGTGAGTTTTTATATCCGTACCTTTATCAAAACCTAAATTAAATACTGCTACTTTATTTGATGATAATTCTGAAGTAGAATTATCTGAAACCATAGGTAATATTTTATTGAATGGCATTGTACTAATTAAAGTATTATAATGAACTTCCCCTTTATCTGTATAAACTATTTTTTTATTAGAGTCAATTTTATTAGCTTTGGAATTTAACCATATTTTATTTTCATCTACTCGTTTTAATATAGATTTAATAAATTCAAAGCTACCGTCTACTGGATAAATGAATGTTCCATTATAAGATTCATAATCATTAGGAACTGTTATCTTTTCCATAAGTTCATCAAACTTAATTGGCTTTGGAAAAAATCTACCCATTGCATCTGCATCTAATTTATTAAGATCACATGCATATAATTTTTCATTGTAAGGTATTAGAAATTTTTCAGCAATTGCTTTACCTGATGTAGAATTTACAAATGATTTAAAATTTTCATTGTCTATATCACCTAAGTAATACATGTCTCTTAAACATTCTAAGAAATCTTTCTTTGGTAATTGATGAACGTTATATTGAAAAGGAAAATCTATAACAGTACCCTTATAATCTATATCTGTTATTTTTTTAACTGTTACAACTTCACATGCCATTTCTGACATCATATACTTTTTTATTTCATCATTCCTAAAATGAAAGAAATGCCCACTGTAATCCCAAACAAATCCATTTCTTTTGGTAGTTTTACAATACCCACCTAATTCATTTGCACCTTCAAGAACTAAGTAATCTGAATCTTTTCCTAAAAAGGCGGCTGTTGATAATCCAGTAATACCGCCTCCTATAATTAATTTATCTACTTTATGCATTTTGTTGTTCTCTATTTTCTTGTTCTTGTACACTTAACGGATTTCCTTTGTCATACCATTGGGCACCAATAAAATCTGATTTTTCATGCTCGGGTCTATCTTTAGTAAAATAATATAATGCAAATGAATGCCGTGCTATGTATTCTGGTGAATTTAGAGGGTCAGGGTGACCATGTAGTGCATCATCAGTTGTATTAAAAATAATAGCTTTACCTGCATACGGTTGAAATTCAGAAACCATTTCAGACATATCTTTATTCCAAATCTGTAAAGTTCCACCCCATTCTTTTTGCCAATCTTCATTTAAATAAACTAATAAATTAATTCTTCTCCAACCTAAACCATAAGGATGTTTGTTAAAATCACTATGAATTGATAATTTTCCACCTGATTGTATCATATGCATACCACCACCTGAAAAACCTAGATCTGGCATAAGATCTTTTATTCCAGTTAAGTTTTCTAAAATTTTAATAAAATCTTCTGAATTAAAATAGCTAAGCCACTTCCAGCATACAGGGGCCTTAGTTGAAAGTGTTTCAACAGTATCAGCGATATCGCTAGTAGGACCTAAGATAGTTTCAATTTCACGCCAAGGATAAAAGTATTTTTTGTTTTGGAAATGCTCATTACCTTTATCATATCCCCAGTTTGGAAAGTTTTTCATTTCATTAACACATAATCTTATATCCTCAATAGGTATAAAATTATCGATAGAAATATGTGGATAAGGCTTTGCCTTTATATACGTATCATGTAAACTTAAAGAAAAGCCTGAAGTTAATTGAGATCTAGTTTTCATTATTTAACCGTTTTTCTAAATTATTAAAATGTTCTAAATTTCTTTTATAATGAGGGAGTGAGTTTTTAAATGTTTTACAATGATCAGCATTTTCTAAAATTTCATTTATATAACTTTTACCTTCTTCTACTCGGTTTGTCCAATAACATGCTACAGAAAGCCAATCATTAATATGAATACCATAAACTGTTCTATTAACAAATAAATTATAATTACTTTCAGCATGGTCTAAGTTGCATTCTGTTGCTTTCTTTAAATATTCGTATGCTAAATCATGTCTATTTTGTTTGCAGCAATATTCTCCAAAGAAATAATAAGGCTCAGCCCTATCACCAAATATAGCAATTGCTTTATCCATTTCATTTTTAATTTCATAGAACCTGTCTTCATGATCTTCTAATCTCATTATGATTCTACTTAATCTCATCTGAGCTTCAAACTGTTCTTCAATCCAAGTATCTTTAAATTTTAAAAATAACCTATACCATTGTAAAGCTTTTTCTGTGCAACCGTCTACTCGGTAATCCATATAACTCTGGCCTGCATAAAACGCAGATCTTGTTAATAAACCTTCAGGATCATCTGCTAAACAATCCCAAAATTGTTTTGTTAACCTTTCACCATCATACCAATATTTCCTAGGGTCAAATGCACGTGATCCAATCCCATCACAATTACAATATCCTCTTTCACTAAGATCTCCTTGAATTAAATTTTCTTTATCAGCTTTAACAATTGTATGAGCAGTTCCTAAAAATCTCCATACAAGATCATTTTTATAAACTACTGTAGCTTTCCATGTAGAGTTTCCACGATGCATTGTCATAATATAGTAATCGCTCCCAGCATCTGAATGAGTAAAATAAAAATCCTCAGAAACACGATCATCAGCATCTAAATGTAAAAGGTATTCAGTTTTATCTTTTACATAAGATAACATCTTTGTTTTATTAATTGCATAACCATCCCAAGGATCAACATGCCATGAGCCAGGTAACCCTGATTCATCAAAGAATTTTCTTACTGCATCAAATGTACCATCAGTAGAACCATTATCAGCTACTACTACATAGTCACAATGTTTACCAGCATGTGCTAACGTAACACCTATACAATGCTCCTCGTTTTTACACATAGTAGCAAAAGCCATACTTGGCCTATCCTTTACATCACTTACTTTTTTAGTTCCTGTAAATATAATTTTAGTGACTTCTTTTCGTTTCTTTTTTGAAAGCTTATCCCATTCCTCAATGTTAATAGTTTTGCTCATAATTTTTACTTTATTTTTATATGTAATTATAAAAAATTGTTTATATTGTTATTTATTTAACTCCTATTATCTCATCAATAATTCCGTACTTTACAGCCTCCTCAGCATTTAACCAAAAATCTCTAGTTGCATCCTTTGCTACTTTTTCTGGTTTTTTACCACAATATGATCCGAGTAATTTAAAAAGAGTATTATTAATCTTTTTCCATTCTTTCATATCAATTTCAGCATCTTGTATATTTCCACTAAACCCTCCTGATGATTGATGTAACATTGTTGTTGAATGTTTTAGTGAACTTCTTTTACCCCGTGTTCCTGCACCTAGTAAAACTGATCCCATAGATGCAGCCATGCCTGTATTGACTGTTCTTATATCTGATTTAATATAATCCATAACATCTACCATAGAGAGTCCTGATTTAACAGAACCTCCTGGAGAATCAATATGCATTGTGATATCTTTTTTCTCTACACTATCTAGGAACATTAGTTGAGCCTGAACAACTGTTGACATACCATCATTAACTGGCCCAGCAACCCAAAGTAATCTATCCATCATTAACCTTGAAAAGATATCCATTTGTGTTGCTCTTAATTCTCTCTCCTCTAAAATATAAGGAGTCATTGATGATTCAATTTGCTTCTCATAATAATTTAACTTAGATGAGCTAACATTATGATCACTCATTGCATACTTCTGAAATTCTTTTCCGTAATTCATTATTCTTTTATGTTTGTTATATCAATTATTAATTCGCCTTTTGTACTTTTAACATTAATCGTACCACCTTCTTTTAAATCTCCTTTAAGAATAAATTCAGATATCTTATTTTCAATTAATCTTTCAACGGTTCTACGTAAAGGTCTTGCTCCATACTTAGGATCATATCCTTGATTAAGTATTATTGTTTTAGCGCCTTTAGATATTTTAAAAATATAATTTCCTACTTCTTCTAAGTTTAATGCAAGTTCTTTACATTCTTTAGTTAAAATATCCATTACATTATCTTCCGTTAATCTATTAAATACTACAACCTCATCAATTCTATTTAAAAATTCTGGTGAGAATTTGTTTTTAAGAGCCTTTCTTAAAATAGTTTTTTCTTCTTCAACTTGATTAACCATCTTAGAAGAACTTTCAAATCCTATCCCTTGGCCAAAGTCTTGTAATTTTCTAGATCCTGTATTTGATGTAAGAATTACTAAACAATTTCTAAAATCAACAGTCCTGCCTAAAGAATCAGTTAACTGCCCATCATCTAACATTTGTAGAAGTACATTAAAGACCTCTGGATGAGCTTTTTCTATCTCGTCAAATAATATAACTGAATGTGGTTTTCTCTTTACCTGCTCTGTTAAAAAACCACCACCTTCAAAACCTACATAACCAGGAGGTGCTCCAATTAATTTAGAAATAGAATGCGGTTCCATGTATTCAGACATATCAACTCTAATTAATGAATCTTCACTATTAAAAAGATATTCTGTTAATTCTTTTGCTAATTGAGTTTTACCAACACCAGTAGGACCTAAGAAAATAAAGTTACCCATTGTTCGGTTTCTTTTTCTAATACCTACTCGGTTTCTTTGAACAGTTACTGCTATTTTATTAACAGCTTCTTCTTGTCCTATAACTCTAGATGATAGATGTTTATTAAGACCTAATAAATTTTTGTTTTCTTTATCAGATATTTTTTCTATCGGTACACCTGTTGATTTAGATACAACCTTTAATACATCATCTTCAGTTATTTCTAATTGATTAACTGCCATTTGTTCTTTCCATTCAGCAAGATCATGCTTAATTCTTTCTTTAAGGGTTAAACATGCATCTCTTTCCTTTGCAGCTACTTCATAAAGTTGGCGAGACACTGCCTTTCTTTTAGCATTTTCCTTTTGAACTAATTTTTCTTCTAATGATTTTATCCCTTGTGGAATTTTCATGTTAATTAAATGCTTATAAGATCCTACCTCATCTAATATATCTACTGCTTTATCAGGAAAGAACCTATCCATAATATAACGATCAGCAAGCTTAACAATTAAATTAATAACTTCATCTGAATATGATACACTATGGTGTTCTTCATACTTATGCCTAATCATTGAAAGTATTTCAATTGTTTCTTCTAATGTTGGAGGATTTACTACAACCTTTTGGAATCTTCTATCTAATGCGCCATCATCTTCAATGTTTTCTCTAAATTCATCAAAAGTAGTTGCACCTATACATCTAATTTCCCCTCTTGCTAAAGCTGGCTTAATAATATTTGATGCATCCAATGATCCTGTAGAACCACCGGCTCCAACGAGAGTATGTAATTCATCAATAAAAACAATGATATGTGGATTAAGAATTAATTCATCAACAATACTTTTCATCCGTTCCTCAAACTGGCCACGGTATTTTGTACCTGCAACGATTGTTGATAATTCTAAAGTATAAATGATTTTGCCTTGTAGTGATACAGGAACATTTCCTTCTACCATTTTTAATGCTAAACCTTCTACGATTGCAGTTTTACCTACACCTGGTTCACCAACCAAAACTGGATTGTTTTTTCTACGCCTTCCTAGAATTTGTATAACTCTAAGTATTTCATCGGTTCGTCCAATGACTGGATCTAATTTACCTTCTATAGCTGACTTGCTTAGATTAGTACCATAAGTATCTAACACTAATGTCTGCTTTTTAAACCTCGGCTTCTTTTCTTGTTGTTCTTCCTCTGGATAAATTTCTCCCATAATTTTATTTAGTATAATTTAAATATAACAAAAAACATTACTTTCTGAAAGTGGTTGTTAATGTATATTAATTATACTGCGAAATAAAAATTGGTTTAAGCTAAGACTTAATAGAAATACTTAATTTAGAAGTACCTTTAATTAGGCGATGTATAACGCCTTTAGGTATTTGTATAATCTTCATTGGTTCTAATGACTGAGGTAATTCGTCATCAAATTGAAATTTCCAATCGTTTTCATTTAAAGACTCAATCCAACGATCTTCATCATCGGCATGCCATTTATATAAATGATTAGGGGCAGATGGATCAAAATGCCTAAGTACAGTATTTATAGAATACTCTTCTTGAATAAAAGGTTTAGTTTGATCTTCTATTTGTTCTATGAGTTCATCGTTGGCTTCTTTGCCACACTTACAGTTATTACAACCGCAACCCATTACTTTACTTTATAAGATTTAAGAATATCTTTTAACTCTACAATATCAGCAGGATTTAATGAAACATATTTCATTCCTACATTTATTTGCATGCATTTTCTACCTAGGCCAAAATCTTCAACATCTTTAGGACCAACAAAGGTAGTTATTAAAACATTTTCCTTTCCTTTAAGTCCGCCTTGATTCCATGAACCAATATCAGTTCCTTCAGTAATAGATCCGTTTGCTTCTTCATCATCCTCTACAGGAAATGCAATAGTTTTAGCAGGAAGCTCAGTAGATACATCATGTATAGCAGACCCAACAGCAACTTCATCTAATGACTTTTGAAAATCATCTGTATCAGGAACAAGATCTTCAGCACCTAATGCTTTTGCTCTCTTTACAATAAACTTAGCAGCCTTTGCTTGATCCTTTGCTCTACCGTAAGCTTGGATTGCATTCTTAAGATCTTCTAAATTAGCGATAGGAAAACTCCCATCAGATAAGGCAAATCCTTTTTCTGCCATTGCCTTTCTATCTTCATCAGAATAAGCTTCGGTAATAAATTCTCCGTATGTTCTAAAGTTTTTCATAATTATTATACTCCTATTTTTATATATGTTATCATATCTCCTAATGCACTTAAAGCCTTTTTCTTTGCTTTTTCAAAGTCTTTTGCATATCTGCTAGCAGATCCACCCTTTTGTGCATATCTAACTTGATCTCTTAAATCTAATAAGCTTGCTTCTTCTTTACTCGTTTTTATTCGAGGAGCGGCTTCATTTAATGATTCATTAAATAAATGAACATAGTTTTTATTTTTCTCAGAATAAACTGATTTTATTCTAAATTCTTTTTGCCCTTTTGTATAATATGCTTTAAAGAATAAGTTAGCATCTAATTCTCCAAAGAAGTGGTCTGATTTACCAATAAAGAATTCTGCATTTGGATAAAGTTTTAAAACTTCCTCTTTTGTTTTTGCATCCAAAACACGCGTGTTAAAATCTTTTACAAACCTAGCCTCATCAACGCTTTCTGGTTTTTCATGAACATAACCTAGTTTAGCCATTCTCTCATGATCTTCTGGTTTTTCAGCTTCATATTCATCACCAGTTTCAGGATCATACATCATATGAGGTTCAAAATCTTTAGCTTCATTTACTTTATTTTCATTAGCCATGTTATATTCAACATCCTCGATAAAATCATCTTCACTAAAATTATTATAATCTTTAAAGAACTTTTTAGAATTTCTTTTTGCCATATCTTCTAAAGAACTAATATATTCTCTAGCATAGCTTAATGGAACATCAGCTTTCTTTACTGCTTTATCTATTAACTTTGAAAGTTTTCCTAAAGAAGTTTTTTCATTAATCTCGTTAGCCTCTTTCATTGATTTAGCCTTGGCTTTAAGTTCTTTAAGTTCAGCTTTTAAATCTTTACCAATATATCTTTCTATACCCCAATTAAACGAAGCTGAAAATAATTTATAAAATGGTAATGCTCCAAATTTCTTACCATAAGTTGATAACCTTAACCAGTCTAAATAAGCATCAGCCATATCTTTAGACATTTTAATTCCCTCTACTTCAGTTGAATCGCCTTTAGCTACACCTTTAAGTAAAGATTCGGCCGAAGCTCTTCTTTCTAAGATTGTACCAACAGCTTCATCTATTCTTTGTAAATGTTTCATTGTGTATATTATTTTTTTATATATTACTTACCAAGGATTAGTACTCTTTAATCCTAATTGCTTTCCAAATAGACTTGGTCCATAGCATGCCCAAAAGCCTGCTTTATTTGGATCCATCTTTTTCTTTTGATCACATTGATGTCTTGCCCAAAAACTAGCAGCTGCACCAGGATCATCATTCTTTACAGATAAGTTAGGATCTCCCCATTCAATCTTCTTTGCAACAATCTTTCCTGTTTCTTTATCAGTTCTTCCGCCATCACGATAAACAATAAATTTTCTATTGCCGCCTCTTTCTGGTGAATCAAGTTTAACTTTTTTAGTTCTGCCTGATTTACGATCTTTATAAATAGCTTCTTTACCTACATCAAGGTTCTTAGCCATAAATCCGCTTTTACCTTTTAATACTAGATTTCCTTTATCCCAATATTGTTTAGCTTCTTCAAATAATTTACTATGAGCATCAGATCCTAAACGAAAAACACTATCATCTAAACCTATACCATTATCTACATGATATTTAAGTTCTTCAGATACATTTTTAAAATCAGTAAAGCCTTTTATAAATTTCATTATGCTTCTCTTTCTTTTTTGGTAAATTCAGAAGGATTTTTAATTGGTAGTTTACCAGCCTTGCCTTCATCTCTAACTTCTTTTGCAATATCAGCATCAGCCTTACCCCAAGTTCCTTTACCTTTTTCTAAGAATGCATTTACACGAGCATAACCCCAAGCTACTTGTGGTACACCTGCACGATGACTACTGTTCCAAGCATCCAAACCTCTTCTCATTACTAATCTTAATAATCCAATAGGTACGCCACTCTCGGTAGCCTTATCCTTTAATGCTTTTTCAATGTCAGCTGATAATTTACTACGATCACCTTCAGCTTTTTCTGCTTCATTTATTGCATCGTTATATAATTCTTCTAACCATTTTAAAGTATCTGCCTTTTTTGGTAAATTTTTAAATTCTTTAAATACTTCTTTTGTAAATGCCTTAAAGTCTTTTGCCTCCTTTGCTAATATATCAAGTTCAGACATTGCAGATTCATCAACTGATTCTGCAAATGATTCAATATCCCACTGTATTCTTTGCATTGGATCAGGAACTCTAAACGTTTTCTTAACCCAAGAAATTAACCCTGGTTCTTGTTTAGCATTTTGTGCCATATCGAAAGCATTCTTCCAACCATCATTTGATGCAACATCTTCTAACCATTGGTCATATTTCTTTTGATTCCATTTAATCTTTGCAACGGCCTTCCTATGTGGACCGTCTCCTGCTGTAGAAGTAGCAGCCATATAACTACCAGGTCTAAATATACCAAGATCTTTACCAGTTTTGTCGTATTTAATTTCCTTTCTAAATCTTCTTAATGAATATTCTCCACCTTCAATTTGTTTTCTTAATGAATATTCGCCTTGTCTTTTACCAAGTTCAATTTTCTTTTCCTTAGCAACCTTAGGATCTATTTCAAAATGTAAAGATTTAACTAAATCTAAAATATCATCAAAGTTGCCTTCATTAACTTCTAATATATCAGTAGAATCAAATTCATTATCTTTTAACTTTTGTAATAACTCTTTGTCATTTTTTGCAGTAAAATCATAATCAACTTCTCCACTAACAACTACATAATATCCTTTTCCTTTTTTATAAATCTCAGCATTAGAACCTTGCCCATCAGAAGTATCTCCTATATGATTCTTTGAGTTATATGTTGCTTCATTAACGTTTTCAAAAGCTGAACCAACTTCCTTTCCACTAAGAACATCTTTACATGCTTTATTAAATTGCTTTAATTTTTTAGTAGCATCTCCTGAATAACCATCTTGCATTAATTCAATAGCCATATCTAAATGGCTTGCTATAGTTCCAGCATATTCATCATCTATACTATCAAACTTATCAGATAAATCTAGTAATGCATCTTCACCAGTCTTCTTAGTAATAGTTGAACCTAATTTCAATAAGGGTTTTAATCCTCGAGCTAATTTTTCATTAACTTCTTCATCTATAGGAACACAATTATTAACTCTTTTACCACTTTGAGAAGATATCTTTGTTTTAGGAGATCCTATTTTATAACCATCCCAGCATGGACCTGCCTTTTCATCTAATGATTCTTCAATATTAGTATCAACAATTTCTATATCTCTGGCTGCTAAATCCATCTTAGCATCATATGCCATGTCTTCATCCTTAAAGTAATAAACATTACTTCCATTAATATCAAACTTCTTACGATACATGTCATCTAAAATTGCTAAAGCCTTTCTAGCATCTCGGACAGCTACTTCAATATAGTAACCCTTTCCTGGTCCTTCATTTAAAGAGTCTCTAAATGATAAATATTCTTTTATATGTTTCATAATTACCAAGCATAATTTTTAGCCTTTACTGCTCTAGCTCTATCTTGAATTCTTTTAGCATAATTCTTTATTTCTCTTGCATGCCAGTTATCTTCTCTACCATCAGCTTTTGCTTCTTTATCTTGTCTTTCATAATCCTTATATCTTTGGTAATCATCTAAAAGATTTTTAATGTAATTAGCGCCATCAGTTATCTTAATACTTCTTCCTCTTGGATCTTCACCAATAGTAAGGTTTCCAAATTTATCCATAGTACCATCTTTTAATGCATCGGATATATGTTGATTTAATAATTCAATAGAATCTTTAACTGATTTATCAACATCAGTCATTGCAGCTCTATCGGTTAAGATAGCATCATACCTTGCTTGATTTTCTTTTTTAATAGTTTTAGCATCCTTTAACGCAGTTGCACCTGATTTAGCATTGGCACGATCACTAGTTAAACCGCTTACATCATACTTATCTCTTAAACTATCTAAGTCTAATACATAAACACGAGTTGCAATATCAATAAGATTTTTCCTTGTTACTTTAGCAACAACATTTTTGCCTTCATAGCCTCTGTAAACTCCGTTAGTATCATATTCTTTTGCAAGAAGTCCATATCTTTCTTCAGTACCTTTTCTATGTCTACTATAAGAACCACCTCTATCAGTAGCAAATCCATGCCACATCCCAGCACCACCTCTTACAACAGATAATACTATTCCATATTTTGAAATGTTACCTAATGTTAAATCTCCTGGTAAGTATTTTTTGTTTGCCTTTGCCCATTTAATAAATCCTGGATCATCATCAACAAAGAATCCTATTTTGTTAGGGTTCTTTGCATCGCCACCTTTCCAATAAGCTTCTGGTGAAGTTGTAGTAAAATCCGAATCCGAAATTTTGTCTAGAGCAAGACTTGCATATTTTTGCATGTCTTTGGCTAAGTTGCCACCCCATTTGCCTCTACTTTGGCTAGATAAATCTCTTAAGATACCTGAACTAAAAGCCTCATTGAGTACTTCGGTATTTAGAGACTCTTTAAATAATTTGTAGTCTTTAATATGTTCCATGTTAAACAGTTTGTTTTCTTTATTTATTCAACAAGGATGGAGTTATTTTTTAATGTCTTCTACTCCTAAATGTTGTTGAATTATTTTGATGATTTCTTCATCTTGGCGAACAGTTCCTATTTGTCTCCATTCATCATCTGAAAGAATAGAACCGACCTGTGATGCCAGGCCGGTTTCTGTAATTAAAGCATCCACTCCTCGTGTATACCAACTTCTTATTCTTTCTACTCCACCGTCATTATAAAATCTGATAACTTGATCATTATCTATATGTCTTCTGTGGAATCCCATATTAAACTGTTTCTACTACTGGATCAACTTCATCCATTAATTGATTAAGTTCATCTTCAGCTTTATTATATTCATCAATTGATACATCAAGAATAACATCAGGATGATTAACTTCTTTATCTAATTCTGATAACTTTACGTGATTATCTCTAAGTGCTTGGTTATCTTGATGAACCTTTTGAACTACAGTAGAAAGATCTTGTCCAAATTCAGCCATTAACTCAATAAAATTTCTAGCTTCAAAGAATCCTTTACCTTTCATTGATGTTACCATTGTCCATAGGATAGTAATACTTGTACCTCTTAATTTAACAATACCGTCCCAGTCTTTAGACTGAACTGCTTTAGAATTTTCTTTAAGATTAGAATATAACATTACTAAACCTGTCGCAGTAGTATGACCCCATTCAGCATCTTTTTCTAAAAACTTCATAAGTTGCTTATAAAGCTTAGCTTTTGCCATTGGAATATCATACTCATTTTTCTGAAGATTTCTAAGTAAATCTTCATTAAGTTTTAATGCAGCTTTCTTATCAGTAATAATTTCACTCATCTTTCGAGGATCAGGTTTTATATGAGTATTTCCCTTAGGAGTATATAATTCATCCTTTAATTGTTGTTGTTCTTCTTTAGAACCCACAGAAGCATCGATTTGATTATCGTATGACTCTTTATTGTTTCTATCCATTTTAATTGTCTTTGCCATCTTTTAAATTATTAGTTTTTGTTTTTGTTTTTACTTTAGGCGTTGCTGCCTGAAATTCTTTATTAATATTTCCACATTTACTACATTCCATTGTATCTAAAGGTAATAACCTATCTTGGCCATCTGGTGATACAAACCTACTTATCTTTCTTAAGAAGAATCCTGGCCTAAACACGTTATGACCACACTCATCACAAACTATTTCTTGTGTTGAATCAATATCTACATTCATTTTTTGACCTTCCATATTAATTATATACTTTTATTCTTATTTGTTTTAACTTTATTGATTTCATTTAATTTATATTCTGAATCAATCCAATTACTCTCTACATAGTTCCATAATGATTGGGTTGGGTGATCTGGTAATTTAGGATGAGGTTGATTTTTTGCCCATCGCCTAGCCATAACAAAACCTTCTGGTGAATATGAAAATTCACCTTCATGCTTTGGCAAAAACCAAGCTCTAATTTTTTTAAGTATTTTAAACATTATATTTTTTATTTATTAACACATTAAACTCTTTAGCATTTCGTTCCCATGTGAAATCTAATGCTGATTTATAGTTTTCTTCTATTTGTCTAGTTGTAAAGTCAATGTTATGACTTTTTACATCATTGTAATGTGGTGTTATTTCTAACATGCCGGCTTGTGGCATTATAACAGGTATGCACTTGCAAAGCTGAGCTTCTACTGAAGATATACAAAACGTTTCAGGCACTGTGCTTGAATTAATCCATATCTCAGCGGTTACGAGTTCATTTATCATTTCTATATTAGAAACTCTACCTCTATCAAAAACTCCTGTCAAGTCACCGGCCACGTGTTGTAAACCAGCTTCTTGTGCAAAGACATGGAGCTCTGCGTTTTGATTGTGTTTTTTGTATTCATTAAACCAGTCAACGGCATTCTGAAGCCCGCTAGTTCTGCAATTAAAAACTATTTTACCAGATTGCTTTAAAGAAGTGTCTATTTCTTTAGGAAAATTAGACTGATCGACTCCGTTGTGTATGGTGGTTAGAAACTCTTTGACATGTTCCCCATATCTACTAATTTGAACACCTGCTTGCCAATCACTAACGCACACTACCTTATCAAATAAAGGAAACAAATTACCTAGGACTTCTGGATTAAATTGTTTTCCATTCCACCATGAATGAGGTTGATAGTCATGTAGCCATAAATAGTTTTTCTTGGCCAACTTGTGATCAAGGACGTAATGGATATACCTAGACACTATAGCAATGTCAACTTCGTTGTTATTTAGATAGTTATTTAGGCTCTTCTTATTTAGGTGAAGTATGCCTTTAAATGTTCCTTCTATAATCATACTAGAAGAGACTACAACTTCATTGCGTTTGTCTTTGGCTAAATTTTCAGCTAGCTTGATTAACGCTATTTCACTACCACCGCATCCTTTAGTATCATATACTGTTTCTGCATTATACTCATTGTCGGAATATCCGCCATACAATACTATTTTCCTCTTCATTTAAAGTATACTTATTATTTATTATTATATGGATTAATTATGAATAGTTTTATAAAAGTCATTAGCATTTTTTAAATCTTCTTTTGTGTCAACGCCTAATGACTTGTAAGATGTCCAACCTGCAACAATAGGTATATTATTGTCCATCCAAGTTAATTGCTCTAGTGAGTCTTTAATAGAACTTTCTGAAGGTTTTAATGCAGATATTTTGTTTAGTACTTTAGCACTATAGCCGTATAAACCAATATGCTTATATGCAAAATTAGTTTTCATGTAAATAGAACTCCTAGTAAACATTCCAACTAAACCTATTGCATTTCGTATTGCTTTAACAACATTAGGATCCTTTCCTTCATTACTTGTTAAATCTGTTGACATTGTTGCTACTTTATCTGGATGATTATGAACAATTTTAATTACTTCATTAATATCATTAGGATTAATAAAGGGTTCATCGCCTTGAACATTAATAATAAAATCAGCAGCCTCAATTTTTTGAACACCTATTACTCTTTCAGTTCCTGTATCTGCACCAGGAGTCCATATAACTTTAGCCCCAAATTTAGTAGCAGCATCATATACAATTTTACTATCACATGCAATAATAACCTCATCAGCATTAGATTCGCATGCCCTTTCCCAAGTATGTTGTATCATTGGCTTATCACCAATCATAGCTAAAGGCTTCCCTGGTAATCTAGTTGATTCCCATCTTGCAGGTATAATAATTATTGTTTTCATTAATTTCCCATTTGATAATCGTTTGGTGGAAGTTCATTTAACAAACTTCCTGGTGGATGCTTAGTGTCCTCTTTGCTTTTCTGTCCTAAATAACCACTATGATGTCTTTTAGAATATTCCTTTTTTGAAAAGTTAATCTTCTTCATTAATTCTACAACTAAGATATCACCGATTACTGTCATTAGTGTTGTTGATATTGTTGGTGTTAATCCTAGCGGGCAAATTTCATCAGCATCACCAGTGTGTAAAACTATATCTGATGCCTTTGCTAATGGGCTATCTTTTTTACCAGTTATACAGATAATACTAATATGAGGATACATGTTTTTAGATAATTCAATTAATTCTAATATTTCTCTAGTCTTACCAGAGTTTGATAAAAGAATAAGAACATCATTCTGTTGAAGTATTCCTAAGTCTCCATGCTGTGCTTCACTAGGATGTAAATAAACAGAAGGAGTTCCAGTAGAACATAAGGTTGTTGAAATGTTTAAACCTATTTGACCAGCCTTACCCATACCTGAAATTACAACCTTTCCACACTTACTTAAACTATGAACTTTCATTTTAATTTTATTAACAGCTAATTCAAAACTAAAATCAACAGGTATATTTCCTATTGCCTGTATTTCTTTTTGTATTAATTCTTTAATTGATTCTTCCATTATATAGTTTTATATTTTTTAAAAACTGGAAATTCAGTTAAGTCACGATAACCATTATGCTCTCCCTGATCTTCTGCGTTGATTGGATGATTTTGCATTAAACATAAACCGTGAGCTGCTTGTTGTGGAGTCATATACATATTCCAACCTAAAGTTTCAATACTGTCTTCTTTATAAAACTTTTCACTCCTACCTTCATACCTTGCTTTTTTAAACCATTCATAGGCTTCTTTGTTATCAGTTAAAATAGCACCACCTTTACCAATATTTAATAATTTTTTAATATGAAAAGATAAACACATAAAGGATTCTTTAATATACATGTTAGATGTAAATCTTTTTGCTGCATCATATATAGGATAGGGTTTTAATTGATATATGCCTTTCCAATGATTAGATTTTGCTGATTTATCAAAAATTATATTTCCACCGGCATGTATTATGCTCATAGGAACTGAAAGATATGTTTGTGATGGGATAGTAACTTCTTTAACTTGTAAATACTTACAAACTAAAAATAAAGCATTAGTGCAGCTGTCAACTGCTACTACATATTTAGCGCCGGTATATTCAGAGAGCTCTTCTTCAAACATACTTACTATTTTATAAGGGCTATGTTTTTTAATTGGCATACTTATTTTATTTTTTTATAAAAATAATGTTCAATTTTAGATAATTGTCTTCTATCTTTTAAATGATTTCCTATTACTCTATAGTTTCCTAATTGTGTTCTATTTACTGTTATATAAGGTTCTTTAATTAATTCAGTTATTTTGTTTTGCATTTCTACATGTAGATTTTTACCTCTTGCCCTAGCAGATACTCCTGCAATAATGCCTTTATATTTTCCATATAGTTCTAGACTTTCCAGTTTCTTTATAATATAATAGGCGCAAATACCTTCGTTATCTTCTACTACAACTTTAATTATATTTTCTCCTTCATAATTATTAATAACACTATTTTTATAATAATCTTCTGCTTGCTTTTCTGTAAAAAAAGATTTGTTTCTAAATCTATTATAAAATTTATTATGAGAAGAATAACACTCCTTTGTTATTTCTAAAATAGCTCCTAAATCATTTTCATTTGCTATTCTAATATTAGGGAGAGATCCTCTGTCATGATCAATTAAAGTTTCAAATTCTATATCTGTTTCAACTAAAGTAAAGCCTAATTCTTGTACTTTTTCTATTTCTCTATATTTATTAACATCAATAACATATTCAATTAGAGCAGGTCCTTGTATATTAGCAAGATCAGTTATAGAATTTATCTTATACCAATCCATGCCATAAAATGTGGTCATCCACTTATCTTTTAAACTTTTCATTTTTTTAACTTTACGATCCAGCTTGCATCTGAAAATACTTTATCAGGTTTACCAAACATTTCATTAACAGCTTTTATGACGCCTGGTGATTCTTCACAGTAATCATGACCACTTATTATTCCATCATTCTTTATTTTTTTTAAACAAATTTGTATATCTTCCTTAACATATTCATAATGATGATTTCCATCAATATAAGCAAAATCTAATTGTGGTAAATGATCTTGTGCTTCTTTAGCATTCATTTTTAATTTTACTACATTAAAGCCTTTTAGGTTTTTATCAAACTCAGCTTCTACTGCTTTAAAATTATGATCTTTCCATTTGCTTTTAAATAAATTTAAGACATCTTCCCAAATATCAATAGCATAAAGAGTTTTTACTTTACCTGATTCCATAAAAATTTTAGTACTAAGACCTGCATAACACCCTATTTCAGACATTACCAAATTTGATGGTAGTGAAGATATTAATTCTTTTAGGCCTTTAGTATTAGCCGGAGTTCTCATTGGAAGTATTTCCATTATTTCTTTTTATTTTTCTTAATAAATTTGACAGGTAATCCTGCATATATACCCGGAGTAGTTAAATCTTTATTTACAAAACCTAAAGCACCTATCACAATATCATCACCTATTTTAGTATCGGCTGCTATTTTGGATCCGGCACCTATATAAGTATTTTTACCAATAATTGTACCATGCTTGGTTATTCTTTCATGAGTAGATCCTAGCGTAATGGTATGAGGTCCTAAAAAACACCCTTCTTTTAACAATACATCTGAGGTTAAAATAGTACCATATTTAGTAGTTACATTTTTTTCAAAAATACAACCACTTGCAGTTCTAATTCTACCTTGTAAAATAGAATTTTCCCCAATAACATTATTTTTACCTATTTCGCAATAATTACCAATCACTGCTCCTTTTTTAATTATTGTCCCACTTGCTATAGTATTAAAATTTCCAATCTTTACGCCATCTTCAATAATAACATCATCTGCTATAATATTATATTTTCCTAAATTTTTAAGTTTCACGGTATTTTTATTTTTATTTTTATATGGTTTTATTGTATTATTGTTTACATAATAATCTAAATACAACCATTTATCATTATTTTGGGTATGTAAATTAATACTAGGTTGAATTGTACCAATCTTTTTGGCTTCTTTTTTTATAATATTAACCAAGCCGTTAGTAGGATGATTTAATTCAAAGGGTAAACAAGCTTTACCAAAGGAGTGTGTATAATTAATAGGATTCATTGCAACCTTTCTTCCCATTAAAGCCAATTCTCTTACTGTTGTCATGCCAAATCCAGCATGTAAATTAATACACATAAAAGATTTGTCATAATAATTTTCTTTGAGATATTTTAAATCATAATAATCATTAACACTATTATGTGTTTTATAAATTAATTCATACGGAAGATATTTTTGTAATTCATTTTTAAGATAATGATTAACAGACCAAGAATGAGTTCCTGTATAAGCATAAATTTTATTACCTAGGACATTAGGCTTAAACATCGAAAAATCCTTCATCTCAATCATTTCTCTCTTAAATATAACATCTGAAGGTATAGACTTATTTAATTTATCTACACTACTTAAAAGAAAAAGATTTTTTCTATTCTTAAGTATATTCCAATCAGGTAAATCCTCTGGACCAGAAGTAATAATTATTTTAGGACCTTTGTGATTATTAATTAATTCATGTTGTCTGTTTATACCAAAAAAAACTACTGGCTTATTCCCATCAGTATAAGGGATAAAGTTCCATCTTTTCATAAAAGCCTTTCCAAAAAATTGTATATGAGGCCCTACGTGGCATTGATTAAAATCCCTCATCCTAATATAGATTTTATTTTGCGATTCATAATATTATTATGATTAAATCTTCTTCCTTCAAAATGATGGTATACTTTATTATCATAAGTTGTTCCTATACCAAACATACTCCCATTAGCTAATTTCCATTTAGGAATTTCTACTTCACTAGGATACATTAACTTAATAGGTAGATTTTTTTCTAAAGCTTTATAAGTAAACTCACCACCTACATCCCAAGGCGGTTGATTAGATCCTTGAAAACTAGGATTCCCTAACTCTTCATATGTTTTTTTAGAAAATGCTATAAATGCAGGGCTTGCATAATCAATTGCATTAGGTATATGATTAGGATTCTGTGCAACTGAATAAAGTCCTAAGTTATTTTGAATCCATTCTCTTGCATCTTTTATTACATCTTTATTAAGAGGTATGCAATCTATATCTAAAACAATTAAATGATCCCATTCATTATTTTTTATCCATTCATCTAAAGTATGAGCATGCCCTCCCCAAGTTGCTGGTTTAATTTGAATAATCTTTTCTCCAAACTTTTCAAATATTTTTCTTTGCCCATCAACAACATTAGATGGTATCATATCATTATATGCAGTTATTATCATTTCTTATTATGTTTTTTTACCGTCAGGTTTAATTTTATTATAACCACCTAAAGGAGCCATATAATATATACCCGGAGTTATTTTAACTTTATCTGTTTCTTTTAATAACCTTTCTAAAAAATCAAAGTCTGGATTTTTTGCATTCTTTACTTCTATTTTATGTTTAAGATAAAATGAAGTTTTAACTGCTATGTTACATCCACATAACCCATAGTTTAATTCTTCTGGCTTAATATGATAAGGTGGTATTAACTTAGGTGGAAAATAAGGATCATTATAGTTTTGCAACATTCTCAAAACTACGATGTCATATTCACTATCCAATTCTTTACTAAAGCCTCTAAGTAACCAATCATCATCATCCAAAAATATAATCCAATCACTATCCTTAACCTTTTCGAGACTGTTATTTCTATTCTTTACACCACTCCCATCTTTAAATTTTCCACTTATAAGTAAATTATGATCAATGTTTTCTGCTTCAATCGAAGAAATAGCTCTTCCTAAGGTATCGCGGTACAGTGTAGGTATTATAAAATCTATTTTCATTTTCATCTTAATCTATTTCTTTCATAAATCCTCTATAATCTCTATAACACCCATGAGCAATCATACTAATACCTTCTCTTTGCCAAGCAATATTAGGGCGAGTTACATACGAGGGGTATCTATTTTGAAATGCAATATAATATTGATCTATTGGCCTACCTGGTGGAACTTTATGATCATTAAGAATTATATCATATGCAGAAGAATCAATACCATAAGACCCTGTGGTATATGTACCTACTGTTTTACTAATATTTTCAGTTACTTTAGTTAATTTATCAATTCCACTACCGGTATGACCGCTCCCTCCTAAATAAAATAATTTCCAATCATTTGGTACGTCTTTTACTTTTTCTGAAAATAAAGTTAAAAAATCTTTACTTAATACTACATCATCTTCAAGAACTAATATTCTTTTATATCCTCTTTCTTTAGCAATTTTTACAACACCTAAGTGACTCATTAAACAACCAAATGCACCAGGTTTATTTGTTAAAAAACCTACAACAGGTTTATTCGGATGATCTTCTGGAATTCCAACTACACAATTCAAGGCTTCATAGACTTCAAATTCAATGTTATACTTACTAAGATGTTTCTTAGATAATTCTAACTTTTCAGTCTGTGTCTTTAAATTTATTAAAAATACTTTATCAAAATATTCATTTACTGTTGTCTTCATTTTTTATTTTGTTTTATTATTTATTAAAAGTATCATGAACACCAAATTTGCGATTAGTATGAGAGCCTGTTAATCCTCTTGTTAATTGATGATAAGATACTTTGCCAGTTTTAATATGAGTAAGTCCACTTTTGCATGCAGCATCTATATAATTAAAATCTTTTTCAGCTCCGTTAGAATACCAATTTATATTTTTAGCTTTATTCCATTTTAAACTAAAACTTAACCCTACATAATTTTTAACTAAAGGTCTTGTTGAAATTTGTATTTTTTTACTTTCTGGTAAATTAGGATAATTATAATAACCTTGTTCTGGTACAATTCTTCCGTTTTCAAAAATCTTCATACTATGAACAACAATATCATAGGATAAAAATTGTTCTAAACTATCTGTGTAAGAAGGAAGGATAATGTCGTCATCATCTAAATAAGAAATGTAAGTAGATTTTATTTTGTTATCTTTACACCAATCGACACCATACTGTCTAGCACCTTCACCCCAAACATGTTTTTTTGTTTTTAAATATATCACATTAGGATTATCTACTATCCTTATAATTTCTTCATCATCAAATACTACAACTACTAAAGTTTCTCTCCTTTGATTAAGACAACTATTTATAGCTTCTTTGAGTGAAGGCCTGCCGATTGTTGCAATTATAAAAATATTAAAGTATTCCTTTTGCATATCTTTGTACTAAATCTAAAGTTGGTTTAATTCTAGTGTATTCATCATTGATTTTGCGAGTTGATCCTACAGGCCAACCTAAACTAGCCCATGCTTTAACATCACTTTCAAAATTATCTTTTCTAGGTGGTAATTTTAATTTGTAACCTGGTTTTTGTGACATCCCCTGGAAATGTAAAATAGGAGAGCTTAAAATATAAGAAACTTTTCTATCTTTTACAAAACATTTATAAAAAATAAAATCATCACCACAAAATATTTGAAGAATCTCAGGTATTATTTCCCAATCAGTTTTTCTTATTGTAAAATCCCACCCTTGTTTAATTTTTTGATTAGTTGGTATTTTATAATTTAATTGATGGGATGCATTAGTTAACCAATGAGGATGATTAGTCGAGTGTACGGTAATTCCTACTGTTGGTTCTAATGCAAAAACAGATTCACTATCTTTAATAAAATTAGAAGGAATTCTTACATCACTATTTAAATAACATAAATATTCATTATCAGATTCCTTTGCAAAAGTATTCCAAACTTCATTAAGAGGTTCATTTATAGTATTATATTTAATAGTAAGTTTGCCTCTATTACCCCACAAAGATCTGACAGATTCAAAAAACTCTCGTATCCCTGCTTCTTGCGATGCCTGGTCTACTAATGTTAAATCAAATGGAACGTTTTGTTTTAACAGATCTTCAATACATCTACGAGTATATCCGTATGTATTTAAATTAATTACTATTACTCCTGTTTTATTCATTTCTATTTACACATTGCTTTATCCATTCAACTTGTTTTTGTGGTGTTGAAGTTTCTAAAAATAATTTTTTGGCAGCTTTTCCTATTTTAATTGCTGTATCTCTATTAGACCTAACCCAATTTACCTTTTCTATTAAGTCACTATAATCAGGTTTACATTCTATATAATGAACACCGGGTATTAACCTCCCATGGTATGATAGTCTTGTATTTAATTTAGGCGATATTGTGCACGCCCCAAATCCTAGTTGTTGCCCATGGCCTCTATCTAACATATTATTTCTTGCACCAGGTACGCAAACAATAACACTTGCATTATTAATTAATTTATAAAATTCTTCTTTTGGATATCTACCTGCATCTAATTGATCGCCGTATGCATTTCTTAATAGTTGATGAACATGATTTCTTCGAGCAACTGCCGCGCCTGCTGGTGCTTGGTTATTTAATACTTTACCTTTAGCAGTATAATTAATCATAGGTTGTAATTTATTATAAAGATCCCAATCATGAAAATTAACTGGAGAAAAAGGAAATATATTTTTTTCTCTTGGCCCTATACTATGACTTTCATGATAATGAAATTTAAAATAAGCCTTATACTTAGATGATTCATCCCTATCAATAATTTCATGATCATTAAAATCAAATTTACATAAATGACCATCTATTAAACAATCAAAACTTACTGTACTTCTAGATTTAAAAGATATAGCCGGTACCATTTCTACTTTGGCACCTCCTTTTGTTAATAAGTTCAGTACATACTGAGGATGTGTCGAGTAGTATTTATGCCATTGCCCAGTTTCATTAGGATCTGATTTACGTGCCCAATCAGGGTTAGGGGATGGGAATTGTACTTTCATTGGTATATTTATATTTCTAGCTTTCATTTACGTCTTTTTTGAATCTTCTACTTGCTTGAAAATGTTCTATGACTGGCGTAATATTAGGATACATCCCTCTCATACTATCAAATATCATTGTATATTCTGGTGGAAGATTCTTATAAGTAAAGTTAGGATCTTCTGCTTTCATTTTATTAATAACAGTATCTAAATTCCACTGCTCCATTCTATTTGATTTATTACCTTCTTTAACATTTATATCCCTCCATAATTCACAGATACGCCGAGTTCTTTCATTATTTTCCATATAAATAGTTCCACTTAAACATTCATTCTTTCTCCATCTAAAGTCTTGCCATCTTACAGCTATATCACAACTATAATTTTTAAATAACTCTGGCATTCTATGAACAACAGCATCAACATCAACATATAGTAATCTATGATTAGGCCACTTATTTAACATGTCTAACATAAACCCTGCTTTAAATCTAGTATTTGCTTGCCAATTGCCTAAAGTCTTAACTCCACTAATATCATGATTAACACTTAATTTATTTAAAGATCTTATTAAATTTTTAGCCTCTTCTTCGTATGGTGTATTAACTGTATAGTAACCGACAACCATTAAATTATCAAGTGTACGATTATCTCCTTTGGTTACTTCTCTGTGCTTTACACCATGCTCCACTAAAACATCTTTAAAGGTTTCAGTTTTAATTATATTTGGTGATTGTGTCAATATGCTTGATGAAGATAGATTAATTATCTCCTGGCCTCCATTATGTTTAGCTAATGATTGCAATAAAGTTCCAGCATACGTATTAACTCTTTTCTTAAATGAAGCTTGGTCAATTTCTCTATATGATTGATGAAAATGAGTTTGCCCACCAGAGTTTAAATCAAAACCTAGTAAGTATATTTTTTTATAACCCATCAGTAAAGCTAACTGAATTCCACAGTGTCCACTGTTTTCTCCATGACTAAATTCACTTATATCAGAACCAAATCCAGTTTTGTTATATGATTGAATTACCCCATCATAATGATAAAGATCTTCATAAACAAAGTTTCTACGAGTGTCAACAACCTGTTCTTTTTGTATTTTCATATAAGAATGAGACATATTAGCAATAAAGTAACTTTTTCTTACTTTTTGATTTATTTTTCCTATTGGCAATGAAGCTTTAATAAAATAAGAATAATCTGTTGTAATGAAGTAAGTAGGATTATTCATATATTCTACTACTTTGTTAACTGCAATAGTATCAAAGCCATTTAATGAAGAAAAGTCAAATCCATTTAATGATGGACCGCCACCTATCACAAAACATATATCCCTGTTTGCTTGCTCTAATGCTGTATCTATAAAATTAATTGGAGTTTTAACTTGTTCTGTTAAAGGTTTCCTATTAACAAAAGTTCTTTTTTGAATATTCTGTTTAACATTATGAATCTTATTTGTAGAGTTAGGCCTAATAGAAACTTTAGGAAATTGCTTTGGTTCATCTCCATAGGACTTAGGATCTTGCTTTATTCTTTTTATGTTCCTGCGACTCATTTCTTATTTAATTTTTTTATTTGATAATTGTCAGAAACCATAAATCTTGGTACATTAACATTAACACTACCATCTTCTATTTTAATTAGTCTTGTTTTATTAGGATCTTTAGAATTCTCAAAGAATTTTTTTTCTTTAATTCCATGATGATCTTTAACATAACAATGACCTAATTGATTTCTTTGCCTACTTGAACTTTCAAAAAAATCAAATCCAATTAAATCTAATTTATTAAAATTAGTATGCCGATTAAAAAAATTATAAGTACTAATCCCAGATGAAGGTTTAAATCCGCCTAAAGAATTCTTTAACTCATTATATGTATTTTCTTGTACATCATATACATTAGCATAATCTAATCTGTCACTATAAATAATAGGACTCATTAAATATTTTACAGTATTAGATTGAATAACATTTGCTGACATTGTTGCAGATTTTATTCCTAAAGATAATATAGTTGTTTTATTTCCAATTTTATCAGAATAAATATTTTGCCTATGAAGATATCCTTTATTGATTCTAACTACAATATCATAACTATCAATTAACTTACCGTGTCTTTCATTTAATAGCCTAGATGAATTGCCTACTATGATAATACTCTTGCCTTTACAAAATTCTTTTATTTCCTCTAAGCTTATCATTATAATAATATATTTGTATTATATATTAACTAAAAAGGGACCCATTACTGGATCCCTCTTTCAGAGTTATAAGTAAGTTTTACTTCTCAACCTTAGTCAATACTGGCTCTGCTGGAACTTCTTCTTCATTTACAATTGGATCCGTATCAGTACCTTCAGCTCCTGGAGCAGTTGGTGGAACGAATACTTTAATTGCTCTTGAGATCAATTCAGCATCTTCGATTGTGTAAGCACCTTTACCTTGTGCAATTCTAACAGCTTGGATTAAAACATTTAATGCCTGCTGACCATTAAGCTCTCCCGTTGGGTTTACTTGTTCTGGGTTTTCTTGAGTGTTTTCTTCTTTGTTCATGTTAACGTTAATTTTAAATATATTTAATATTTATATACATAACTTAATAGTTTGTTTTACTTTATGTCTATAAAATTTTCGCTATCTTCTTTAATTGGTAATGTTAATGATAACACACCATTCTCTACTTTAGCTTTGATCTTTTTAGAATTAACATCTTGAGGTAAAGTAAATCTTTTATCAAAGGATCCTAACCAAACATTATCTTCATTAGTAGAAGCAATGCTTAATTCTCCTTTAATCATTTTTACTTTTAAGTCTTCTTTTGTTAAACCTGGAATAGCGATTTCTAAAATCCAGTTTTTATCTTCTTTAATACAATGCCAACCTTTTGATGGTTTTGCAAAAAAGTTTTCAAATTCATCCCAAAAAGGATCTTTTAGTAATGTATCAATATTGTCGTTGATTCTTCTTGCTTGTGTTACTGGCTTAAAGCCATTTAAAAATGTGTACATAGTTATATAGTTTTTATTTAAAATAAAGATTCAGTTCCTTATTTATATACTATACTGAAAAAACCGTGCAATAGTGAAAAAACGTGATTATTTTGACACATTGTCTGGTTTTTCATGTTGACTATGTCAAGATGACTGTTTTTTGCAAATTTTATCAGATGCGTATGTTTTTAATATATTAGGAAACCATGCATGAATAAACAATGAAAGAGATAATTTCATAGCAAAAAACCAATGCTTCCAATAACTTATATTATTTTCTTTTAAATGTTTCATATGTTATAATGATACTAGCATATCCATTAACTCTGGTTGAGGAAACATGTCTACTTTTGTTTTCTTAACATTAGTATGAGTCCATAAACCTTTGCAATTTCCTCTTACTACTTCAGGAATATATTCAAAAGCATCTGCACCTATTGATTTAATTAATTTAGGTAACCCATCAGTAATATCAATATTATCTCTTTCACCGATATACAAAATCCAATCTCTTAATACTTCTATTTGTTTATCAGAATACCTATGCCATGTACTGTAACCTCTAAAAGGTTGGGATAAGGTTACTAATTGAGATCTATCAGCCGTTGTCCCAGCATATGTTTTACCATTTTTAATCCAGCCAAAATTATTTACTTCTATTCCTACAGAATTTTGATGCATATGACTTCTCCCTGTACCTAAATGCCAACCCCAGCCACCTTGTGGTGTACATTGAACTAAAACACCATCATATTGATCATCATCACCTTTTATAGATTGACCACCTAATACAAATTCAGTAGCAACTTTACCTCTATCATCTCTACCCCAATGATCTACAGTTCTAAATGGATTATGCCAGCCAGCTGTATGGTGTAAAAAAACATATTCAGGTTTACTCCCTGTCATAAACTCATCTTTAGGTAACATATGACGATGAATTGTTAATCCATTTTCGGTTTGGTAGGTTGCTTCTTCAACATCAGTAGTAGCCAAACCCATAGCATTCCAAGTGGCAGGGCCAACAATACCATCAGTAATAAGTTTGTTATTGGCTTGCCATGTTTTAACTGCCCCTTCAGTTCCTTTACCAAAATGTCCATCTGGAGATATAGATAGGAATTCTTGTAGTTCTTTAACTTCTTTACCTTTTGAACCATATTTTAAAATCATTATGTTAATTTATTTTATCATCTCTTTTAATTGATCTAAACTTTTTGAACCAACTTCTCTTTTTATTTCATTACCATCTTTAACAACAATAAAGCATGGGATACTTCGTACCCCATACTTTGCTGCAATATCCGATTCCGTATCTACATTTATCTTTATTAAAGTGTCTTTAGAAAATTCTTTAAACTTTTCTAATGTACCTTTCATTGCCTTACATGGTCCACACCAATCAGCTGAAAAGTTAACTAAATACTTACCTTTTTCTGGAATCATAATTTTCTAATTTGTTTTATTTATTTTTATTACCTGATCTTTTATAGTTTTCTTCCTCATAAATGTCAATTAAATCATCAACGATAGGATCTCTGTGATTTTGTAAAAGAGTAAGAGAAGATAATTTCTTAATTTTAAATGCTTGATTATAAAGAAATCTAAACCCTGATTCACCACGGCCTTTTAAATCTACTTGACCATCATCACCACAAATAATCATCTTTGATCTTAAACCAACTCTGGTTACAATCATTTCCATTTGATCATTTGTTACATTTTGTGCCTCATCAACAATAACACAACTATCAACAAATGTCCTTCCTCTCATAAATGAAACTGGTACAATTTCTATTTGTCCACTTTCTATAAAAGGTTGCACTTTATCTTTTCCATAAAGGCTATACATATTTTGATAAATTGGTTGTACCCACGGATCCATTTTAGCATGGAGATCCCCAGGTAGGAATCCTATCTCTTCTTTAGAAACAGTTGGTCTTGTTATAATGACCTTTTCATAATGTCTTCTGAATAATCCATCCAATGCAACTTGGCAAGCTAATAACGTTTTACCAGATCCTGCTTTACCAGCAAGTAAGGTTATTGTATTTAATAATATAACTTCTTTAGCTAACTTCTGTTCTTCATTAAGGTTTAGTTTAAATTTAATTGGATTTTTTGGTCTTCTTTTTTCTTTAAAGACTTCGTCATCGTAAGTACGTGCGGGCATATTGAATTTTTATTTTTTAAAATCCTCCGAAATATAAAGTTTAATCTCAAAGGATTATGGTTTGGACTCACTACTTCTAATAAAAGGTCTACCTGATAAAGGTGGCTTTGCTTGTTTTATTGGTATTTGAGTTTCGGGTGTTGGTATCACTATAGGATCTCCAACTGGTGTAATATGCGCTGGTGAAATTGGCTTTGCTACTACATCAGCAACCGGTGTTTCGGTAGTTACCGTTTCAGGTGCTATGCGTACTTCTCCAATTTCAACTGGTATTATTGCTTTGTCAGCATCACGAGAATATGAATCTTCTTCCGGCAGTTCCTCGCTAACATCCGGGATTATTTGTTTTTCTATAATAGGTTCAGCCGACCCTGCGACAGGTGTTTCAATATCACCTAACCTATCTCCAATTGTAACTTCTAATTCTTCAGGCTTTTCAGGTCTAATATAATCAACTAATGATTTAATAAATCCTAATGCTACTACAGGAAGTATAGCACCACTCACAATTGATAAAATTCTTTTTTGATATATCGGTTCTGCTTCTTCCAATCCAAATAATTCAATCCAACCCATATAATCTTCTAAATTAATAAAAGCATGAAATGAGTTAGCCATCATTTGAAAGGATGTCAATAATAAGAATAAACCCCAAACCATTGTTTTGTTGGTTTTATCTAAAATAATAATTGCAGCAAGAGAAGCCGCTGCTCCTATTTCAAATCCAATAGCTAATGACCAAGACATTAAACCAGAGTGGCTTAAGTCAAAAAATGCAACTGAATTAATCATTGAGATTGTAGCTACTAAAAAATATAAACTACAAAATATACTTATAATAAAGATATGTAATAATCTTTCTTTTAATGTTTTTTCTTCCATAATGTTAATGTTTTAACTGCAACCGTCATCACAACCATTTTCGTAAATCCTGGATGGTATAATTTTAGCAACCTGTAAACATGGTATGCCTGATGTTTCAGCAGTACCTGCAGTTGTTAATTCTGTTAATAAAATTTCTGCAAATATTCCCGTTGGGCTAGTTTTTGTACAAGCAGGATCTAAACATATCCTTATCATACCTTTATTGTGAATTACACCCTTAGCATCTGTATACTGTAATATAGTCATTAAGAGACCTTTACAACCAGTAGGAATTGATGGCCACCAAAAATTTGCTATTGTACAATCAAATTCATTATATAACATAATTTGAATTTCACTGAATTTAGTTAAATCTAAAGGTTTTCCATCCTTACCAAAAAATTGTAAATCTATACAACCGTTAGTTCCTTGCATTATTATAGTAACACAATCAACCTGGGCAATAATATTACCGCATAAAGTTAATGCACATTTTGGATCTCCGCTTATTGGAGTAGGTACTCCAGGTATTATAGGTGTATTGGCCACATTTAGTTATCTTTTTCTTCTAATGCATTGATAGAGATTCTTTCTTTATCAGAAATTTCTTCAATTCTTAGAGTTTTCCAAGCAGGAACCGTTTCGATAAGATATATCATTTCCTCTTGATTAACTATCTGAGATGATAAAGTATCAATCTCTGTAGTTAAAATTCTTTGTTCTTTTTTAATTCTTTCTACTTCAGAATCAATGCTACATGATTTAAAATAAGTTAATACCATTATAACTATAATTATTTTAATTCCATGTTCTGCAAAAAATTTGTTAAATTTGTTCATTATTTTATTTTTTAAATTGTTGTTTTGGTTTTGCTTTAAATTCTTTTCCTTTTGGAGCTCTGTGATAAACTTGAGTTGACCATGGGTCCTTCTCGGCACATTCACAAGACTCGATATGCTCTCCGCACCTTGGGCAATCTTCGGCATTGGCTTCCAATTCATCTTCTATTTCTTTTTCTAGTTTTGAGTCTACTCCGCTATGTTTACCATCTTTATGATCCTTTTCAACCTTTTCCCCGGCTGGCTCATGTTTTTGATCCCTTACTTCTAAAAGAAAATCTCTATAATTTCTTATAAACATTAAATTTGATTTTTTTTATATATTCAATTAAAGAGGGAACTTAGTATGAAATTCTTTTACTAAGTTTAAAAACATTTTACCATATTTAGTTATATCATTAAATGACATTTCAAAAACCTGTGGAAAACCATCAGCTTCATTACTAATCCAAATTTCGCCACCTTGGGGTTTTCTTTTATTCATTTCCCAATATGCTAATGAATATGCTGCAATTTGCATTTTATAATTTTCTATCCAATCTTCTCTTTTAGGCTTTTTAGATGATTTAAAATCTAAGATCACTAGATGCCCTTTTTCATTTTCATATATAATATCTACCCTACCAGCATACCCTCCCATTACAGGTGAGAATAGAGTATCCTCTATAGACACTACATTAGCAATGCGTTCAAAACATTTGCCATTATAAAAATTAAAGAAAAGTTTTCTTCCTACATTAGTTTCTTCTTCAGTAAAACCATTATCTTCTACAAAAGGACCTATTAAAGTTTGAGCTTCTATTAATCTTTCTCTAACAGTTTCCTCTTCAGATCCTAAAAAGTATTCACAAAATTGATGCATCACAGTTCCTCGGTTAGAAGAAAACTTAGAAATAGCATCAGCCTTTTCTTCACCTACTCTTTTTCTCCATTTGTCAATTCCTGATTTATCAGTCATTGCACCTAGTATAGTTGTTACTGATGGATATTTTTTACCTTCTGCAATATTATAGTATCTTTTACCATTTATTGTTTCAGTTGTTGCTAGTGATTGAGCTGTGGCCATATTCTGTTTATTATTATATGTAAAAAAATAAGAATGTTTAAGACAAAAAAACCGGTAACATTACATTACCGGTTTTTAATTTATATGTTATTAAAATTTCAATCCGAAACCTAACATCATGTTTGTTGTTTTTTCACCTGAATGATAAACAACCTTTGGCTCTACAAAAACACCTTTATGAATAGTAAACATTTTACCTAAACCTAAACTAAGGTTATCAGTTTCAAAGTCATCCATTCCAGCATACAAGAAAAAGTCTTGCCCAGCTGCTGTTACAAAGTATCTAGCATGTATATCCATTGATAAGTCTTCAGACGAATCAGCTTGTGCTAAAGATAAACCAACCATTAGTTTATTAGATACAGCGTATCCTAATGTTGGTGAAATTGACCAATCAGTCCATGCAACATCTGCGATGTCACCTGTACCTACGTACCAATCTCCTTTTACATTTTGCGCGTTCATTGAAATTGAAATTCCAATTACTAGCATCAAACTTAAAATTAATTTTTTCATTTTTAAATTTTTTTTATTTAATTAATAATTCGGGAAATTATTCCCTAACACAGAAACCTTTTCCGTGTATGTGTTAACCTTTCGGTTTTAAAAAATCTAACTCCTCATCCTTTGTCGCATAACCTAACTCCCTCTTGCATTCTGAGCAGTATTTTTTAATTGATCGTGTTTCATCAAAGTTAATCACAGTTTCTTTATGAGTGCAACTTTGTTGAATAATTTCTTTTTCTTTTTCTAGTTCTTTTAATTTATTTTCAATTTTATTAATGTCTGTTAAAACACTATTTCCATTATCTTGTTCCATAACTCAGATATTTTTCCACCATGAGAGACAAACAGTACATAAGCTAATCTTAATAAAAGTATTAAACCTAGCGTTTTGGCTGCTGACTTTAAAAATGGCCATAATTTAAAATATTCCCTATCAGCAGATAATACTAATAAGAATGAATCAGTATCAGGGATTGGATCAAACTCTGGAGAAACTGCGTCAGCTATTCCTAAGTCTAATAAAAACTTATCATGCTCCCTAAGTTGCATCAATACATACCCTTCTTGTGAAATGGGTGCAGAGACTACTTCTTCAGGTAAATTAATAACTGTATAGATCCTGCCTACCCAGTCAACCCTAAAACCTTTTTCTTTTAATTTTGATTCAGAGCCCTTGGCAATTTTTCTAATTTTATACCAAGTTAGTATTTCATTTGTTAAATCTGTTATGTACATAGTATTATCTGTTTTTTATGTATTTATGCCTCGGAGAAGACTTTCATACTTTCTAGTTGTTTTCTGACTATTTTCCTTCCACGGAATATGCGGTTTTTCACAGTTTGTAAATTTATGCCTTTTTCACAGTCGGACATGATATCTAAAATATCATTATAAGATTTTTTATTTAAGAACCTTTCTTCCATAAATCTCTTATACATTGGAGGCAAAGCTTTAATTGCTTCGGTAGTTAATCTTACCTTTTCAGTTAAGAGATGCTCAGCTTCCCAGTAATCTGCTTCTGTTGGTGGCATTGAATTATCAGTGTCAATATGAGGTAGCATAAATGTTGGAGGATCGATTCCTTTGTCAGTAAATGCATTCATACTTACCTTTCTATTTCTATATCTTATCCAGCCGATGCATTCATTATAAGCAATACGATATGCCCATGTTGTAATTTGATAATCTTCATTGTATTGATCAATTTTTAAATACACTGTTGTTAAAGTTGTTGATACAATATCATCAGCTACATGAGGATCTTTTACAATATTATTTGTATATGACCATAACCCTGGTCTCATCTTGGCATATAGTTCATTATACACGCTTTCTTTTCTTGTCTTTTTAAATTCTATTGCAAGTTCTTTATAGGTTTTCTTTGTTCTTTTAGCCATTTATGAAATCTTTTAAGGTTAGGTAATTAATAGGTGAGAATTCCCAAAAATCAGAACAGACATTAAATCTGTTTTCAATTGTTAGGTTAGTCTTATGTGAAAATACTGTATGACCATGCATATGAATTGTTCCTGAATCTTTACCGTTCCAAACCGATAATGGGTAATGGCAAATCACAGTATCAAAATCAATTAAATCCATAATTGATTCCTTTAGAAATTCAGCCTTAGGAAATTCATGTATAACTTCTTCCAATGCTTTATCAGAACTACCTTTTAAAAAGAATATTTTTCCATTTAATTTTTTGAGTACTTTACGAGCAGTTGTTGGATCCCATGCAAAATTTCCTAAATGAAATACTACATCAGATTTTTTAATCTTCTTATTCCAATTTTTGATTAATGCTGTATTCATTTCTTCTACAGTATTAAACGGTCTGTTGGCAATCTGAAGAATCTGTGGTCTACCGAACCAGGTATCAGAAGTAATATAAAAGTCTTTAGGTATTTTTTTATTCATATAATTGTTTTACAGTGTATTGTTTCATATAATACAGTATAAATATAAACAAATTTGTTGGGAACTGAAAAGTTTTTAGTAACTTTTTTACTATTTAATTGAAAATCTTTTACCACCATCTTTTTTGAGGGTCTTTTCAATCATAGTTTTTGCGTATTCATTTAGTTTAGTTAAACTTTCTTTATCAAGAGGTTTCTTATAAAAATCTTCATAGATATGTTTATAAGCCTCAACAGTTGAATCAAAAGGTACTCCAGGTTGTGCATTTGATTCAATAATATATACTTTTCCATTTTTACCTTTCATTACATCAAAACACATATAAGGTAAATCTTCATAGATCTTACAGAATCTTTCTAAGACTTTTCTATAATCTTCAGGTAAATCACTTAAGCTCCTTTTTGCATAACCAAATTCCATTTCACTTTTAGCACTACCTTTACCAGTTTTAGCTTTTTCATTTAATGGAGTTCTTTCCATCCAAAAGATAGGCTTACCTTTAAAGTTTATAAATCTATGTTCTTCTTCTTTATCAATATATTCTGAAAATGTATCAAAGATCTTTTCATCTACATCTTCCATTAAATCTGGTTTATTAATAATTTGAATACCTTTACCGCTATGACCTTCTGCAGGTTTTGCAATAATAGGAAATTCTAATTTTTCTAATGCATCATTTTTAGAATATACTGTCTTCGGTATATTTTCATCTTCTCCAACCAGTTTATGGAATTCTTCTTTAGATCCAGATTTTGATATATGGTCTGGGTGGTTATAAACATTTTCTTTTTTAATCTTACCAGCCTTTATTAGTTTATTAACTGTATCTGAGTGATATGTTAAAACTGGGTAGTCAGGATTAATATCAATATCATTCATGTTATTTTCATGGATCTGAGTAAAGAAATTATCTCCAGCAAAACCTTTATAAGTCCACCATCTTTGTCCGCTATCTTCTCTTAATGCTAAATAAACTTTACCTAAACCGCCTTCAGTATTAACCGATTCCTTTAATAAATCTTCTCTACCTAATTGTTTATATACTTCTTTTCTGGTTTTCTCCATCTTTTCAGCATACTTTGGATCGCTTTTTCTATTAAAAACTACCTGCTGTGTTAAAGAACCGCTAATCTTTTTAACATCCTTTTTTCTGGTTTTAATTAACCATGCAGCTAAATCTTTTATAGAAAGATCTTTGAATCTGCCTTCAGCATCAGGTGCATCAGAGTGATAGAATTCAGGAGCACCGGCAGGTTTCTTTTCTGTTAGGTGTAGGAACTGTTCAAAAAGTTTTAGATATTTCAACACTTATAAGTAATTTTATTATATATCAGTTAGTTGAAAGCTATAATCAGATAACCATTTAAATAATGGATCTTTAAATAAAGCAACAGGACCTTCTTCTAAAATTTCTAATTCTAATAAATTCATTTCATCAGTAGGATGGCCCTTTGCTGTAATTAAGTTTCTATTTAAAGGTGGGTATGACATGTGAGTAAATTCATTGCTTAACATTTCTTTTACTAATTCAAAATGTCTTTCATAAATATGTAATGAATGAACTATATGAGTATACGAACCCATTTTAAGATTAGGATAATATAATTGTAAATGCTTTAACATTTGTTGTTGTAATAAACAAAAGAATGCCACATCAGTTGCTGTACCTAATATTAAATCATTGGATCTCATATCAACAGTAAAGTTTAATCTGTTATCTCTGATTTGAAATACACCATTAAGAGTACATACAAAATCTTTATTACCTTGCCATTGGTGAGAAGGTTTGTTAAAGTGTATAATTGATTGTCTTGAATCTTTATCTTCTATTAAAGAATCTAATGCCCATTGGTATTGATTTCTACCATCAGAAAGTAATTCCTTAAATATAAGATTTCCATAAGCAGAGTTTACAGTACCATCACCATTGTCTAATTGACTCCAAAATTTAGAATACTTACTTATAAAATCAATATCCTTTCTTCCTGTAAAATACCATACAGTTTCACCAGCAATATATTTAAATTGGCTACTTCTTTTTTTATTTTCATAAAGTGGAAAATAAGGATCATCTATAACTAAGGCTGCATTGCATATTTCTTTAATTTCCATACCTCTTGGTTTAGAAGTATAATCAGGATTGTCTAAAGTATCTCTTAATGCTTTTTCATAAACATCTGCAAATGTATCTCCTCTATATGTTCTCATTATTTTTTTTGTTTCGTTCTTTGACTATCCTATAAGCTTCTTCTAATACAACTACGTATTCTGCATATTTCCATTTCTTTGGATCTTCTGTTCTTAATCTTTTAGATTCTTTAAAAACTAAATCTTTAATCCCTTCATAATGGGCTTGGTAAAGTATATCTTCAGCTGTTGACATTACACAAATAAGTTTAATTGTTTGTTATCACCTGTTACTGTATTTTCATGATTTAAGAAATCTGTAATAATATTAGAAACTTCAATTGCACTCATTGTACCTACATCTACATGTAATTTATTTTTAATGGTACTTAACCTATGAGCACGCCTAAATCCATCAACCTCAGCTTTAACTTCTTCTTCATTACCATAAAATGATTTACCATCATCTCTTTTTAATATTGTATGTGGATCATTGGTTAATGTAATTAAATATAAATCTTCTCTTAAGGCTTTAGTAAATTTCTTTTCAATATCAAAAACATAATCACCAGAGTAACCTCTATATAATGGAGAATAAACAGTTTCACCTAAATGAGATCTATTAAATATAAGATTAATATTTGCATCACCTTTTTTATGAGCAAGTTTGGATTTCATCATTAATAAAAACATGCTTTCATAAAGTTCTTTAGAATATGTTGCATGCTTTTCTTTATCATCTTTAAACGGTAATGATGAATAATGTAACTTATGAAAAACATGTTCACTCATATTTTTAATAATTAAATCTTGTTGTGTATCTTTACCTACATTATCGGTACCTTCTATAATAATAAATTTACTCATTGTTTTATTTTTATATGATTAAAAGTTAGAATTGTTTATTAAAATATCATAATCTTTAAAATCTTTAAAGTCAACTTCATCTGCGTCTATTCTTCTTTGGATTTTATCATTAAGATCACCTCTTTCTTTTAAACGATTTGTTCTAACTTCTAAAGGTATATCTAAATAAATGATTGTACAATCTTTTCTATGAATAGGATTTACTGCTTCTACACCCTTAGGTGTCATTACAAACAAATTACAAGTATTCATAAATTGATCATAACTAGTTCCATAAAACCATCCATTAAATTCTACATACTCATACCAATAATTATTGTCTGCAAATTTTTTAAAATCTTTTTCAGAAATAAAATAATAATCTTGGCCATCTATTTCACCTTTCCTAGGAGGCCTGGTTGTATAAGAAGTACCGTATGTAAAACCTCTACCTTCTAAAACCTTTCTCATATGATCTTTTCCAGCAGCAGCCTTTCCTATTAATATAACTTTATTCATTCGGAGCAGATTCTTCGGTAGATTCAAATGTTCTTTCTAATGTTGAAATAACATCTTCTGCCTCTGCTAATGTTCTAGACATTTCCATCATTTCATCAATATGTTGAGGGTGTTCTCCAATGCCTACTGGGTTAGTTAAATAAATTGTTAATGTTGCTAAAGCTTTTTGTTTTTGTGCTTCAAATTGCGATTTTAACGCATCGTAAATTACATTTTTAGTATTTGCCATATTTAGTTTATTAAAAGTTGTGAATGTTCAAAGTTATTTTTAATTTTCTCATTAAAGAATTTACCGGTAGATTCGGATTTTGTCAACTCATCATATATTTCTGATTCAACATTTTTATATTCATATAATGCACCGCTATTAAATTCTACCTTTAATGTTTTAGTTGCAAAGTTATAAACATATTTGTTTATCATTGATGATTCTACTGTTGTTGATTGTTCTTTTAGCATAATTATTTAGTTTTTATATAATAAAGTTTCTTTACTACTTCTACTGATAACGATTTTGTTTTTGCAAGCCATTGCCATGCCATATTCTCGCTTATAGCTTCACATGCAGTTCGGCAGTCATCTTTAATACAAAATTGAAATTTTTTCATAGTATTGTGATTTATTATTATATGTTATTTTTAAAAAAAGTTTACTTAATTGATAACTTTAATTTTTTAAGATCTCCTAAATACATTTCTTTAGGATCAGTTGCTTTTAATGTTTTGAGTGCAATAATACACCCTTCTTTTTCTAATAACAATTTTTCATATCTTTCTTTTGTTAAAGAATGAATTGCCATTGATAAAAGATAATCATATGAACCATGAACAGTATCATATGAATTAGTTTTTAAATAAGTTACAATTTTTTCTTTAGGTATATTATTAATTTTTAACTTACCGTCAATAATATCTTTAATGAATCTTGCTTTATTTGTTACTAATGCTAACTGCTTTTCTGTTTTATCAATTAAATAATCTTTTCTTGTTTGATACCACATTAACCTTACACCTACAAAATGCTTTACAATATCTTCAGCTTTATCAAAAATCTTTAATTTACCATTTTCATCTAATGTTGTTAGGTTTTCAGTTTCCTGAGTATTTAATCTTAAAGCCCTTTCCAATTTACCTTCACTGCTTACTAAGCTATTTAATACAGACCTTCTGAATTTTAATATGTACTCAATAGTTTCAGACGAATTATCATCATAAGAAGTTATTATACCTTTTTCTTGTAAAAGATTTAATATTTCTTCATACCTTTCATATGTGTAATTTGGAGGTATTGCAGTTATCTTTACTGTGGTTGTATTAATAATTTGATACTGACCTTTGATCTTCCATGTTTTTGGATTTTCTAAATCTCTAGTAAAAGTTCCTTTGAATTCTTGTATCCACGGAGCTAATACTTTCATCTTTTTATTATTAAGAGTAGATATACATGCATCAACCACATCTTTAGGATTTCTATTTAAAATATTTGTAGCAAAACCAACGGCAATACCTGATGTACCATTTAATATAACGGTTGGTACAATAGGTAAGAAAAATGCAGGTTCTATTTTTTCACCTTCTTCTATTTTATTTTCTAATAAATCAAAGTCTTGATAAAGTAATCTAAAATTAGGATGCAACTTTGCACTGATATAACGAGGTGCACCTGCAGCAGGACTTCTTAAAGAACCGAATTGACCAACGCCTTCTAGTAATGGTAATGAATTTTTAAATTTTTGAGCCATTCCAACCATTGAAGATTCCAATGAAGTATTACCATGATGATAAAAAGCCTCAGCTGCAACTCTACCTGCAAGTTGAAATAACTTCATAGGTTTTTCATTACCAGTTTTCCATATTTTATTTGCAATATAAACAACCTTTCTCTGTGTTGGTTTAAGTCCATCAATGCAACTTGGTATAGCTCTGTTTTCTACAACATATCTTGCATAATCTAAATATTCTTTATCAAAAAAAGATGTTACAGTTCTAGTGTTTTTCATTTAAAATAATGATTTGTTGTTTTTAATTATTACAGTCTCTCCAAGTATCTTTCCTTTACGCGGTGTAGAATCTTTAGAAAACCATATATCTAATGTATTGTTAAATCCATTGTCTTTAGTAAGTGTAAAGGTTCTCGGGCTTCTAATGATCTCTTTATATTCTGCATCCTCTAGAGCAGCTAAACCTTTCTTATATTCAATTGACCAGGAATTTAAATTTTTCTGTTTAGATTCCCATTCTTGGTAATCATCATCTGAATAAAAGTTTAAAGATTCTTTACCTTTCTTTGCAACCATAAGAGGTGTTTCTACTTTTAGTACTCTCCCTTCACTGAATAATTCTGGCCAATATTTACCTAAGAAATTAATTAGTAATGCTGCAATAGAATTACCGTCTACATCCGCATCGGTATATAAAAGTATTTTACCATATCTTAGATCTTTAGGTTCATGACCGATCTTTAAACCCATAGCAGCCATCATTGATTGTACCTCTTTATTTTGTACAACCTTAGAAGCTGTTAGTTCTCTAACATTTATAAATTTACCTCTTAATGGAAATGCTCCTTGGTATTGAGGTTCTCGGTATCTTCTAAATGCAGAGGATGCAGAATCTCCTTCAAATATAGCAAGTGTACATTTTCCTCTATCACCTCTTTTCTTTGCATCAATTAATTTAAGAACTTTAGTTTTATCTAAACCTTTATTTAATTTTCTAAGCTTTGCTCTTTCATCAGCATCTTTCTTTCTCTCAATCCAATCTAATACTGATTGTATGATTTCAGAATTTAAAACTTGTCTTAATACTTTTTCACTTAAAACATGACTAGTTCCAAAATCTTTAGGCGCAGTAATTAATTTTTCTTTTGTTTGAGAAGAGAATGCTGGATTGATAACAGTACAATTAATAAACAGATATAAATGCTGTCTTAATTCAGAAGGTTTTACATCTACTCTATATTTTCTTTTAATTTTATCTCTAAGATAAGATGTAATTTGCCAGTCTATATTATTAACGTGTGTACCACCATCTTTAGTTTCAACAGAATTAACAAATGATATTGCTTTAAAGCCAGTTGTTGAATGTCCTATTCCAATTTTCCAATGCTCTGATTGATCATAAAATATTGGAGTTACATAACGGCTTGCATAATCTTTAAAAGTTCTAAAGGCAATAGGTTTACCATTTAAGAATATTTTAAGGGTTGGGTTACATGCAGCAATATCAATAAGTCTTTTGGTAATCATTAAATAATGATTCTTATTAATACCTGTTAAACCAAACCTTTTAAAATCAGTAAGATATGTTATTTTTGTAAATGCAGTTTTCTTATTTGTAATTTTAGCCTTAGTTCGCTCAGACATATTATTTTTAAAAGTCTGAACAAATTGTTTTTTACCATCACAAGTTTCAATTATAAATTCTTTACTAAATATATTTGTTAATGTACTACCTACACCGTTAGTTCCAACAACAACTCTATCCTCAGTATCATCAAAATTACTACCAGCCTTTAGATTTGAAAATATCATTTCAGGTACCCACTCATCATACTCTTTATGAATCTTTACAGGTATTCCTCCATTATCCCAAATTGATATTTGCCCAGTAGCCATATCAATATCTACTTTAACTTTATTTAGTTTAACATTTCTTTTATGTTCATCTACTGAATTGGAAACAATTTCATCAAAGAGTTTTAAGAAGCCTGGATTATAGGTTACTTCAGTAAGTTGAAATTGATCTTTACCTTTCATTGGTAAAAATACTTCTTCAGTATGTGGCTTAATAGATCCAACATACATACCAGGCCTTAACAATACATGTTCAGTATCTGTTAGTTTCTGATATTTCTTTTCAATGTTTACTGCCATATTTTTATTTTTATATAGTCAATTTATCTATTTGTTTACTGAAATGATCTTTTGAGTGTAGTATTAAGAGAATGTAAATAAACATCAAAATACCTTCCCTTGCTTTCATGCTTCCATTTAATTTTCCAAATAGATATTAAATTTTTAAGGGCAGGGTAATGATAACGGTTATTATCTTTATTATTTATTACTTTTAATACGTATGAATAATCCTTTGTCATATTGATCTGTTTCTTCTTGTGTTATCCCATTGTACCTTTTTAGAAGAGCCTAGCATTCTATACTTAGATACTTTGTCATTAAACGAGTTCCTAGTTTGATTAATCTGAGTTTGCCCGTTGTTTGTTTCTTGATTTGTTGTCATTACTTATTTAACTATTTTTATTTTATTATTGTGGAGAATATCGGAGTCGAACCGATGACCTCCTGCGTGCAAGGCAGGCGCTCTAGCCAGCTGAGCTAATTCCCCATTTGTGGAGGTGGTGGGATTCGAACCCACGTCCAATAAGTATTCATAAAAACATTTCTTACAGCTTAGGATAAGTTTCTTTAAACTTCCAAAATCAAATTTTGATATCCCATGGCCACAAAATCATAAAGGCTCTATTGGTTGTAATGTTTAGGGTACATTACTAAACCACAATCTGCTTCCTTTTACATCTTAGTTATTTACAAGCATACTAATAACATGATGAGCATTACTTACCTACTTAGGCAGCCATTGCTAACTCAGCGTTGTCGGCTAAGATTGATGTAGGTCATCACCCGGTGCTGTAGTTTTTATTTCAATCAGATTGTCAAAAACCGTTCACCCCCAATAATTCAATGAACTTTATTATATATTATACATAACTTTTGGATGTAGGTGGAATGCTCTTTTTAATTCTTCATAACCTTTCTTCGATCCAAATCTATTACCTGATCCTATGTGCCATGTTATTTTTTCTTTCTTATCATAATCACGATATTCTTTAAAGTCATATATAGTAAAAGGTGTACCATCTTCAGTTTGCATTTCCCATTCATTTTGGGTTATCTCTTCAGGGTCTAGATCAGTGTACATTACTATACCGCATACTTTTTCTATATCTTCTTGTGCAGCTACAAAATCATGGTTATGGAAAGTAAGGTTTTCGGCCAAACTTGAATCTTCTAATCTATTCATCTTATCTTTATGTTTAGTATATTATAATAATAACAAACTTTCTCTCTTTCTGAAAGATTAGTATGGCATTTCTATATTTTTATTTTCATCTGCTTTAAACTTTGCTACGAGTTTTCTACATATGACTTTTAACTCTGTGGAGAATTCACCTTTATCAATAATCCAATCAATATACCTACCATCCATTTCAACAACTTCTTTGAACGGTTTGCCTTTATTCTTTCCAAAATTAAATACGATTGTTCTCTTTCCATTAATTTCATCAAATTTTAACTTACCTCCTAAATCAACCTGATCAGCTCTACGAGTATTTACTACCTTATCAATTTCTTCGGCAGTTTGTGGCATATCATATACTTCTCTTTGTTTTTGAAATATTTCCATTGTAGCTCTGACATCAGCCTCAGCCCTATGTGCACCTTCTAAATCTTTACCTGTAAATTTTTTATAAGTATTTGTTAGATCTCTTTTTTCATAGTTACTGTATATAAGGAATGGATCCATTACAGCTCTACCTCTATGGTTAAATACAATACCACATCTCATGAATTCCTCACATAAGAAAGGAACATCAAAGAATAAGGCATTATACCCTCCTAAGTCACTATCACCAATAAAGTCATTGATTTCAGATGCTATCATTTCAAAGGTTGGTTTATCCTTTAGCATCTCTAAAGATATGCCGTGCTTTTCTTCAGCCTCGGCTCTCATTTCTACATTTCCTGGATTTACTAATTGATTGTAAGTTTCAATCTCATTACCATCAAAATCTGTTTTAATCATACAGATCTCAATTATGCGGTCAGCTGTTGTGCTGATTCCTGTGGTTTCTAAATCAAACCAAACTATATTTTTCTTCATACTATTCTATTTTAACTTTAACTGTTATAAATATTATATAGCTAAAGTAAAGGTTAGTTTAAGAAATTATAATTTATTGTTTAAGTTTCACTACAATATTTGAAGATGCTATTCCAGTAGTTATAGCCATTGGTAAACCATCAATTTTACCGCTCAATTTACGAATTGCATTACTTAAGGCTGCATTACCACCAGTAGTACCTGATTTTGCACCACCTTTATCAGTAGCAGATTTTTTAAATATTTTATCCATAACACTATCTCCACCAGCAGCTGGCTCAGACATCATATCTCTAATATCTTCTACTGCTTTTGCTAAAGCACGATATGCTGACTTATCGTCGGATAGCGCAGATGCACTATTAAATAAATTACCAAATCCTATTGCTTTGTCAATATCTATTTTATTAATTGAATCTGCTATTTTAGAAATACCATCAGCTGCTTTATCCAATTGGCCCTTTTCAGCAACATCACCTAGAGTAACTATAAAGGAACTAAAATCTTCTAATTGAGAAGACATAAATGGATTAGTTTCATAAAGATCACTAAATGCAGTTCCTATAGAAGTTAATAATTTACCAACAGATGTGGCAACAGCTTCTGGTTGAAAATCACCACTGAATGCTTTAAGACCTGCTGCTATGTCTGTTAGCGCATCACCTGCACCATCAACAGCTTGAATACCTTTTTGAATTTTATTTTCATCCCAGCTAAAAAACATAAACGAATTAGTTTCTTCATTTTCAGCTCCACCGATTTTAGCAAAAGCAGCTCCAACTAAACCTAAAGTTATTCCAATTTTTCCAGCAACGTCTTCTACATTATCTATACCAGAAAACGTAGATAGCGCATTTGCAATTTTTTCTAATTCAGTACCTGCACCTTGTACTGATTGTATACCTTCTTGTACTTTATTCTTTTTGATTCCTAATAGGCTTCCCCAAAAACCACCTGCTTTAACATTACCTTGATCAGCAACGGCTGCAAAAGCCTCTTGTACAAAACCAACTGATTTAGATATAGCAGCACCAACTTTGTCAAAATCTACTTTAGATTCAACTAATGTTTGAAATGCAGTTAAACCTTCAGCTATGCCAGTTAATGCAGATCCTGCACCTTGGACTGCGTCTAATCCTTCTGCAACCTTATTCTTCTTAATTCCAAATAAGGATCCAAAGAAACCACCTGCATCAACATTACCTTCTTCAGCAACAGCTGCAAATGCTCTTTGCACAAATCCAACTGTTGTAGATATAGCTTCACCTAATACAGTAAAGTCAACTTTAGAATCTACTAGTTTTTGAAATTCAGTTAAACCTTGGGCTATGCTAGTTAAAGCTTTACCTGCACCCATCACAGAATTAATACCTTTCTTAGTGGCGTTAGGACTGAATGCGTTTCCAAATACAGCTCCAAATAGACCTGTTGGGGTTGCAGCTTCGCCACCAGCTGCTGCGAATGCACCTGTTACACCTGTCAATACAGTTGTTAGCTGTAAACTATCATCTGCAGTCCAATCTAATTTTTGATAATCCTTTAAACCAATAGATAACCTAGTTAATGCTAAACCGGCTGCACCAAACCCTATTGCTGCTGCTGTCATTGCACCTGCATCAATAGTACCTGTTATAGCACCACCAATACTTTTAAAGAATCCTCCAATACCACCACCTTTAGGAGGTCCTAAAAACGCTGTCTTTACACCAGCTAATGTAGTTGTTAAGTTAAGAGCATCTTTTTGAGTAAAGTCAACATCCTTCATTGCCTGTAAACCTGGGCCTAATGCTTGTAATGCTAAACCTACTGCACCAAATGCAATTGCACCTGCACCAATAAATATTGATCCTACACCAGCAACCCCAAATACAACAGCTAATGCAGATAATACACCAGCCTGAGCAGCAACACTTTTTAAGGTAACTCCTTCTGTTGCTTTAGCAAATGGAGTATATCCTAAACCAAAGACAAGAAGACCAAGTCCCATTACAGCAATTGCAATCGATCCTAATGTAATAGTTAATGGAATTCCAGTCATTAAACCTGCTTCATATGCTCCAAGTAAAGCGAATACAACACCAAATCCTAATATTACAGCTACTTGCATACCAATGTCTGCAAACTTAACACCGCTTGTAGCTTTAGCAAATGGAGTATATGCTAATCCAAAAACAAGCAGCCCAACTCCCATTACGGCTAAAGCTATAGATCCTTTTACTACTTCAGTAAATACTAAACCTAATATTGCTACTGCTATTCCTAATCCTATTAATACTCCTGCTTGTATGGCTATATCTTCAAGTGTTGGTGCTGTCATTGCAATTAAACCAGCATAGGCTGCATATCCTAAACCAAATATTGCTAAACCAATTCCCATCATTGCTAAAGCAACAGATCCTTTTCTAACTTGTTTATCAACTACACCTAATAGAGCCACAGCACCACCTATTAAAAGTATGGATCCAGCCATAGTCATCAATAATGGTAAACCGCCTTGCATAACAAAATAAGATACTAAGGCAAAAAGTGCTAAGCCTGCTGCAAACTTAACTAATCCCATACCCATATCGGCCATAGCTCCTGCACCACCTTTAATTTGTTTCTCTGCCATTCCTAATAAAAGAAATAGTGGAGTTACTAATATTGTGGTTAAATATAAAATTGGTATACCTATTGCCCCAATAAGTAATAGAGGTGTGGCTAATGCTAAACCTTTAGCAAATTTAAATATTGCACCACCCATCATATCTAAAGCTGATATACCTTCCTGGACTTTTTTAGTATCTGTATCAGCTAGCTTTGTAAAAGTTCTTTCAATAAAGTCAACAAACTTGTCTACACCTTTTTTAGGTACAATTGCCCAGAGTAACATACCCATTGCAGTTTTAATAGATCCTATACCTAAGGCTTTTAGATCTGCCATTTTACCACCACCGCCACCAGCGGCAGCACCACCACCTTTTTCAGGTTTTTGAGATACTGCTGACAATAACTTCTTTCGGTGTGAACGAGTAAAAAGAAAATTAGTTAAACTTTTACTTGACTTTTCATCTATTCCTCTAGTATTTGCTTCTATTTGTTGAAGCAATAGAGTTTGAGTTTGTAATTCATTTATAATGGCCATTGATCCACCACCATCGTTACCACCAGTAGATACTGCAATTAACATATCTAACTTTTCATTGGTTTCACTAGCGGCAGCCTCTATTTTCTTTAGAGGGTCCATTAAATTTGCTAAGGTTACGGCAGCCATTCAGAATTTTATTTTATAATTTAGGCATTTTCATCGAAGGCATCTTAGGAGTTTTATAACCACTCATATTTTTAGTTGCCTGAGATTTCATCCCATCCATATTGTATTTATCTTGAGTGTCTTTAGTATTTTGTTGTTCTTGCTTATTTCGCTCTTTCAACAAATCATTATAGATTTCCAAAGTAAATTCATATTCATAGAAAGGCAGCAAATCCAACTCAGATGGTTGGAGATGCAACTTTTCTAATAATAAAACTCTAACTTTATAAAAGTTCAGAAGAGATATCTGAAATAATGAAGAGAGCCTTGATACCGCCGGGAAACGTGAGCGGAACGGTGACCTCCTCACCGCAGCTTTTACATGGGAATACCATTTCAGGTTTAACACCAACTTTCATATCTTCAGCTAATCTATATACAATTGTATATTTTGTAGCATCCCAACCTTGAAAGGATGTAATCTTTGCAAAAATATCTTTTTCAGTCCATCCTCGCCATTCTCTCTGTAGATAAGGCAAGATAGCTAATGTAGATTTATCCCAGCTTTGGTTTTTCTCCTCCCTATCTCTGATATAATCAGTTATAGCTCTCATAACACCGATAGTAGGTGGAGCCATTTTAATTTCACCATAACTTTTAGTAGTTATCGTATAACATTTATCAGCTGGATCATAATATTTTTCAATTGTATCTATAACATTATTAAATTGCAAATTCTCTGTTCTTAATTCAATAGATTCTTGTGATTTACATTCTGATGTCTTGCATGATTTTTTTCCAACTGGCATCATTAATGTTTGTTCACCAGTTTTAAAGGTTAATTCTCTAATTGCTAGAATTAAATAAATTCTATCTTCTTCTAAAATATCTTTATAAGATCCTCTTTGACTACCGTACATAATTCTTGTACAAGATAAAACTAAATTGTTTAACCCATCATCAACTTCTTTTAAGTTATTTTCATCAACAGTAGAGAATGCTCTAACTTCAGCAACCTTTGCCGATCTGATGTGAATTTCAAAATCATCTCTATAAAATTTACCTTTTGATGGAAACTCATTTAAATTTAATGGTGTGTAACCAACCAATGAATTTAATCTTTTTATTTCAGGATCATCTGGTGAAGTATGGTCCAATTGCCTGCTAACATCAACCTTTCCTAATTCTTTAATTATTTCTTTAGGAGTTTCTGTTGCTTCAACTGTAATACCTTCAGCCTGTGCAAATTCCTTTTTAATATTTTCTTCGTGCTCTTTTGACATTTTTAATTATTTTTTATTAATTGTTTTTCAATTGTATTTTCATTAACAATATGTTCTACTATTAGTTGTCTAACATACCTTGATATTGCAACAGGCTTAATTCTGCTTTCCATTGATCTTTGTATAATTATCGCATTTAGACTTTCTTCATCCTCAGGCGTTAATAAGACTTGTAATTTTTTAGTTAGTCTTTTTCTTTGTGGAATAAGTTCTTGTACAGTTTCATTAAAACCATACTTAGGATTATCAGATTTAAATTTATTAATCCAATACTCTACTCTTTTTAATACATCACTTAAAGATTCGTCATTATCGAAGATTTCCATAACTTCTCTTTCAAAAGCTTTAGTTCCAAAGTCTTTAACTGCTCTTTTAATGTATTTTCCTGTCCCAAAGTTATTAGGGTTGTCATTTACTGAATATCCTACATAAACTTTGTTAGTTTTTTGTTGTTGTAATTTATAGATTATCATTTTTCTATATTATATATTTTATATTATATATTAGAGAGAAGGCAAAAAAACTGGGAATAGTTAATATTCCCAGTTTAATATTTAAAAGTTATGCTCCTACGTTCTCCTCAACCCAGTGATCACAACGATAAGTCATTGTTAATTCAGCTGCATCTTGTGTTTCATAGCTTAATTCATCTACAAAATCAGGTTGTCCTGTTGGGAATACATCTTTAAATGTAATCTTTCTGAAGATATCTCCTGCTCTATTATATTGAACTACGATCATACTTCCTACGTAATCTTTCTTTAATCCCATTTCACCAGTTAATGGATCATAAATGATATTATTCCAGTTACGGAAAGTATTATAGATATAGTTTTCATTAGCTTCATTCAAGTTAAGACTGAAGTTAAGTGTTAAATCAACAAACGTTTGGCCTGGCATTCCTGCATAGGATCTATCAGCAAACTTATATTTTTGATTTATAGCATCAATTGATGGATTTAAGTTATTTAATCCTCCTATTGATTTTACTTGCTCTAAGATTAAACCCGTATCATCCCCTAATGGTGAAAATACAGTCACCTCAAATAGGTTAGGCTGAATAGGTTCGTACCTTTGGCTACTGGCCCTTGATTGGGTATAATGTGGTAGTGGCATATTTAATTTGTTTTTTTATATATTCGTCTTCTTTACCTTCTTATTGGAAGTTTCCAGTACTAATTGCACCAGTTCTTAAAATAGTTGTTCTCTGTACAAGAATTTCCATTCCTCTTACTGGTTCAATATATGTATCTAGGATACCTACATTCTGGTCAATTACTTCTGGTGTATTGTTTGTTTCATCCATTATATTTCTATAATCGTAAACACCATCATCATTTTGAACAGTTGATAAGAAGTTATCAGCTAATGTTTTAATTTCTAATCTCGTTTGAGCTGTATTAAATTCAAATAAGTAGTTTTTAAGAATTGCTTCAACACCATCTTGGATGTAAATTACAACCTCTCTAACGTTAATTGAACTTAAAGCAGATTTTGGAACCTGTTGAGCAGTTTTATTTGCAAATATAGTTGGTCCTGTTCCACTTTGGAATACAATCGGATTAATTCCGAATGGCTCTAAGTAATAGCGGTCTTCTTGATCTAGATTTAATTCTAAACCTACAACCCCATTACCACCTATAACTCCACGTCTTACACCAGCCACGATTGACCACGGTAATGCGTTTTCATATTTAAGTATATAGTTGTTAGATACATTTGCTGCAGGTGGTACACTTATAGTCTTACCTAGATCTCTAACGCTTAAGAATGGATAATAATATCCTCCCCAAGATCCACCACTTGTAGCGGCAGGTAATGAGAACCTAATAGTTGGATTTAATGCAAGATTTCCACCTTCCGCGATAAACTTAGAGGATAAACCACCAGTTGCATCAGTAAAGCTTGGATTAGTATTTTTCTTGAAGTCTTTAGCAGATGGAGCATTAACAATTGCAAATGCATTTTTTCTACCCATACATAAATTTGTATAAACAGCTTTACAGTTTGCTTCAATTCCATTTCCATAAGTATCTACTACATAACGGAAGTTAATTGTTTCTCTATCTGTTAAAGCTTTATATAAATTAGTTCCACCTAATATTGGAGATAAACAATAATTTTGTCTACTGTTTGTTCCATCAGGTACATGTTTAGTTGAATCTAATGCAAATCCAGGTAATTCAAATATGTTAAGGTAATCTACCCAAGAATCAATTGGATAATAAACCTCTACAGTTTTTAAAGCTCCTATTGAAGTTGTACTTATTTCAGATTGACATGTTACTTTAACACCTTTTACACCTGCAGGTAAACCAGATAAAATTGGATATTCTGATGCAGTTAATCCACCTTCTACAATATTAATTCTTGTTAACCTTGAATGTGGTATAGTAACAGATCCTTCAAAATGTACTAAATAATTTCCTACAACGATATCAGCAATTTCTGGTGAATTATCTGCTATAAGTATTTCATTCGGTTTTAATGTTGGTTCATTTAAAGTATCACCTACAATATCTACAGTAAGGTTAAGAGCACCTTTTAGTGTTTGTACACCTAAGGTATTCACTGGCCATAATGTAGTACCATCTGATTTAAGGAATTGTCCTAAAGCATCGATTGTAAATTCACTATGTGGTGTTAATGTAGAAAATGAATCTTGCTCATAAGGGGTTATTCTAACCGATGGTAAGAAATAATCCGAATCAGAGATTGCAATTGTATTTGCAGTTGTAGTCGGTCCACCTGTATGAATAAATCCATACTCTATAGCATTCATTACCAAGAATGAAGTAAAAGTACCTAATGAATCTTTATAAACTGCTTCATCACCATCGGTTAAAGTACCGTTAGCAAATTGTGCTTGTAATGTTGATCCATAACCACCAATAATTCCAGCAACTGGATTAGCTTGCGAAAATTCATCTGCTACAAAATCCAAATCTGCTTCATTAATATAAGTATAACTTGCAGCAGCGCCTGTTGGGAAGTTAGCCACAACCGGAGTTCCTACATCTGATAATAATACTGTTACAGTACTACCTACAACTTGCACCGAAGTTACTGGTACATATTCATTTGCTATAGGATCTAATATAAATGATCCTACTATACTTGGTGTATTTGCAGTCATTTTAGAAAATGCAGTCCATATTGCATCTTTAGTAGCATTAGTATTTACAATTTGTATTTGTATACCTCCTGCACTTGGTACAGCTGTTGTAATTGTACTTGTTGAATTAGTTACAACAGTTCCTAGTTCAATATTTCTTGCATAAGATAAATCAGAAACAATTGATCCTCCGTAAGATAAGAAGTTAACATCATCTTGGATTGAAGTAGCTTGAGTATATTCAATATTGTGTCCTATCATATCAATTCCTCCAGGTACACCATCTATTAATGTATCACCGTCAAATAAATCTTCGTTTACAGTAACAAATAATCCAGTAGTTGCAGTATCAGCATTAACAACTTTTTCAACGAAAAGGTTGTTACCTAATAGATCTACAAAGTCAGGAATTAAACATGCAGTATAAGTTGCTTGTAAAGTTACTTCAGTTTCATTAAAGAATTCTTGCATTAATGTATCTGTAGAATCAGTTGCAAACTTTTTTCTTTTTAATCCTTGTGTTGGGTCAAAATACTTTTGAAACAACGGATCAGAATTAAATCTTGAATAAGGAGTAACAGTACCAAAGTCTCCACCAAAGTTACCTTCTAATACAAAGATATCTACAAAGAAGTCAGATATTAAACTATCCTTATTTAAAAATCCTGGTACATTTGCAGCACCATACCATTCTTCAACAGTTACTTGATAAGGTAAAACATTTGTTGCAGCAGATTTTTTTGCTATTACTGATATAGGATTTTGTCCTAAGTTAGTAACATCCAATAAATCATTTACAGTTAATGAACTTAATTTAGTAGTATTAGCCCCAACGTTAGTTAAAAAATCATCAGTTGATGGGAACCAAAATTTATCTCTGTTATAAAATCTTTGATACTCATACGCAGCCCCTGCATTTGCTTGGGCTTCTGGTGTTGCTGAGGTAGCAAACCTAACGGCTTGTACTTTATCATCAGCATCTAAGTTAAGTAAATTTAAAGCAAGAATAGGTCCTCTTTCCAATGCTGATAAACAGCTTCTATGGAAAAATGAATCTTTTCTTTCTAAGTTTCGATCTATATCACCGTATACTTGCTTAAAGAAAGCCGTATCGGGAACAAAGACGGGTGTATTGAATGGGCCTGTCTTGGAAAACCCGACTACCAATCGAGTTTGATTTGCTGGAATACTTACGACTTGACTTTTGTCAAATTCAAATCTATATGTTCCTGCAGCCTTAAGAGAAGCGATTTTTGGATCTAGTGCCATCTTGTAATATATTTTTTTTGTTTATTAGTTTTTTTATATATCTACCAAGTAACTACTTTTTATACTAAGTCGTAGATATCGAAATTTAGATTCCCACCCTTTGAATCTTTTTCTAGAATTTGATCTATCTTATTTTGAATTAAGGGATCCATCACATCATAAATCTCTTCTACAAAATCTGAGAAATCTAATGTAGTAAAGAACTCAGAACTATTTATACAAGTCATAATCAAGTCATCATTACCTAATTGGCCTGCATATGACCCATTTGGGAGTTTGCCAAATGTAGAAGATTCTTTTACTGTATCTTTATCAAATATACCAATTTTATTTTGTGAAATATATTTTTTAAAATTTTGGCAAAAGATAGGTTTATTATCTTTTTTTACTTTAAGGCCAAATTGTTTTGTCTTGGCATCAACTCGGTGTTTAAATTTAACTACACTTTCTTCATCAAACTCATTCCTTTGTGGAAATACAGTTTCCATTCTTTTTATTAATTCTCCACCAAACATATTCCATTCTATAATTAATTTTACATTTTCTGAATAAAATAAATCAAATGCTAAAATATACAGTGTTTTTGCAAATTCTTCAATAGTGTGAGAATTACTTCGGAACCTTCCAATCTGTTTAATACCAAAAAAGTCAACAAAACTACCTGGTGTTGTTACTCCTTTCCAATCCTTTTCATCTAACATAGCTATTTGAAAAATGTTAATAACCGAATAGTCTCCACCAGTACCTTCTGCTATATCAACTGAAAATACCCAATAATTATAATCTTCTTCTATTTCATCTAAATTAAAATCAGGTTGCCATAGCATACTAGAGTAATCAATTTCGGCATCATCAAATTCTGGTATTTCCTTATGTGTAAATTCCACTTGATTTTCGGTAAGCTTTTGTAAACTAGCTGCACCTAATAATAATGAAGAACCTGCTATAAATTGATTTCCATATTGTCTGTTAAATGCCTCGTCACTTCCTAGGTTTGCAACCTCTTGTCGCATCCACGCATCATCACGCCCTGGTACATCCCACCAATCAACTCGGAATGGAATATATTCACTTAAACCTTTATCAGCAGCATTATATATGTCATAGAATTTATTAAAGCCATTAGGGGTACTTGTTATAATTACTTTAGAGTTTGCTGACGCAGATACTGTTGGATATACATTTTCATAAAAGGTATTTACAAAATTTGCAGGTATATGCGCAAACTCATCCATAAATAATAAATGAATAGTAAAACCAATAGCTGCTTTCTTTGTAGTTGTCTGGCCAATTATTCTACAACCATTATCAAACTTGGAATTAAATACATCCCATTTAAGAGTACCGGGCTTGATAAAGAACGGTAAGTGTTCTAATATAGTTTTACCTTTATCAATAATTTCTCTTGTTGTAGCACCCTTATTTGAAAGTATTAGCGAGTTTTTATCAAAATTAAATACTGAATACCAAGCAATAAAAATAGAAGAGCATATTGTTTTACCAACTTGTCTACTTGCTAAACATATATTAAATCTTTCTGCTTGAAACTGCCTTAGCATTTCTTCTTGATAAGGTCTTAAATTAATTGTTTGTAAACCTTCATCAGTCATTACAGTGCAATAAGTATTTGCAAAGTATACAATATCTTTTGCGCACTTTTTAATTTCTCGTATTTCTTCATCTGAGTAATTAAATACAATGTTACCTTTTCTTAAATTAGGATTGCCTTCATAGAAAGGTGTTGACTTTGGTTTATAACCTTCGTCAATTGCTAGCATCAATTGCTCCACCTTTTTACTCGTCCATGCGAAAGACTCAGCACCTTTCGATATCTTAAGTTCAAATCCTGCTGATTCTGCTTGTGGTTTAGCCATTATTTTTTATAGTACAGCAATTATCTGGTTAACATGAATAACTTCAAATTCAATATCATTTAAAGTTATCATTGTACCTTTGCCCATATTTTTTAATATAACATCACCAGTCTTTAAATCTTTAGTATTGCCTGAATTAATAACCTTTGCTTTACGATTATGCTTTTCTACAGGTACTATAATTCCTGATGCTGTTTTTGTTTCTTTTTGTTCGATTTCCTGAATTAACAGGTAATCATTCTTCATTTTCATTTCCATCGACATCTTGTATATCTTCTTCTTTAATTGTATCTTGTAAAGCTCTCATCAAATCTTTTGTACCTCTAGATTTAATACCACTTTGTTTATTGGATGTTGAACTTTCATTGTTATGATAAACATCTACATCACGAGATATCTTTTTTGCATTCTCTTCAATTGCTACCATATACATTGTTTGGCTTTTAATAATATCCAAAAGAGTTCTTTGTAAATCACTGAGTACCTCAAACATTCTCGGGGATACATCGCCTTCATGTATTGTCTCCATTAATAAGGTAATAGCAGTTTCGCTGTTTTGCATTTGTCTTATTAACATAGATAGTGCAGATTCATCTAATTGAGCCTTAGCTCTAATGTATTCATGTTCTGCAATTATCTCTTCACTCAAATAAAAAGTTAATAAGCTATTCATTACCTTTTCGGCTTTGTTTTTAGCTTTATTTAATTGGAGTGCTTGTCCACTCTCAACTCTAACTGGCTGTAGTTCTTCGCTATTATTATTTAATCCTTCCACTTCATCGGGAAGATCATTTAATAAATCGCCTAAACTATCACGAAATTTTCCTTTCGATGATTCTTTCATTATACTTTAAATTTATAATATATATTCCAAGTTATCTTGGGTTAGAAACTGTTGGCAGCAATAATTCTGGTGAAGCATTATCTAATAATAAAGCTAAATGAGAATCTTTTACTACATATTGACTTAAAATTAATTCTTGTAATTCTTCTTCTATCGGTTCACTCCAAATCCTAATGTTTGTTAGATCAGTTTCACAACCTAATAATTTCCAAGTATAATCATTATCTATAGAAATAGCTGGTACGGTTTGCGTATTTATATAAATGCTTTTTAAATCTGCTGTCTTATCAGGATTTATAGCTCCAGTTAATTCAGGAGTATTATATAAAAATAAAGATAATTGCTTTGCTAAATTATTTAAATTAATAACAGCAGCATACCATTCACCCTTTAAGAAACTGATTGATGATTTAGATATATCATATTTATAATAAGTATCATTGAATTTAATTATAAACCAATTTGCAGTATAAGTTAATTGTACATATGAAGTTGGTGTTGCAGTATCAGTATCATATTGTATAAAAGTATTACTAACTTCTTTATTAAGTTTTGCTGTATTGGTTATTATACTATCAATGTATGGGGTATCTAATGTAATTGTATTAGTTGCTACATCTGCTGATTTTACAAGTTGAATTCCATTATAAGAAGTTGTTCCTCTTATAGCAATCCAGTCTCCAGCCAATATAGCATCAGATCCTAAAGGTAAACCTGCTGTAGTTATCATAGGATTGCCAGAATTATTACTTACTTGTGTTATTAATACATTCTTGCCTATAGGTTTTTTGTATGTAGGCCTAAACCAAAATGTAAATGCCCTATTATCAGTTGCAGACCATCCAGAATTATATCTATATTTAACACCAACTGCTTTATTAATTAAAGTACCTAATGCATAATGATATTTAGAAATGATTGTCCATTGATTGTAAACATTCTCTTCTGTAATAGTCATCTTTTTGTTTAAAGCTCTTCTTACATAATCATTTGCTTGTGCACCTATAGTGTTATATTCATTAGGCTTTCTTACATCTTTAAATTCATTTTCTCGCTCAACTCTGAATTTATCTTCTACATTAGAAACTAATGCTTCAGTAGAAGCCTCTGCTGCTAAACCTAAAGTAGTATCTTCATACCCTACGTTTGTTCTTTGTTGATAAGTAACTAAACTTACTCTCCAATAAGCACCAGTATACATAAAATCATCAGCTTCTGCCATTGCATCAATTTCATACATCCTATTCATAAATTGTTTAAAATATAAATAGTCTCTCATCTGAGGTTTTGCGCCAATACCAAATGCTGCTTCAAATGCAGACTTTACAATATGAATTTCAAACTGAACAGGAAAATCCATCATTAATGGATTAAAGTTTATATCTCTAGTAGGCAATTCATTATCAGGAACCATAATTTTAATTTCAGCCTCCTTAATAACATCAAATAAAGAATATTCTTTTAGGATAACATCTCTACTTCTTTGATCTGCTTTGGTCTTGTAATAATCTACGCATATTCCAAATAAATTATTTGTCATTGCTGATAATTGAGTATACATTTGTCCAGCTCTAGAAATATCATAAGGATTCCACCCATCACCACAACAATCAAATGCTAAATTTAAAGCACCTGAACATCCATCTACACCACCACAATCTATTTGAGGTATTTTGCATATAACGCCACCATCGGTTACAATTTCTAATGCAATAGAATTAAAAGTTAAAGTACAATCCCCAACCTGTGTATACCTATATTGAATCCAAAATTTATTAGCTGGATTTAACACGAGTGTTTGCAAATTAACATCTGTTAATGTAGTCCAATCAGAATATGTTACACCATCTATTCCCCACCTAAAATCTTTGTTATAATAACAATCAGTAGTTTCTCCTGTTATAGAATCAGTAAATCCTAATACTTCAGTTACATTTTCATAAGGGGTTTTAAGACTAACTAATAACTGATCGCCATTAGCATCTGTACTTGATCCTGTTATTGCCATTTTATGAATTTATTTGTTGATCTTGCTTCTTTTCTGCTTTCTTTGCCCATATTTTATCAGCAGAAGCTAACCCTAAACCACCAATACATATTGCTGCAACAGCATTTACAAGAGTTGGTTCGACTGGGTGCTCAGTATAAAGATTAATAAACAATGCTCCACATAAAGATAAACCTGCAGTGATACCAATAAATCTTTTTGAAGACGGTGTACCTTTTTCATCTCGTAAAAGACCGCTTATCCAATTAATTATCTTTTTCATATACAAACATATTTTGTTTATATATTCATGTTCTAATACGGTGTATAGTCAGTCTTAACTAAGAGTACCGGATCATCTTCTTCTATTTTAGGATCAACCGATGTTATAATGTCAAACGCATCAAAAACTTGAGCTTCATCCATTTCGGAAAGTATATCAAATAAAGTTGTAGCCTTTATATAAAAATAGGATGACCTTTCTAAGTATTTATTTTTCATTATCCCAACATCCATAAATCTCTTATTAAAAGTATCCAACTGTTCGCGTGATAAAATCTGAGTCAAATCAAAAGTGCCTTCAATAATATTAAAATGAAAACTTACGATTTCTCTACCGCCGTCTACTTTTATTAATCTTGAGAATACCTTTTCATTAGATATCTTAAATGTTATTTTAGAAAGATTAGGCAACCTATTAATAATAGATTGTAAAAAGAAAATAGAATTAGGTTTAAAATTAGGATTAGGTAATAAATCTTGATCTAATGTTTTCTTTAATTCGGCCTTTAAAAATGTAGAAGTTTGTATTGCCTTTTGAAATTGATCCAAAGATACTATAAATTCTGCATCTTTATTAGATTCATTTCGGCATTCTTTTTTTACTTTAGATATAATAAGACCATCAACATAATCATTTTTATATAAAGTAAACGCAATATGCGTAGGTATTTCTAATTCAAAGTGGTTATCAATTAACATCATTGCTCATCTGTTTTTCTAATACGTTTATTGCATTTTTAATTTCAGATGGCTGGTGCTTCATTGCTTCTTTAAAATCACGTTCACCTATTTCATTAATCTTTAGATACATTTCTAAAGCCGCAGGATTAGGATCCCATTTTTTTATTTTTTTAGAGGCTTTGGTTTTAGTATAAATAAAACCAGGTACTCTATTAAATTTTGATGCAACCATTCTCCATGCTTCCGCTTGTCCTACTGGATCAATCTTCAGTGCATTAAACATATTTGCTTGTATAGGAAATTTAATACTCATAAATCTATTAGTCATAAATGAATTCTTAGATTTATCGTATCCTTTTAATTTTTCCCATTGTTGATCTCGACCAAACAAGACCTTTATGTAATCAAATAATTTCATTACCTTTTATTATTTATATGACTTGTGAATAGGTTTGTTTTCTATTATTAGAAAATTTTACCCTTTGTTGTTTTATTTGTTATAAATGACATATCATTAGAATCATCGCTATCGCCTTTAAAGAATGTTGCTTTAAAAGCAGAGTTATCATCACCATCATATTTAGTTCCTGCAACTAATTTTTTCATTGTAGAAACATTAGGTAATGATAATTCATTTATGTTTATATGAGATTCTACAGATTTAAACATTTCATCTAGTATACCTTCTGGGATAGTATGAGAACTAAGAACCATTAGATTAACATTTGATTTTAGATTTGCTATAATTTGCTCTCTACTCATATGCTTAGCTTTCATATGTCTAATAAGTATATTAGCTAAATCTGTAATATAACCGTTGTCATAAAGATACATATGGGATAATGATCCGTGTTTATCTTTAAATTCTTGAATGATTGCACCTGCTTTGGCTTCGCTAATACCGTACCTTCTAGATGAACCATTCTTAGGTGCTGATATGTACCAATATGCAGGAGGTACGTTATCACCAGAATCACCTGTTAAAACCTTTCTGAAACGGAAATCCTCAGGGTCTACTTCTATAACAGAAACTTTCTTTTTAGAAATAATAGACGAAAGTAATTTTTTGGATTGTGATTCTGGTGATGATGATGTTTTAAGTACATCGAATAAATCAGTTGAAGTTTCTGTTTCTTCGGATGTGAGCCATTCAGAAAATCCTTGATATGTATATAATTTTTTATGAGCTGGTGAAAATAATATTGTATGTGTATTATTGTTAGGGCTCTTATTAACTAATTGAACCAAATCCTTATCACCAGTAAACATAATAACAGATTTGTCATTAGCTAGAGATTCTGTATTCCATGCATACATTAAATCATCTCCTTCTGCTCCGTTTACTTTAGAGTAAATAACACCTTGTTTAATTAGTAATTGAGTAAATTCTTCTGTTACTTTAGAAAAGTTTGCCCAGTTTATTGATGTATCTTGTTTACGATTACCTTTATATTCTGCATCTGGGTAAAAATCTTTTCTCCATGATCTTGAATCTATAGTCCATACTACTTTATCTATTAGTCCTTCGAATAATCTAATCTGATATGCAAAATCTGTTGCAAGCTTTCTCATAAAGACAATAGCATCTTCATCAGTACCTAGCATTTCTGATTTTTTAGATTTTCTTGGTAAAACATAAAGAGTTCTAAAAAGAAAATAATTACCGTCTATTACGAATGTATGCCTTCCTGTTTTTCTCATATTATTGTATTTAATATAATAATAACAAATTTTAGTTATTACTGAAAGTAGTTTTTAATGTTTTTTCTTCGCATTCTTCTTTAGTTAGTTTTTCTTGTCTAAGATGGTAATACCTACTAACTGCTGCTCCTAATTGATAATGATTAGGGTACTTTTTAATTAATTTTTCTAAGAATTGTGCTCTCATACTCCGTTTAATATTGATTGCAGTTCATAAATACAAGCAAGCATTGATACTGCAGGATCGATTACTTGTTGTCTTTGTGATTGATATTTTGCTACTGTTATAATAACTTGTGGAATAAATTGAATATATGATTCCCTTTCTTGTTGTATAAATTCAACAAACTCAGCTCCTAAAGAAGAAAGAACATCATCAGATCTATTTGCATAATTAGATAGCATATATTGATAATTTTTTACAGGATCTTCTCCATCTATAACAAGATCATAGATATCTTTATATACTGAACTAAATTGCTTTATATCATCAACAGTTATTTTATCCTTTCCTTGAGATTGAAAACCTTGTAACTGATTTAGCATATTCCTTAAATCTGGAAATTTTCTTTTTACTAATTCAACAGCAGCATGCTTATCAATATCAATACCTTCTTCTTTACATATTTTAAGAATCCTCATAATGTAACTTTTCATTATTTCAGTTTCTTCTTCTTTAGAAAAATCAAAATCAATCATTTCAAATCTAGATTGAATTGGATCTGGTACTTTATTAATATAATTACAGGTTGCTACAAATCTTGCATTAGTTGCAAACTGATCCATTGTAGCTCTTAATGCTTTAAAGAATTGGTCAGATACACCATCAATCTCATCAAGTATAATTACTTTTAATTTTCCTGGTTCATCCATTATAGAACGATTAGCACAGAAGTCTGTTATTCTATTTCTTACAATATCAACTGATGTATCAGTAGAAGCATTAATATAAAGATAAGGGTGCTTAAAATGTTTAACTAATACTTTAGCAGCTGAGGTTTTTCCAGTACCTGGGCTACCGTGTAATAATAAATGTTGATAAACCCCTTTACTTAATTTCTCGCCTACTCTTTTAGGCGTTATTAAATCTTCTAATGCTTTTGGTCGATATTTCTCCGTAAGCAAAATGTTTTGTATGTTCCGCATGAATTTATTGAATTTGTTTATTTTTATATGTAAAAAAATAAGATTGTTTACACATGGAATAAATATTAAAATAAGGTTAATTGTGCAAAGAAGAAGAACTATTAGAAAGGTTATACAAGAACCGCAGGCAGTCGAACACAAAACTAACATACAAAGAAGGAGTAGCACTAGAACAATTGTAAGAACTACTAATAATCAAGCAATTAGAGCAAATGTTTCTAAGAATATGCAATTAAGGAATTCAGCAATACCTGAACAAACTTCTGTAAAATATTCTACTGTACCTAAATTATTTCCTGGTGAAACTATTTATATTATTGGAGGAGGGCCTTCATTAAGAAATTTTAATTTTAGACAATTAATAGGTCGCAAAACTATTGCAATTAATAAATCAATAATTTATCACTGGGATGCTGATGTTGTTTATTGGACTGATGGTAGGTTTTATACTTGGTATAAAAATGAAGTAGATAATTATAAAGGTTTAAAGTTTGCCTTAAAACCAGGGAGTCAATATACTAATGATATTAAAATATTAGTAAAAGGGAAGCCTTATGGTTTGGAAGAAGATCCGCAAAGATTAGCCCATGGATTTAATAGTGGTTATGCTGCAATTAATTTAGCATATCATTTAGGCGCAAGTCGAATTATCCTATTAGGGTTTGATATGGCTAATGATGGCAAAGAAACGCATTTTCATGATGGCTATCCAACCAGAGGGGCAGGTGACAAAATTTACACTGAAAAGTTTTTACCAGGGTTTAAGCAATTAAATTCAGAAATAAAAAATAAAGGTATAGAAATATACAATGCATCACCTCATAGTAGGTTAAAGGTATTTCCTAAAATTACAATAGAACAGGCATTAAGCTTTAGATGATCTTTTAGCATAGGTCATAAACTCCCTCTGTTCCTTTTTAAGGAGGTGTTTACAGTGTTTAGTAAACCTAACAGATGTATCTATAATTCTACCATCTACACTTCCGTTCCGTGAGTTGTGGGCTTTAGAACATTTACTACAAACAAAATTTTCTACTTTCTTAGAATCCATTCTAGATTTAATAGGAACTTTGCATATTCCACAATTCCATGCAATAAGATCTGCATCTTTTTCTAATTCTTTAAGAGTAGTAAAGGTTTCTCTAAAAGGATTCCATATAGCCTTATTAACATTCTTTTCATGACCATTCATATCCTCTACTTTAAATATAACTTCAAAGGCTTGGGTATCAGAATCTAACCATTTCATATGACGGTTGTTTAGAAGCAATTTTTGCTTCAAAGGCGGCAGGTTTTCTAGAAGAATACCATACCGCCTTTTATACCATCCAAAGTTTATTTTACGAACTTTATACATAGAGTTTTAATTTAACAGTTACAACATGTGTGTTCACAAGTTGTCCCACAGTTACATTCTTTACAATCGCATTTCATATTAATAATTATTTTTACAGGTTTGATCTTAATCTTGCAAATTTATCAGATACAGATTCTGCTACATATTCAAAAGATTCTGGTAATGCAGTTAATTTCTTTTTAGCTTCAGCTTCCTTTTTCTTAAGCTCAGCAATGTCTTCTTTACTATCTTCAATTGCCTTTTGTAACTTTTGAACTTTTTCCTCAGAACCTCTACCAGTTTTTAGATCTCTTTGAGCCTGTTCTAACTCTTTGGTAGCTTTATTCATTGTAGTTCTCTCAGCTTCTATATTATCATTAAAAGATTTAATATCAGCTTCTAATTTTGCAGATGGATCATCTTTCGGTGTCTTTTTCTTGAGTTCAGTAATATCATCAGCTAGTCCTTTAAATACTTCATCGTTACCTTCAAGCTTAGCTTTTTTCTGCTGTGCTAATTTAAATTTAATCTCTGCTTGTAATTTAGCCGTTTCATCATCACCGTCCTTTACAGCATCATATGCAATTTTAGCTTTACCGATTTCATCTAACACTGCGTCTTTAGCAATCTTAGCTTTTTCTTTATCTTCTGTTCCATCTTTTCCTGTTTTAGCAGGTTTTTCTGTTGTAGTAGGAGCAGGCTTAGTCTCTTCTTTTTTCGCAGCAGTAGATTCAAAATCTTTTATACCACCAGCTAATTTAGTTGCCTTTTTATTTAACTCTGTTTGTCTTACTTTTAATTGTTTAGCTTCTTCACCAGTTGCAGACTTAAGTATAGTTTTATTAGCGGCAACAGCAGCCTTTGTTTTTGCAAGAGATGAAACCTTTTTTAATATAGGTGATGTAGCTAAATCATCCATTCTATCACTCACACCTTTAGCAGTATCTTTAAGAGCATCATTCTTTGCAGCATTAGCTTTTGTTAATACAGCATTCTTATCTGGATCCTTTATTGTTGATTTTTGTTTCTTTTTCTCAAAATTAACATCATTAAGAGCAACTGCTACTTTAGCTTTCACTAGCTTTTTAGCATTATTCCTAATCTTTACGTATTTAATAGGACTTTTTAGTACATCCATTATTCCTTCATTTAAAAATTCAGAATATGTTTTTAATTTTGCCATGATCTATTATTGTTTTTAATTGTTTTATATATTTGAGCTATAAGAACAAAAAAGCCACTCCGAAGAGTGGCTTTCTATATAAAATATTACAATGGGATCTATTAGATAATAGAAATTCCACCTTCTAATACGAAGTTCATTGTGTAATACATTAATTCAGGATTGAATCCAGCGTCTACTAAAGCGAATCTAGATTTAACCGCGATTTTAGGAGCCATAGTTCCTTCTGCGATTGTTTCTACTGATTCAGCCATTAAGTAAGGCATAAATACTAGTCCAGGAGAATTACCATCACCTTTTCTTCCTACACAAATTGTATAGTCATTAAAAGCTCTGTTAGGATCTACATAAACTGTTACCCCAGCAATTGCACCGATTGGATATAAAGATCCACCAGCTTGGTTAACTGTATTAGATAACGGGTATGCTACGAAACCAGCTACAGATTGAAGAGCAGTTGCCATTTCTCCACCTGTTACTGCAAACGTTGCAGGTCCTCTTCTTCCTCTAGTAGCAATTAAGTTACTTGCAGCAAGAATTTTAGTATAGATTCTACGTTGTAATGTACCTGGAGTGTTTCCACCACCTGATATATTAATTCCTAATGCAGGAGCAGGTACAGTTTGAATTGCACCACCACCACCACCGGTTCCAACATTGTCAGGACCTAGGCCGATAGTTGCTACAGCAGGAGCTAATCCAGTTTGGTTAAACGTAGTTGATAAGTTGGTACCATTTACGGCAGCAGCATTAACAGCATTAGTTACACCATTTCTGAAGATTCTATCTAAGATATATCTGTTGATAGATTGAGTTAACTCATTTACCAATACAGCCTCAACTTGAGCGACAGCATCAATTCCGAATTGCTTCAGATCTTGAACTTGTTCTCTAGTTACAGCAGCAGCTACTTGGAAAGTATCAGCGGCAATAGACTTATTGAATAAAGTTAATCCCATTATGTTATCAACAGTAGATTCACCTACACCTCTTAAATAAGGATCAGTACCATTAACAGACTGATTAGTGAATTGTGGTCCACCAACAGCAGGTCCTGGGTTATTAGCAGGTTGGAATGCATTACCAGAGAAACCACTAATGTGATCTTCTAAAGCAGATACGTAACTTAAGTTAGCAGTTGCACCGAATGCACCAGCAGCTAAAAGTCCAGCAGCTCCAACAACAGGAGATGCACCAGCAGCTAATACTAAGAACGGTGAAGTTCCAGCAACAGCAGAGTTAGCATAGAAGTTAATACCATTAGAGATTGCAGAATAAATTGCTTCTCCAGCGTTTTCACCACCTTGGGTATAGTTATTAAATAGTCCAGGAAAACCTGTAGCTAAAAGAGCACCGTTATAGGCTCTTACTCTAAAGATTTGTAAACCGTCTATTCTTGATCTTCCTACGTAAGTTAATTCGTAAGATCCAGCAGCATTAGCAGCTAAAGCAGCAGCAGATGCAGCATAGATTACATCATTCACAGCAAAACCATCAGCAGTTGCAGTTACACCTACAGTAGGTATAGCAGAAACTTTGATTAGTAATGGAGATCCGATTACGTCAGGTGCACCAGCGCCAGCGCCAGGTCCTACAGCTCCAGCAGCAGTAGATGAAGCAGGTGCTCCATTATCTCTACCTCCACCGTATACAAAGTCTAGGTAAGTTAATACTCCCATAGGGCCTTGCATTGGTACAACAGGTACTAAGTCTAAACCTACAGTCTGAGCTGCTACTTGCATTGCAAGTGGTAACAAAGAAAAAGGTCTGTCACCAGATCCAGTTGCTTGTGCTGGGAAAGCATTCATTGATCCAGGGTTTCCTGGTAATGTTGCGTTGCCCATACTTTGAACATTCATGTTCGGGTTAAGGTGTACAGTATTGTAAACACTCTCATTAAGGTTATGGTAATGGCAATACTTAGACATCCAAGATAACTTAGATTTTTCAGTAATTCCAGTACTTTCCTCAATAACAGGTCCCCAAGTCTTTTGAACCTCAGCCTCATTGATTAATTGATTTGCGTACATATTAAATTTTTATTTTCGCATTTTGTGGAATATTATTAGTATTCCGTTTTTAATCGCCTAAGTCCTTTTCTTCTTGACTATTCGATTATATTGTTTAGATTAAATGATTATCTATTTAATCTGAATTTCATTTTTTGAATTAAATCTGTTTGAAAGCTTTCATTTAATAATGGCTCAGTTTTAGTTTGAGCAGCTTCAGCAGCAGTTTTACTTTCGTTAATTGATTCTAAATTCATTTGAGTATCTCTAAGATCTCTTGTTTGCCAGAAGTTATTAATTCCGTATTGATTACCTACGGGGTGAAACCTTGCTTCTGATATAATTTGTTCTTTTCTATTCTCAGAAAGATTATCCCATTTAGAACGGAATTTTTCTGGCATATCATCAATAAAGTTAATTTCCTTTCTTTCAGTTATAAAACATGAATCCCAAATGTTTTCAGCTTGTATAGTTGACATAATAGAATCTTTATTCATTGATTCAACTATTAAACTTTTCTTATCTTCTTCTAAAGAATCAAATTGATTCTTTTTAGATTCTGATAAAAAATTCATAAAGTGCATTTCAGTAATTGATTTAGCTTCTGCCTTAGAAATTAAGTTTGATAACTTTTCACTTATTGCATCTTTATAAGATACTTTTTCTTTAGCCTCAACTGATTCATTTATTGATTCCTCAATTTTAGGCTCAGATGATACAGATACAGTTTCTTCATTAATTACTTCTCCATTTACAGTATTTGCATTTTCAGCAATATACTCAGAGTATTTAATAGACTTAGTTAAATTTTCACCAAGATATTCTGAATAAGCAATATTCTTATCTAATGTTTCAGCAACATATTCTGAATAGTCAATTCCTTTTTCTAGTTTTTCTCCTAAATAATTAGAATACTCAATTCCTTTATCTGCCTGTTCAGCAACGTGCTCAGTATATTGAATAGAACTATCTAGTTCTTCTCCTAGATAAGAAGCGTAATTTTTAATTTTATCTACATTCTCTGCAATATAATCAGAATGAGATATACTTTTGTCAAGATTTTCTGATAAGTATTCAGTATAATCAGTTACCTGATTTACTTTCTCTGCAATATGCTCACTATATGTAACTAGTTTTTGTAATAGTTCATCATTGTTCGAATTAGCAGATTCCTTAACACTGTCTAAAGTATCTTTAATGTATTCAGTGTACTTGTTGAAATCCTCAACGGTTACAAAATTTCCTGATGTATTTTCCATTGTTAAATCTGTTTTATTTGTTTTATTTATTTCATCTTCAGTTTCTGCCATTTCATAAATATATAAACCTTCAGAATTTTCAATTCCATAAGATTCATTTACTCTAGCTAATTCAGCATTTTCAAATCCAGGATCTGCAACTAAATCATAAGTAAAGAATTTTTTAATTTTAACCTTTCCTTGTTCATCAACAGTTCCAGCCGCTCTACTTGAAATATGTAATGGAATACCATCTTCTATTAATGCTTGAGCTTCTTTTCCTTTTGAAGTATTTAGTAATCTGATTCTTCCTAATACTTGTTTCTTATCACTATCATAATTTAAATCTTCAATGACGTGTGATACATTTGATAAACTAATGTCAAAATCCTTAGGGTGATCTAACTCACCTAAAAGTTTGTTTGTTTTAACCTTTTCTTTTAGTTCATTAATATGAGGAAGAACTTCAGCTTCTTCATATATTCTATTGTTTTTATTCTTTACTCCAATCTCAGTAAATACTCCTTCAAGGACAACAGAGCCATCGGCATCTTTTGTCATACTTAAATTAGACTTAGATCTTTCTAGAATTAAAAGTTTCTTATTTGACATCTTTCTAGTTATTATTTGTTTTATATATTATAACTCTTATTAGTTTTTATAAATCTGCTAATGGATCATCATCTATACCATCAGATTTTTCCTCAGGCTTAAAATCATCCTTATTAGCACCTAATAAGATCTTTTCTATATCTTCTTCTTTATATCCTGCTGTTGCAAGTTCTTCACGTTCTTTAGCTCGAGCATTTGCTTTAATATCATCACGAGTAAATCCACCGTATCTCTTAATTAAGAATCCTAAATCAAAGTATGGTATTTCTTCCATCTCAGCAGTCATTGTACTTAATTGAGTTTTTAAGTTACCAATAAAATCAACACGTTTTGTTTGCAATTCCATTTCTTTCATTTCCTCAAACACATTGTCTTTCATAAAGTTTAATCCTAAACCTGCCTTAAACGCAATATCATTTTTTAATTCTGGATGATTAAGACACATTTGAAGATATACTGGTTTAACTAATATTTCTTGCCATATTGATCTTAACCTTGAAATAAACCTACCAAACTTAATTTCATCTCTTAGCATTCCACTACCTTCCATATCATATGTATTACCACCTTCTCTATCAAATCTAGAAAATGGAATTTTAGAAGCTAATTGTAATTTATCAGAAAAGTATTTTAAAGATTCAGTATCACCTAAATCAGGACCGTCACCACCAATGGTTTGTATCTCAGGTGATTCACCATCCTTAGACGGTAACCAATATTCCTTATTAAACGGCATCATTGGCTTTCCATTGGTTTGAATCTCACCACTCTCAAAGTTAAAGTCTACAACCTCACGATATGAGTTCATTAATGTTGCCAGAGATTGTTTTGCTCTGGTTTTTGATTTACCACCAACTGGGATTGTAAATTGTGTTTTAAATGAAGCATTAGATACAGCCCAGATAATTCTACTATGTTCCATTATTCTTAAAAGATTAAAAGATCTTATTAATCTTTCCACGTAAGATATTCTCATTGGAGAATTAACTTGTGAATATGAAATATAAATTATTTGAGAATCCCATAGTGTTCTTTCCTTTGCGCCTTCACCTTTATATTGAATCCAAACTTTTTTACCATCATCAGTATCAATACCTGGCATTAATGATATAGGATCTAATTCTTTAAAACCAATAATTTCAGTTTGCTTATCATTATAAACTATTTCAAATGCAAGATAACCATCAATCATCCATTTTCTAAAATAATTCCACGGAGCAACCGAATCATTAAACCCAAAGTAATTATATATGTTATTATATACATCTGCAATTTCTTCTTCAATCGATTCTCCAATATGACCATTAAAATCAGCATATGCCATATAATTAGATTCATCAAATACAATAGCCTCATCGGTAATTACATCTAAGATTTCTTCTATTTCATCTTGTACAGCAAAAGTTCTAAGTTGATCACGTTTTCTAACATAGTCTTGATCAAAAAACGCAATGTTTTTCTTCATGTTAGTATCAGTCAATGATAGTGCAGCAAATGCGCCATACATATCATCACCATCAGATCCCATTGGATTAAACGAATAACCCATTTGATTTTCAGTAAAACCTACTGCTCTCGAATTACGAATAATCATATCATCGTAAGCCATTCCTAAATTAGAAAGATCTTTAAGAAGCTTTCGTACTGGGTTCCCTGTACTTAAAGGACCTCTTCTATCTGTAAAACCTGCCATATTCTTATTTTTTATTATTTTATATATTCTTGTAGTATAATGATTGTGCTTGATTTATATTTCCTCCAAAGAATTGATTCTCATTATTCACACCACCTACATACCAATCTTCATATCCTAGGACATAAGGATTTTTCATTTTCTTTATTATATACTGTCTAGTGCAATAAGTTAAGTTATATTTCTTACCAAATGCTTGCTTTACAAAGTCCCACCTAAATGCGGTTATTGGTTTTTGCTGTTCAGGATTGCCTAATGCACTACCTTTAGTTAAGCCTTTTATTTGGCTACCTAATGATACGGTAAGTTCTGTTAAAAATGGTATTCTTGCTTCATAAGGCATGTAATGTAAATTAATACCTAATTGATGACCATTATCAGATTCTCCTAAACCTATAACTAATGGTTTAGTATCATAAAATAATTCATCTTTAGTATAATAATTAAAACAATACATTTTACCAGGATTTAAAACACCATCGCTTTTTGCGCTAATCCTAGGTATATCAATCTGTGATTGTTTAGATGCACGACTTCTACCTTTATTTTCAGTAAGGTAAAGATCTAAATCTTCTGTAAATGATCCTATTAAAGCCATTAAAATAATTTTGAGTCTTCCGTTAATAACATTACTTTACAATTTCTTTCTCTTGCCATTTTGTTTAATGCATTTTGTTTGCATAAATTTCTTACATACGATTCGTAAGCATATTTAAAATTTTTTAATGCCTTTGCAGTTTTTCTCTTTGGTTCCTTAGGTTTTTGTAATTGTGCCTTAGGTTTTATTTCTACTACATATTCTTCTGTCTTGTCTCCCTTTTTCATTTTAAAGAAAAAATCTGGATAATACTTATGAAATTTATTATCTAACAAATTAAAATAAGGTATAGAGAAAGGTTCAGATATCCAGTATATCACATCCATATTATGATCACACCAATAACAAAACTTTCTTTCCCAGCTGCTTCTATATATAATTGGTCCTTCTCCTCTATACTTCTGAGGGTATTTAGGTTTATAATAACCTTGTTTAAATCCAGACTTTGAAGTAGGTTTTACCTTTTTAATGCTCATAGGCAATTAACTATATTGTATAAATACCTTCGCTATCAGCGCTACCATTAATTGAAACAGTGCCATAATATTTCTTTGGGTGTAATTTATTCCAGCCTTTTGCAAATCCTCTTTTTGCTATTTCAGTAAAATAAGCAAATGCATTAGTACTTTTTTCTGGATTAAAATTCCTCCAATATCTATAAAGATCCATATAAGCATAAGCAATACAATCTTGCCTATCTTCTGGATTTCTATATGTTAATTTTCGTGAACACTTATCTGCTAATAACATTAGGAATTCTAAAGCCTTTGGTGTTAACTCGTCTAACTCTTTCGATAAAACGATTTGATCTAATAGATCTCTATTGTTTAAATAATTTCTTTTCCTTGCCATTAACTTTGTTTTATTTATTATTATATACAAGAAAGGACCGATTGTTTAATCAATCGGTCCTCTAATATTATTAGTAGATGTAAAGCTATATTTAAATCTTAACTTCTAAATCGCCTTTTGGCATTATTATACTTTTTCCATTCTTAGGAACAATTACACTTAACATATCCTCATCACCTAGAGAAGCATATTCTTCAGCTGAGACTAATACTTCTTGTCTCTTTTTAAGACCTTGACCTTCCTTTTTAACCGATGCTTCTACGAAACCGTCATTTAAATAGTCGTCTTTAGTTTTTTTTTCAGAGATATAAGAATTAGCTAATTCTTTTTCCTTACCTATTAATTCTTCAGCTAATAAAGTTAATGCTTCTGTTAATTCTTCCGTTTCACCTAACTTTTTAATAGCAGCTTCAACTTCAGATTTCTTTTCTTCTAAAAAAGAAATAGAATCAGTAAGATCTTTTCTTTTACTTTCTTCAATTGCTTTTTCATTATTCTCTGCGAGTAATCTTTCAGAAAGAATTGGTGAAATATCAAAATTAATAAATTCCTTTACTATATCAACAGTTTCTGTTGCAGTATTAATTTTTATCATTTCATTTAATTTCATTCCAGGATTTACTTTATTAATGTAAATACCTTCACTTACTCCAATCATTGTTAAAAATACATCTAAAAATTCTTGATTTTGAACAGTTGTGAATTCATCTAATTCAGCAATCATATCTACAGATTCAAAGAATTTGCAAATTTTATCATTTTGCCATTGATTTCTATATCCTGAGAAGTTAGTTGCCAATAGAGATTCTTTTAATTCGATTATACTTACATTTGATAAATCAATTTTACCCATATGTAATGTTCCTTCGGTAATATTATATTCTAATGATTTTCCATTTTCACCGTGTAAAGAAAGTATGTCGCCATTTCTTGAGAACATTTTTAATCCTTCAGATACATCGAAGAATCTTGGATCCGTTACAGTTGTTTCAGTAATGTCTTTACCGTCATAATTGTAATTCTTGCCATGTAATTGGAAAGTTAATCCATTTTCAGATTCTAATATAGGAGAAAGAACTTTTACAAGTTTTCCACTTGAAGTAGATGCAACCTTTTGATCTTCAGCATTCATTTCATTTATGATTGCTTTAGTATCCATTGACCATGGGTGCTTTGCAGCAACTACAGAAAATTTAGATTTTACATCTGATTCATTTAGTAAAGAAGTTAAATCAGAATTTAATGACTCCATTAAATTACCTTTTTGATTTCCTGTTCTTTCAATTGATTCACTAATTCTAAAATACCATTTAGAATTGTTATATGATTCCATTATAAACTCTCTTAATTCAGAAATTGGATTTAACCAAGTACTCTGTGATAATTTAGTATATAAGTTTCTTGCAATTTTAAACTTAAGGTCTGGACTAACTGAATTTTCTAATTCTTCACTAATCTTAGAAAGATCAGCATTTTTAAGTTTCATTGGAAATGCAGTTAATGCTTCTTCCAAAATAGTTAAAGATTCTTTAACAGAATACGAAACTCTGGAATTGTCATTATCCATTGCCTTTAGTCCATTAATGCTATCCACAACGTTTTCGTATAGGTCTGTTAATGTAAATTTCATTTTGTTATGATTTTTTTGATTATTATTTTCAGTGTATATATCGGATTGATCTGGCATGCTTTCATGATACTTTGCAATACCACTCATTGCCATCTGTTGTGGAATACCCATTCCAACTAAAATAGCTAATACTTGTTGGTCTGTCATTGAAGCACTATGTTCAATTTTATCGCCTTTGTCGCCATCTGACATTTTACCACTTTGGCTAAACAATACATGAATTATATCAATTAATTGCTGCTTAGGGTTATTGAGATAAAGGGCATTTGTATTTACGCCAGGCTGGGCATCAATTGCGCCATCTGCATAAACTTGAGTTTGTCCTTCGTTAGTTGTGTTTTCCATATTACACTATTTGATTTGTTTTATATATTATAAGTCTCTTTGATTAATTGTTTGTCACTTTCCGAATCCATCATCTACACTTCCTAAGCCTGATTCATCTACTTTTGGTTCTGCTTTTGCATTTCTAAAATTTAAACTTTCTAATGATTCAGGGATTATTGGGGCTGATGTTATGGATGATTCCATATAAGCGCCACCTGTCTGTATAGAATCTGGGTTAATGTATCCTTTATTACTCATACTACCTGTAGGCTGTGCTTTTAATAAACTTTCATTTGTTATTTCAAATTTCTGGAATATTCCTCCAAAGAATATGCCTAATTCATTATTAGAACCTGATCTTAACATACCTACACCTTGTGCATTAGGATTAGCTTTAATTGCAGATTTTGTCATAAGACTTATTTCTGGCACCAATGTACCACCTTCAAACACTGGCATAAAAGAAGCTACTTCAATAGGAAATGTTACACTCCATTCTTTCTTATCATTTAATTGAAATTCAAATAATCTATTTTGAGCATAATCTTCTGGGACTGCAAATGTTCCTGCGACCCTCATCATTCCTAAATCAATCTGAAACAATGTATTTTTATAAAGCTTACTCATTAAAGATTCAGTAACTTTTAACATTTCCAAATTAGAAGAGCATACTACAGTACAATCAAAAGACATGTTTAGTGGCAGGAAATTTGTCTCTAAAGAAAAAGTTTTTAAAATTCCTTCCCATTCTTGTACAAATTCACTTCTAGCAAACTTATTTGTTTGATTACCCGAATCTATGGATATACCAGTTAACTGTATTATACCTCTTGGAACAACTTCATAATCACCTATAGCTTTACCTTTAGCTTCTGCATCATACAAGAAGTTATCCATTAAAAATCTACCGTCTCCTGTTATTGAATAAAAGAAAGGTACTGGTATTTTCTTTAAAGTATCCTCATCTATTTGATTATAATAATAGACTTTATCTTTTAATTCTGCTAGAAGAGCTACTATAATATAGCGCAATATAGTATTATCTTTATTAAATTCTTGATTATATGCTGACATTAGTCATTTTTAATTTTTATTGTATTATATTTATCCAATAGTTTCAATTGTAAATTCACTAAAGCCTGCATCTTTTGTAATTTCTAACTTTTTATCAAAATATTCACTAGGTAATACTGTGTGATTAATAACAAAGGTGTTAAGTCCGATATCTTGTATAGTATCATGTAAGATATTAATTATATGATATACACCATCAGAATCAATCGAAGAAAAGATTTCATCTAAGAATAAAATATTTAGTGAAGGAAATCTAACTTTAATCATTTTCATTAAAGCCATAATAATTACAAAGTCTACTTTTTTCTTTTCTCCTGTGCTTAATGTCTTTGCACTGATTTCGGTTCCTAAGTGATGGAGTGTACAATAAAACTTTTCATTAAATCTAATACCAAAAGGAATTCCCATTTCTCTACCCATTAATAATATATGATTATTAAATGAAGGAAGTATAGATCTTACTGCTAAATTTTTAATACCATCTTCACCCATTAAGTTTTCAAGTATAGTTAAATAAAAATCATCAGCTTCACTTTTTAACTTACCAGAAGATTTTTCAGTTTTACGAATTTTAAAATCCTTTACTAATTGCTTTAGGTTAGTTGATGAATCTGATTCATCCTTTTCAGATAATTCAATTAATTTAGATTTAAGGTTCTCCATCTGTGTTTCTAATTGACCAGCCTTTACATGAATTGTTCTACCTTTGGTTCTTAGATCATTTAATTTAGTTTCAGCTTCTTCATATTCAGCTTTAGCCAAAGTATACTTTTCACTTAATGTTATTAATGATTCTTCTTTTTCTTTTTTAATATCTAAATGAAAATCAGAAGTAAGTGGAGCCGTACATGTAGGGCATGTGGAATTTTCAAATAACTTTAAATCATTTTGAATATTTCTAATGTCATTACCTACTGAAGAATATTCTTTTGATTTAGTTCTAGATTCATTGTCTAATTCTTCTAATTTTGTTTTTGTATTTTGAGTAAATGTATTTAATTTTTTTCTATTTTCATTTAATGCAATTAAATCTAATTTTAATTTCTTAACTTTAGATGCATCTTTCTCTGCTGTTAATAATTCTATTTGCTCTATCTTATCATAAACAGATCCGATTGATTCATTAAGAGTTCTTATTTCATCTTCATAAGTTCTTATTTCTTCTACAATACCTTTACGCTTTTCCTTGACTGCCTCGGCCATTTCATTAATAACTGAAAAACCAAATATCTTATCTATAATTCTTTTCTTGTCATAAGGAGACATTGTAATAAAAGATTTAAAATCATTAACCGATAAAATAATTACATTCTTAAAAACATGATATGGTATTTCATAAATTTCTGTTTCTAAAAATTCTTGCAAATTTACCTTTCCTGCAACATCATATTCTGATCCATTAATCTTAACATTAAAAACACCAGGATTAATTCCTCTTTCAATTTCAATTTTATTACCTTTTGATTCTAACCATATTCTTCCATAAAGCTCACCATTAACTCGGTTAGGTAAGTCTTTTAATGTTGAACCTTCTACTTTACCATAACACATATATGTTATAACTTTTGCCAATGTACTTTTACCTGCACCATTACCACCTAGTACTAAATATAAGTTACTCTTGTCTTCTTCAAAATCTATAACTTGCAATCTATTTCCATAACTTGCAAAATTCTTAAACTCTACTTTTTTAATCTTCATAGTTAGGAGATAATGTTCTTTTATATAATTCTTGTACTGATACCTTTAACCTTTCCTTTAAATCATCATCATAATCTAAAGAATTAATATGCTCGGCTGCTATATTCATTAAATTTAATTCACCGTTAAAATCTGACATTTCACCATCTTCCCTATCATAAGGATTTTCTTCATCATAAATTCTTGGTTCTAATTTTCTAGCTAAACCGTCAAGGTAATCCATAAACATATTAATATTATACTTTCCTAAAACATTTGAAGGAATAAAGATATCTACAAAATTATTTTTAATTTCTTTTTCAATATCTTCCATTCTCATTTCTAATATTTCATTAATATAATACCTAAGAAATACTGGACTTAATTTATTTTCAAAAAATGTATGATTACCACTTTCTAAATCTAATAAGTAAATTCCTTTTTGATTATCTCTATCTGATCTTGTCATCTGATAAGGATTTCCAACTAAAACAAAATTTTCTTTATCTTGTCTATAATGAATATGACCTGAGTAAACTCTTTTAAATCTTTTAAATATACCTACCTCATTACCACCGTCATGTAAATGTTTTGTACTAGGGCTGATCTGAACACCTCGAGTTTCAGTATGACAAAACATATAATCTATCTTATCTTTAATATTATCTAAAGTTTCTATTTCATGTTCATGGTTTCTTCTCCACGGCATTAATAAACAATTAGCATCTTTATACTTTAATATCTTAGGTTCTTTTAATACATTTACATTAGGTAAATATTTTAAACAATCAACCGATGATATTTCATTTGAGTTTTTTCTCATTATATCATGATTACCTACAATGATATGAATATCTGGAAATATTTCTCCAAGTTTTTCAAATACTCTAATTGCTAAATCTTGTGCAGCTAAATTAACACTCTGCCTATTATCAAAAACATCTCCTAGATGATAAAGAACATCACCTTCTTTATATTCTTTTTTTACTAAAGGTATGAAAAAATCAAAAAAGTAATCTTCAATAATCTGAAGCCACAAGACAGAATTTGACCTGCAGCCTAAATGAGAATCGGATACCATCCATATTCTTTTTGTCATATTAAAATAATTTTCTGATTTTTCTTTTTTCTAAAATATTGTATTTTTTATCTAACTCTTCGATTAATTCATCTTTAAATTTATTAGATAATGAATTATAAAACTTATTAGGGAATACATCAAAGTAATCAGAAAGAACACTAAATAAATCTATTCTAGTATATGATGTTCCAGTCTTTTCTATTATAAAAAAGAATACTTTATTAATTTGTACTTTATTCAATTTCTTTATTACACCGTCAGGTGTTGCTTCATTAAGATGTTCAAACTCACTACCTTTAATTAATCTATCAATTACTTCAAATAATGAATCATAATGTTGCTTATCATCAGGATCCATCCCATCTAACCATGAAGCTGAAACTGTAAAATTTATCTTTTGACCACCTAAGTCTTGCTCACCGTATGTATTATTAAAGATCTTATCTTTTTCTACAAACTTTGATTTTTTATCGTCTTCACCTTTAGATAAAGGTTTTTTCTTTTTTCCCCACATATTATTTTATATTTTTATGTTACCCTGATATATCATCAGTTTCCGTTAATCTCATATGTTCATAGTCAATGTTAAATCTACATCTTGAGCCCTTTCCTTGACCATCTCTAATTTTTAAAACCTTTAACCAATATTCACGTTCGGCGTGCATTACTGAATCTTGTATTAATGCATACATTACATCAGCAGTATGCGCAAGACCTGCAGATTCTGCAATGTTTTCCATTCTTACTTCAGTTGCATCCCATGCACCACGATTAATTTGAGTTGCAGATATTACTAACATATCTCTTTTAACTGCTAATGCTCTAAGATCTTCTGCAATCTGCTTAATCTTCATATAAGTATTTTCAGTATTAGGATTTCTATAATTTGCAAGAATATTAATATAATCTACAACTAATACATTTACTTTATGATCTGTTGATTCTTCTAAATCTTTTAAGTAAGATTCTATATCTGGTATAGTTCCTTGTGAAGTTGGATATTCTTTTACAAATAATTTACCAGGAGGTAATAAACCTCTTGATACTTTTTCCAACTTCCTTTTCATATAATCTCTATTACCTGAATGTTTATCATATTCACTCATTGGTACATGTAAAAGATTAGCTCCTATTCTTTTTAATACTTTTTGAGCTGACATCTCAGCTGTAATGAAAACTACGTTATGGCCCATCTTAACAAAATTAGCTGCGTCATTAGCTAACCATATAGATTTACCAATATTTTGTTCACCTGCATAAACGATTAAAGATTTTGTATCATAACCTCCACCTGATACTCTGTCTACGAAAGACCACCCAGTTTCTATTTTCTTTGATGTTCTTTGTATATGTGATTCAGGATTAAAGAAATCTAAACCAGTATCAGTATCAAAATTAATTGAACCATCAGTTGAAATCATTCCTATTGCACGCTGAACTACATCTTCTACATTTTCTGGTGATACATCTTGAGTTTTTACATATTCAATTGTTCTTACTAATTGTTTATCAAAATGTTTCCATTTAACCCATGCTTCACCAGTTCTCTTTAACCAATCCTGATCATATTCATTTATATTAATATCATAAATAGATTTTACAATATCCTGTGATATTTCATTAGGATCATCCTTAACTAAAGCTGACATCTGTTGTTTAGATGGGCTTTCGCCAAATTTTAAATAAAATGCTTTTGATAACTTTGCAATCTGATCTAAATCTCTATTAGCAAAAAACCCATTACCTGTCCCTTTCAGATAATGTGGTTTTGTTAAAAAATAGTTAAAGAAAATCTTTTCGTGATCTATACTTGATTTCATGTAGTTTTATTTTTATATGCTAAAAAACATAATTAGTTTTATTGGTATGGATTATAAATTACTTCATAAGTAGTATAAGCAGAATTTTGTAAAGATATTTCCAAAAACTTATGCTTTAATAATTCCTTTAAAAGAATATTACATTCTTCTTTAGATAAATTCCATCTTTTAGCCATTGAGATATCTGTAAATTTAATCTCTTTAGCAACTTTACCACAATAATCACGTATTAATTCAAAAAGTATATCTTCAGTATCAGGGTAATGTGGTAATGTTGTGTGATTTCCTAATACATACTTTACTTTAAGCTTTGCTGTATTAAGAGTTTTCGGTAACATCATCAACTGTTGTTTCTGTAATTATGTCTGATAATTCTTCTTGCTCTAATTCATCACCATAATTAAATTTAGCAACTACCTGAGGTTCTATTAATTTTAATACATCTTCAGTTAAAACCTGAGGGGTATATAATTGACTAAGATCTACTGCATCATTTAAGTGTTTAACACATATCTTACGAGCAGTAGGCGATGGTTGAAAATAAACTGTAATTTCTTTTTTATCTTTAGTAAACGAATGTTTTCTACAATCAGCTTTACCTGGATCTGGTAATTTATTAAAAGCACCTTCGGTAATAAATCTTCCTCTTTCAATACCACAGATATCCCATCCTATGTATTCTTCTAATCCTACATAAGGATTCATACCTTTATTAAAAGAAATATGAAATTTAATATTTGTTGGTTTTGCAAATCTATTTTTATTTGGTTTAGCAGTTACAATAATACCGGTTTGCTCAATACCTTCTTTAAGTTTAGCTTTACCTAAAAACAAAATAATTGATGCTGCATACTCTGGCCCAGTACCACCTCCACCAACTTGCCTTGAAAACAGATCTTGTGTTTGGTAAGTATGGTTTGTAAATAAGAATGGAATTTTACAAATTCCAAATTGAGTCATAATAATTCTAAAAGTAGATTTTAAAAGTTTAGCTCTTGTCATATCTGCTTTACTACTTCCAGTCTTTGCATCATCAATTTCTTTTTGAGTTGCAAGGTTACCAGCAGAATCTAAAACTACCATTATTTTTGGCAATGCAATACCCTTTTTCTTTTGTTCAATTAATACATCAGTAATTGCAGTTACTGAACTTCTAAATTCTTGAACTGTATTACATGGTTCATATCTAAATTTTGAAGCATCAATTCCAAACTTTTCTACTAAAGATTTGTCTACTGCATTTTCTGAATCATAAAATACAATACTATAACCTTGTTTTTGTGCTTGTTTAATTGCATTTAAAATAAGATATGTTTTTCCTGTACCAGAAGGTCCTGCTAATGCAACTGCTCTATTATTTGGATAACCTCCGAATAAAGATCCAGTTAGACATGCATTAAGATGATAATTCCCAGTAGGAATATAATGATCAATTTCTGAAATTGTTGATTTGTCTAAAGTCTCTCCGTATTCGGATATCTTTGACATTTCTTTATTTAAATCTGCGAATGAGAATTCTTTTGCCATGTTGTTTTCTATTTATTATTATATGTATTTTTTGCTTTTTGTTTACTTTAAAATAAACTCGTGGTATAAATAAGATTTCTATTAAATGCTTTAAATCCCATTGCTGTAACAACACGATTAATTGGATCTAGTATTGTTTTTTCAAATTGTCTATCATGATCAATTTCTGGTGCAAACTCATAAGGATAATCACCTGGTGCGAATGCAAAGACATCACAAGATTTATCTTTAGAAAAGTACATTTTACATTTTTCACCATTTCCTAAAGGTTGATACTTGCCTTTAGATGAAGAGTTGTTTAATAAATAATTATGATAACCTGCGGACCTTACACCAATTGGACATCTTGATCCAAATTCAAAAGCTTCATAATCATTAACAATATATTTTTGATAATTATTTACTTTTCTAGAAAAACAGATTTGGTCTACATTAGCTAATTTAAATTGCCTTTTAATATCTTTTAATAATGCAGCAAAAGCTTTCATATCTAATTTTTCCACAGAAAAAATGTATGTTAATAAATCTTTTAGTTTTTCTCTAGCAAATATTGGAGTTGAAGATTGAATAATTTCAAACCCTTTAGAACTAATTTTGGATAAATCTTCATAATGAATATCTGGATCTTTCCATACAATATTTTGCATGTACTTTTTCTTTGCTAACCATATTGCATTTTTAGCAATACTTTCTAATTCAAAAGATAAAAAGTTTTCTGAATTATTATCATCAGCATATCTTTGGAGAATTTTTTCTAAATAACCATTTACTCTACACTTATATAACTTTAAAATAAATTCCTTATCATCGCCATCAAAACCTTCTGATTTTGCAATGACTTCATCAAACTTAACATAAACTGAATCTGTATCAATATAAATACCTACTGGATTTTCAATTTTACCGGTAACAGTAATACCCATTTCTTTATGAGCAGCAATATCTTTATGCCAATACAATCTAAAATATCTATTTAATAATTCCTCGGTATAAAGAATAGCATCTTTACCTTGTAAAGTTATTGTTTCTGCAATGTCTATATTAAAGAAATAAAAGTAAGGATTACCAAATGCACCGTATATAGAATTAAGCATTAACTTAACGGCCTGTTCATAATTATAAAATTTACTAGCCTCTTTATTAATTTGTTGTAACTCAGTAGTTTCTGTCATATTATGTTAATTCACCTGAGGTTACTGCAAAGGCTTGATCAATTAGCAAAGTATCATTACCTTCAAAATATATTTGGGTTTTGCTTTCATCATATATACCTATTACAGGGTTAAAATACTCTGTGATGTATTGAATATAAGTATCTTGGTACCTAGTATCAAATTCTATAAATTCAATAGTTTCTTGACCATTCTTTTTACCTATACTTACCTTTAATCCGGTTTTACTTATGTATGCCATAATTTATTTTTTATTTTTATATGCTAAAAACTATAAAAAGTTTTAAGAAAAAGGCCTCCTGTTTCCTTAATTGGATAGGAGGCCTTTTGTTTAGATTAAGGATATTTAAAATTAATCCTCGTCAGTAATCGCAACTGCGACAGTTAAGTGAGTGTTGGTATCTAAAGATCTAAATACAACTTTATTATTACAAACTACCACTTTATAGTTTTCTTTATCTAAAAGGTTAATATATTTTTTGTAAATTACTACCTTTTGGTCTATTGCATTTTCACCTTCATACGAATGCGATAATGTTGCATCATATGAAAGTCCTTGCACGGCAATTCCTTTATCTGTTACTGTTAATGTAAATGTATCTTCTTCTCTTTCTAAATTAAATAGAGATTTCATTTTATCTACATGAGTTGTTAAAAGATCAAATTGAAATATACTTCCGTCAACACTAAATGCACGATCGGTTTCTTCTTTACTCATTTCCATAAAAGATAAAGATGGATCTGCACATGCTAAGTTAATTTGAAGATCTTCATTTTCTAAAGTAAAATCACTTGCCATTAATTCTCCATCAATCTCAGAGTATTTAATTTTACCTTGTACATCTCCATTAAAATGAGCTAATGCATCAATCACTTTAGTACCATTATAAAAACTAACTTTTACTGGATCAGTAATGTCAGTATCAAAGATATCTGATGTTGGTGTTGATACTAGTTTCACTGCGTCCCTTTCTGGGAAGTATACAGATGAAACGGTTCCTTCCTTTCCAATTTTCATAAAAATGAATTTATCAATCGGTAAAAGTTTTTTGACGAATGTACTTAATTCGTAACCGTCAATTTTTTTAATAGTTGCTTCCATTGAATTTATTATTTGTTTATTGTTATATGCATTAATTTAATTTAGTTTTAAAAAGTACTCTTAACTTTATACTTCTTTTTAGGTATTGCACCTAGCTCTTCCGTTACTAAGATTTTCTGACTTGTATTATCCTGCTTCATAAAAGTAAAGTTTGTCATTTTAGCTTTACCTTCACAGAATTTTTTAACTTCTACTGCCATATCCATTGCAGTTGTTGCTGGTACATTTTGAGCAATATGATTAACTTGCCTAGCATCTTTAATTCCAAAGTCTAATGGTAATCCCATTAAGTGTAACATTTCTCTAATGTTTAGATATCTGTTTTCTGTTGGGTGTACACCATTAAACATATTTCTACCAATAAGAGCAGAAAAGCTTTCATTAAAGAAATGCGGTGAAGCATCCCAATAACCTAAGCCTTGGCTTGTTTTATATTTCTGGTGTTCTAGCATATCACCAAATGATTTTGTTGATTTTTTATTAGAGAATCCTTGTTTATGATATTTTTTATCTAACCAATTAATACACTCATCTAAAAGATCATTCTTTTCTAAATATTGAGCAATCGTACCTTTACCAAATTTCTTAGCAAAATCAGCATGATTTAAACCTTCCTTTTCCAATACAAATTCATAAGGTTTATAATGATCAGTTACTTTACCTTCAACCATAAACATATCTTGTAGTGTTGCATCTTCTGGTACTTCTTTAAGATAATCTATAAGATGTTTCTTTTCTCTAAACTTCCATCCTAATAAAGGTACTGTTGGTGTATTCCAAAAGAAATAAAATGTTCTTATTCTTCTTTGTGGTATTCCATGTAGTTCAGTATTAGTTTTAATTAATGAAAAGCTATATCCATATTTTTCACCGATAGCTTTAAGATTATCAACAACACCTTGCCCCATTTTAGTAAAAAGACCTGGTGCATTTTCACCCCATAAGACTTTAGGTTTAACATTCTCCAAAACATACTCTGCTGAATTATACATCCATTGATTTTGGACCGCATCAGATCCTCTAGATGAGGCGCTACCACTAGCAGAATTTAACTGCGATAAACCTGCACAAGGACAAACAGAATTTACAAAATCTACCTGTTCGAATGTTTGATTAGGAATATCTAATTCTTCGTGATCTATTCTATACATAGGTACATCTGGCCAATAATCTTCTATATGGCTTTCATTAGCAGCAAAAGCTTCATAGCTTAAATGAAATGCTGGTAAATTACCTGTTGCTTTATTGCAACCTATTGCACTACCTCCGATTAACGGAATCATAGTACCCCACTTTAATTCTTTTTCTTTGTTCATATTTTTACTTTTTCAATTTCTAAATCTTCCATAAATGTTAATGGATTAATGGTGCCTTCTTTAACTTCATTTTTTAAATAGTCAATAGTTTCTTTTATCGTATCAACAATATCTTTCTTAGGATCCCATCCCATAGATTTTGCTTTAGATACATCTCCAAAAGAATATACAGCTTCGCCTGCAATTGCATCATAATGATCAAACGGTATACCGCTTACATCCATTTCATCAGCAATTAAGTTTTTAAGATCTAATAAGTTTGTCATTTTACCTGTTCCTAAATTAAATGTTTGATTTGCAGTATCTTTATTTTCCATACAGAGAATATGGAATGCATTAACATCAGCAACATTAATATAATCTCTTGATTTTTTATAATCACCAAACACTATAGGATTATGACCACCCATTATTCTTAGTATAAATCCAGCAAATACTGGAGGTACTGTTCTATGATAATCTTGCAAAGGTCCTGCTACATTAAAATATCTAAGTGCAGTATAATTTAAACCTTTAGTTCTTTGGTATGATTCTGCTAATAAAGCAAGACATGCCTTTGTTGTAGAATAAATTGTAGTAGGATCTGATTGTGTTTCATTATAACCTTCATCACCCATTTTACAATTTTCATATACTGCTGAAGTTTCACTAAAAATAATTCTTTTTACATTTGCTTTAACACAACCGTTCATTACATTAATACTTCCTAAGATATTGTTATCTACTGCTTCATAAGGATCTGCGTTGCAATCATATATAGAAACCCACCCTGCAAAATGATATACATAATCAGGTGCAAATTTTTCGATTACAGTTTCAACATATTGATTTCTAATATCTACTTTATTAAAATTTTTAATTTTATCATGGACTTTAGGTATATAAGTACCATTAGACATATTATCAACAACTGCAATACAGTCTGGGTTATGGCCCCTATTTAATAAATCATTAATAAAATTTGTACCAATAAAGCCGGCACCGCCTGTTACTAGGATTTTTGTTTCTGAATTATACATATTTTTATTTTGTTATTTTGTTATAAGCTTCCCAGATTTTATTATCTACATGTTCTCCAGTATAATAGGAATCTTTTAAGTATTTTTCTTGGAGATTATAAAAGAGCTTTTTATAATGATCTGGGTTTGCATTTAAAAACTCTACTTTCTTTTTTAAATCTTCTGGAGATTTGCATCTAATGAAATGACCATCAGGGAAGACATTAAATTCAGTATCGTAAGATGGATGTAAGAATGGTATAATACCATAGTGTAGCATTTCAGCATACTTAGAGGTTACCATTCCTTCTTTAATAGGTACACAGAAGGTATACTTAGTAGAAAGTAATTCATCTGTCATTGATTCAATTCTTTTTTCTCCTTTAAACCAATCTGGATATTTTTCTTTTAATTCATCATCCCACTTACCATAAATATCAGTCTTTATATCATTCTCTACAATATAATCTTTAACAGGATCCCATCGGTCCATTCCGCCTGTACCTTTTCCTTGATTTTGTAACATCATAAATGAGTTTGTCTTTTTCATTTCAAACAATTCATCGGTGTTATATCTAGTCTTATCTAAAAGAAAGACAGTTTCAATTCCTGAATATTCATAAGTAGATGTAATAGTTTTAACATCCCTTAATGGTGGTTGATAAAAATATTGTTCTTCTTTTGTAAAATTATTTTGAGCTAAGTAATATGTAGGCCTATTATTAATACCCCAATCTTTACAGGCTAATACATATCGGTTATCTACAAGCAAACCAACAATCGGTACTTTCTTTTCCAACTCATTCATCGCTTGAATTATCGGAGCCGCATAATATTTAAAAAAGTCTAATGATTTAACTTGACCATTGCCATCTTTCTTGTTAATATAATTAGGTATGTTAACTGTACTTGATGGTCCAGTATAAAAGAAAATAAAATCTAAATCTAATTCTTTTATAAATTTTACAGTTTCATCAGCAGATTTTCTGTTCTCCATTTTAGAATGAAACTCATGAATATTTGGTTCTGCTGCTAACTCTGCTACAACAGGATCTCCAAATAATGATTGAACTGCTGGTTTTTCCTTTGCTCTAACTCTACCTAAATCATTTGGACTTAATATCCAATATTCAATATTAGGATTTCTTTTTGCAATTGAATTTATCAGTTGCTTAGGTTCACAATCTCCACCGATTGCTCCCCAACTATTTTCATTAAACTTAATCGCTTTACCAAGTTTAAAGAAACCTACTCTTTTAACATTTTTCATTTAACACGTTTTAATTAAATCTTCTATTACTGCTTTATCAT